GGTATAATTATTTTGACGAATGTGATTTATTTTGGAAGGGTGGTTTGGGTGACATTACCAAAAAACTTTATTTGGAAAGTTTGGCGAATAATACTGTTTCTTTAATAAAACCACCATATACACAAGGAGAATCTGCATTACAAGTTGAATTAATTAACTTAAATGAAAAATGGTTAATTGATGGTAAAAATAGATTGGGTAGATTAAAAATTTATATCAATGGTAAAATATTTTATACTATTGAAAATTTTGAAGAGATAATACCCAGAGCCTTAAATACCGATAAAGAAAAACAAGTTGGCGTTCCATTTAATATTTCTTGGGGTGGTGGTACTCAAGGATTAAGAGAGAATTTAACGTTCTCATCAATGACACAACCAAATGGTCTTTACATTCAAGACCCAGAATGTTTCCCAAATAATGTTTTGAGTGGTACTACTTTAAGTGGATTAAATACAAATATATTAATTGAACAAAATTTTGCGGGTACATTTGAGGGTGGTATATCTCAATTTAGAATGTATGTTGAACCATTAACAGCTCCTGAAGTTAAACACAATTTTAATTTATTAAAAAATAAATTTAATATGTTTAATCCTGATTGCCCTGATTGCTCAACAATTGTTTGTGAGGTAAATGATTTAACGTATACAATTACAGAATTGTTACCTACACCAACACCTACTAATACTCCGACTAGAACACCAAAACCAACACCGTCACCAACTCCAACGAATACGGTGACTCCGACAATGACTGTTACACCATCAAGGTCTGGAAGACCAATAATGCCGACTAGAACACCAACTCCAACTCCAACACCAAGTAAAAGTAATTGTGTCTAATTTTGTTATTGTTAGTATTTATTTGAAATGTGAGTTTTAATAAATATGACAACAATAATAATTCAAAGTATTAATTATTCTGGAGAAAGTGCTAGTATTGTTTTTACACCACAAGGTAGTGGAATACCAATTAATTTGGGTATTCAAGTATTGCCTTATTTGTTTGAACCTGGTACATTAGTACCCCCATATGAAGTTTATGGTACTTATACTATTTTAGTTGAGAATGGGGATTGTCCATTGATACTTAATGTCCCAGCTCCAACCTCTACTCCAACACCAACCATAACACCAACTAGAACTCAAACACCTACGCCAACACCAACAGTTACACCAACTCCAAGTTTTGACCAATGTAAAGTTCCAACACCAACGCCAACACCAACTAATACTGCGACACCAACACCAACTATATCAGTAACACCAACGATTACTCCTTCGAGAAATCCTTGTGTTACACCATCTAAAACACCAGGTGCTACTAAAACACCAACTCCGACTCCGACTATAACACCAACGAATACTGTAACACCAACAGTAACACCAACAATAACTCCAACGGTGACACCAACAAAAACAAGTACACCAACTCCAACTAAAACAAGTACACCAACTCCAACACCATCACCTGGAGCTCCTGAGTCACCAAAGATTTATTGGGGTAAATTTAGTGGGGGAACTATAACAAGTGGAGATACAAGTTTATTAATTAGTGGTTATACAAGTAATCCAACAAATACTTATTGGAGTGTTCCAAGTGGTTTTGCTTATGGTTATATTTTAATACCAACTGGTTTAACACAACCAACTGAATTTAGAAATAGTGATGTTGGATGTACTGGTAATAATATACCATTTAATAATATAGGTGCGATAATTATAGTAGACGCTAATGGGTTTAGCATAACATATAACATTTACAGAACTTTCTTCCAAATCACTGATGGTTTTGATGTATGGTTATGTAATTAAAATTAAACGATAATGGGTTCTTTTAGTTTATCAGGTGGTGTTGAAGTTTTTGGTTTTATTTCTCCAAGTAATACTATGGATCAATATCCCGTTATTGACCCCTTATATGGTATTGATGGTTTAAGAAATGTTAATAATTTATCTGATTTAGATTTAATTCCAACACTTAGAAGAAGGGCTGGTATGCTTGTGGGTGTGAGTGGTGGAACAATTTATTATAAACTTAAAGATGTTCCTTGGAATAATACAATTAATGATTGGGAGTTATTTGAACTAGGCAGTAATTTTACTGGTGGTACTGTAACGGGGGCTACAATTTTCACTAATGGTGTAACCGCCAATACATTCTCAGCTACAACATATTTAGGTTTACCCTCTGACATTTATGTGTCAGGTTTCACCTATTTGGATAATACATTGACAATTGAAAGAAGTTCGGGAAATCCGAATTTGTTTGTTACGATAAATGATTTCACAGGTTTAACAATAAATGGTGATTTAAATGTTACTGGAAATACAATTGTAGATGGTATCACCGCTAATACAATATCAGCAACAACTTATCAAAATCTACCTATTGACCCTAATACATATATTACGGCATTTACATATAGTAGTAATACATTAACAATATTTGACAACTTTGGAAGTACTTTTGATGTTACAATTAACGACTTTACAGGGTTAACAATTAATGGTGATTTAAATGTCACTGGAAATACAATTGTTGATGGTATTACAGCTAATACTATTTCAGCATCAACATATCTTAATTTACCTATTGATGTATTTGTAACTGGTGGGACATTAAATAAAAATACAGATACTATTACATTTACGAATAATACTGGTGGTACATTTAATGTCACGGGAATAACTGATACTTTTGTAACTGGTGCTACTTTTAGTGGGACATCATTAACAATAAGTCAAAATGAAAATCAACCAGATATTGTTACTAATATACCAACAATTTCATTATCAGGAGCACTATCATCAGTAACATTTAATATTGTAACAACTGGTGGTATATCAGCGTCAACAATAAGTGCAACTACCTATCAAAATCTCCCAACCGATATTAGAGTCACTGGTGGAACATATTCCGCAGGTACTGCAACATTTACGAATAATACTGGTGGAACATTTAATGTTAGTGGATTTGTTACTGGAGATACTTTTGTTACAGGATTAACATTTAATAATTCAAATTATGATTTAACAATAACAAGAAATGATGGTGTTAGTTTTACTGATAGTTTATCAATATTAGCATCCGATTTAACTGTAACAGGCGGTACATATAATCCATCCACAGGTACAGCAACATTCACTAATAATAGTGGAGGAACATTTAATGTTACTGGATTCTTGACAGGATTTACTGATATATACGTAACTGGTGGGACTTATTCGGCAGGTACTGCAACATTCACAAATACTAGTGGTTCAACATTTGATGTTACAGGATTCTCAAAATATTTTGTAGCGACAACAGAACCAACAGGAACAACTATTAATTTAGGTGACAGATGGTTTAATCTAACGGATGGTGTTGAATTAGTTTATATTGATACTGGTGGTGGATTCCAATGGATTGAACCAAATCCTGGTGGTGAATTTGTATTCCCATATTTAGCTTTGAGCGGAGGTACTGTAAGTGGTGCAACCACATTTACAAATGGATTATTTGCAAATTCAATTTCAGCAACAACTTATCTTAATTTACCAACTGATGTATTTGTAACAGGGGGAACATATTCCGCGGGTACTACAACATTTACAAATAATACAGGAGGTACATTTAGTATTAGTGGATTTAGTGAACCATTCACTGGTGGTAGTGGTAGTTGTATAACTGAGTTGTATATTGAAGATTTATTTTCATGTAATACAGGTATTACACTAAATAATGATATAATTCCAAATACTGATAACTCTATAAATCTTGGTACACCAATAACAAGATTTAGAGAAATAAATACAGTTAGTGGAACATCAACAATATGGTCGGCAACAACAAGGATATACACGCCAGAAGTTGATTTAGGATTAGATGGGTTAGGTAACTCTAGAAAAATTGATGCCAATAATTCAATAATACAAAATGATATACTTTTAGGTGGTTCTTATTAAAAATAAAATATTTATATAAAAAAACAAAAGATGGCAATTAGACAAACAAGATTTCAGATAAAAAATAATCAAAATAGTGCCGCACCATTTTCAGGTACATCACTACTTGTTGGTGAACCAATAGTAAATACAGCATCAGGTATATTAATGTTTTCTGGTGTAACTAGTGGTACAAATGATTGGACTCCCGCAGGTATTGGTGGTAATGCTACGTTTTTTGAAGTTGGTTCTAATCTTTATGATTTAAGACTAAGAAATCAAATAACACAATATCAAAATATTTCAGGTATTGGACTTGTTGGTAAATTCTTATCAGGTACATCAACTGGATTTGTTTTGGCGGATATTACAGATATTGCAGCATCTGTTGATTCGTATACTACAGGAGCAACATGGAGTCCAAATGTTTTAACGATTAAATTAAATAATGGAAAACCTGATGTTCCAGTAACTATTGATTCATTTACAGCTCTTACAATTAATGGTGATTTATTTGTGACAGGAACTGAAACTGTTAATAATTTAACTATAACAGGTACTGGTCTTTATAATGTTGTTGCAACTGGTTCTAATGTTAATGAAATTATTAATTATTCTTCACTTACTGGTTATAGTTTGGTAAACGATGTTTATGTAACGGGTTCAACTTTAACAAGTGCAACGAATAATACAAATACCCAAACTTCAACTTTATTATACCACGGAACACCAATTCCTGGTACATATACAATAAATACACAAAACACATTTACTACTGGTGGAACATACAATTCAGGGACAACTTCAATTGATTTTAGTCGAAATGATGGTGTCACATATAGTGTTGATTTATCTAATATTGATGTTAATGACACATTTGTAACTGGTGGTACAATTTCATATATTGGTCCTGATGGAACATTGGTACTAACAAGAAATGATAATGTTAACGTTACTATAACAGGTCTTACTGATGTCGCTGTAACTGGTTTTAGTTACAATCCAAGTAATAATACATTTACTATAACAGATAACGATGGTGGTTCATTCCCAGCTCAAATTAATACTGTTTCAGGTTTATCGTTTTCAAACTTAACACAAGGTAGAGTTGTATATGTTGGTGCTGGAGGATTGTTAACTGACGAAGCTGGATTTACATATGACCAAGGAAATAATATATTAGGTGTTGAAAATATTGAAGCTAGTGGTAATGTTGTAATTCAAGGTGACCTTACTGTGTTTGGTCAATCCATTTCAGCCTTCACGTCAAATCTTTATGTTGAAGATGCAAATATTACTTTAAATTACAATCCAACTGGAAGTACAACGGTGACTTCAGTAAATGCAGGATTTACTATTCAAGATGGTAATGGTGTATCTTCAGGTGACGTTAATTTAGATATTGTAAGGATGCAAAATCTAACAGGTTTAACATCAAATGAAATTCCAAGTGTAACTGAATATACAGGACTTACGGGTTATGCTAATAGAGGTTGGATTACACAATTAAATGATATAGTAATTAGAAGTACTGATATTACAGATGGTGGCTCAGCTGGAGATATCAATGGTGTTAGAGTATTAGCCGAATTTGATGTATTAGATGGAGGGTCTTATTAACATATTAGAGAATTATATTATTAAAGGAAGGGTTTACCTTCCTTTTTTAATTTATATCATATTTATTATTAGGTTATATAACCATTAAAATTAATGTCATAAATATGGCAAATAGACAAAATACCTTTTTAATTAAAAGGTCAAATGTACCTGACAAAATACCCCCAATTAGTGGTTTAACTATTGGTGAATTAGCTTTAAATACTGCTGATGCTAAATTATATACAATTTTTACTTCAGGTACTACTGGGGCTACTGAGGTAAGAGAAATAGGTTGGGACAGAATTAATAGAACTGGAGATACTGTTACTGGGGATTTTAATTTTTTTGGTGATATTACTATAAGTGGTACAACAGCATTATCTGTTACTGGTGATACTTTATTAGAAGAATTAACAGCAACAACAATCAATATTTCAACAACACCAAATCAAAATAATTCATTAATTCAAATTTTAGGAAGAAATGAAATATCTGGAGATATTGAATATCGTGATATAAATACGTTTGGAAATAATTACACTTATGTTTCAGGTGCAACATATTCAGCGTTAACTACTGATAATGTTTTGGGTGTTGATTCTTCTATATCTGCGACTACTATTTATTTACCAGATTCAGTATCAAGTGGCAGATTAAGATATGATATTAAAGATATTGGACTTAATTCATATAATAAGAATATAACTATACAATCAATAGGTAGTGATACGATAATTTCTACTGAAAATTCTAATAGTGTTATATTACAAGCTGATGGTGGGGCACTAATAATATTTAATACAGGATTAGGAACTTGGTTACAAATGTAATAAAAAGATATTTATAAAAAAAATAAAATGGCTTTTTTACCAGAAAAAAATTTTTTAGAAGAAACAATAGCAAATAGTTACGATTTAAGTAATGGCATTACAGCTTTTACAAGTTCTGAATTATCTAAGTATATGACAATTTCAATACAATTTAATTATACTAATATTCAAGGTGAAAATGAATTTATAATAGAACAAAGTAATGATGGAACAAATTGGACTGAACTAAGTGAAAATTATCTTTTACCAATAGGTACTGGAAATTTTATCATTGACAAAGGAGTGTATAGTGGAAAATATATTAGAGTTAATTTTAAAATCACAAATAATGGTATAATTATAATAAAATTATTAGCTAAACGATAATTATATAATAATGGCTACACAAATAATAAATAAACAATTTATAAGATTAGACGCAATAAATCTAAGTTTGGATACTATCAACAATACTTTATTAAATCAAAGTATTCAAATGTACGACCAATCAACCCAATTACAAAAAATGATACATCAATTAAGAATTAATAATATGTATAAATCACACGAAAATGATTTTATTATTGATGATAATATTTTTGAAAATGATGAAATAGATTAAAAAAAAATTATGGCAACAATTATAGAAGATGGAACAGGTAAAGGTTTTAATGCTAGAGTTGATAGTTCAAATCGACTTGAGGTTAGAGCCGTAGTAGAAGACTCAGCATTAGAGGGGGCGACTAAAGGTGAAACCTATGTTATTGGTACTCCATATTTAACCCAAACAGCTGACACTGCTAATGGTATTCTTTATTTTAAATCTGAAGAAAGTGTATCGTTATTTACTAAAACTTTTTCATCTCAAGCCAGATGGGCTTCAGGTGCAACATTTCAAAATTTTTTGGTGAACGTATATACAAATATTAGTGAATCTTCCTTAACGGGTACTTGGGTTGATTTTAATCCTTTAAATACCAACTTTGGAAGTTCAAATCAGTTAAGTGGAACTTTTAAATATGGTTCACCAACTGGTGCTGGGGGTTTCACTGGATTAACACCTAGCTTTCAGTTAGCTTTTCCTGTGAATGTCTATAATCAAATTACATCCAATTTGGTATTTCCCAAAGGTGTTGGTATTTTATTAGCTGTAACTCCACCATCAGGAAATGTACAAATGCCTGTGAGTTTTAGTCTTACAGTATCAAAATTAGAAAATAATTAAATATATGGCAACAACAATTCAAGATGGAACTGGAACAAAATATAAAGTTAAAATAGATTCTGAAAATAGAATATATTCAAAATCTATAACTGAAAGTGAATTTGATAATGCTACGAGAATTGGCAATGCGTATAATATTAACACTGAATTTATAACAATAACAGGTTCAACGGAAACTCCATTATTATATTTAAAGAATAATGAAGATACTGAGTTAATTTTATCCGCTTGGTTTATTGGCACTGATGCTGATTCTGGAACAGCAACTAGATTATCATTAATGAGAGTTTACACTAATCCAAGTTCAGGCACTATAATTAGTTCAGGTACTGATGTTACACCTGTAAATAGATTAATAGGTTCATCAAATGAATTACAAGCTGTAGTTAAAAAAGGTGGAGATGGGTTTACAGTTTCAGGTTTTACAACTACCCCAATTTTATATCAGACACAAGGTAATGACCAAAGAAATTTTGGTACAGTACAACTATCAATGAAAAAAGGGAGTTCTGTTGTTGTTACTTATCAACACTATGGATTAACATCAAATGATGTTTATACGGGGTTTCAAGTATATTTAAATAATAATAGTTTATAAATAAAATAAAAAATGGGATTTCAAATACAAGATGGTACAGGCACAAGTTTAAAGGCGAAAGTAACAAATCTTAATAGAATATTGGTTGATAGTATTACTGAAGAAAGGGCAGTGTATAATTCAGTTGAAGTTGGTAATACTTTTGTTATAACAACTGATTATCTATCTTTTACTGGAGTTACAGGACAAGATGATGGTGTATTATATGTTAAAAATAATTCAGACAAAAAAATGTTAATACATCATATAAAATTATGGTCTGGGACAGCGAGTCAATTTACTAGAATTACAATGTATAAAAATCCAACTTTAGGTACATTAATCACATCTGGTATTACAGCAACAATTGAAAATATAAATTTTGGTAGTTCTAATGATTTTGAGGGGGTGGCTTATCAAGGGAATGGGACTAACTTAACAATAACTAATGGTAGTGTATGGGGAAGACATTATTTGGGTGTTGGTAATCAACAAATGTTAATGTTTATGTGGAATGGTGCTGTTGCATTGGAAAAAGGAAACTCTTTAGCAGTTGTTTGTCAAGCACCAAATGGTGTAACATTTAATTTGACTTGTGAAGTTGAAGCTTATTTTGAATAATAAAAATATAAAAAAATAATTAAAATATGGGATTTGAATTAACGGATGGGACTGGTAAAGGATTTACAGCTAAAGTTGATGCTACAAATAGATTACATGTAGATTCAATTGATAGAGATACATATGCAAACGCATCATCATTTGGTTATGCTTATACAGTAAATTCTGGTTATATAACATTAACAGCATCTAGTAGTACTAGTGGAATATTATTTCTTAAAAATGATGGTGATAATGATTTGTCAGTTGTTAGATTTAATTTAAATTGTAAAAGCAGTAGTGGTACAACAGAAACTCATGGACGTTTTGTTTTCTATAGGAATCCAATTAGTATGACAAGTGGTAGTGGAAATTCTGTAACACCTAGAAATCTAAATTTTGGTTCTTCTAATACTTTAGATGTAACAACTGAAATAGGACAAAATGGAGCATCATTCACATCAACCTCAGAAGTATTTGGTTCACCTGTTGTACGTCTACAAGACCAATTATTTGTTGATTCTGTTGTAATAATACCTAAAGGTTCTTCTTTGGGGATTTCTTTTGTCACCCCATTGGGTAACACTTCAATACAAGTTGCCGTGGGACTAAACGTTTATGTAATAGAAGAAGATTAATGTCAGTAACAAATAAAATAATAGATGGAACTGGAAAAGGAGTATTTGCCAAAATAGAGGATGGTGGATACTTACGTGTTCAATCATCATCATTCCCATCAAATGATGATAGAGATTTACAAATTATTTATAGAGAATTTTTAACTCTCAATGGTGATGGAGTAACAAGTGATATGAGAGTTAATGGTGTGGTAACACCTCAATTATTTTATATACAAGGTGAAAAAAATTTTGATATATATGTAACCAATTTATCAATACTTTTAGCCGACACTAATACCGATAATTCACTTAATACCTTTGGTGATTTAGCAGCATTAACAAATGGATGTAGATTATATTATGAAGATGAAAATGGTGAAATAAATATTGGCACAACACTAAAAACAAATTTTGATTTAATTCGTTTATGTGTTGGTAATCCATCGTTTGGTTCGAGATTTACCGCTGGGGGTGCTACGTTTAACCCATTCTTTTTACCAGATGCTGTAGGTACAAATGCCGACGCAATTATACCTGTGTTAAATTTTAACACAATTTTTGGATTTAGTTATGGCTTAAGACTCAAAAACGGAACTAACAATAAATTAGTTTTTGAAATTGATGACAATCTATCAGTAGGTTTAGATGCGTTCAATATCATTGCTTATGGATTTAAAAGAAAAATAAATTAGTTCTTTAAATTATTCCATATATAATATGTATAGTATTTATTATATATGTTAGTTTCTTTTAATAATACACTAATTGATTTTAATGGTATTTTAATTAATTTTGATACCCCATCAGTACAACCTTCAAACATTGTAACTGATAACTTATTTATGAAATTGGATGCTACCAACTATTTAGGTAGTGGCCAATGGTTGGATGAAACAATTAATGGTAATAATGGAACAATACTTGGAGCAACTTGGTCACCAACAGATGGTGGCATTTTTGATTTTGATGGTATTAATGACACTATAAGTATTCCTCATAATATTAACTTGAGTTTAAGTACAACCATTCAAAAAACAATTCAAATATGGGTTAAATTTGATAGTAGTCCAATTGGTTCTAATCGTTCAATACTATTTAGTAAATTGTCAAGTGGTTTCGCATTTGATGGTTATTTTGGTGGTATTAATATCAATAATCAAACTGTTGTTGCAACAAATGGTACAAGTGTACAAAAGACATCAGTATCAACATCAGGTATTTCATTGAATACTTGGTATTTGTTTACATTCATTTCACAAATAACAAATACCGTAGGTAGTACTAAAGTTTATATTAATGATACTCAATATACAAGTAATTTTCATGGTATAGATAGTTATAACGAATCTAATCCATTGACATTAGGATATATGCCCGCACCATTAGCTGGTCTTGGACTGATTCAATATTTAGATGGTAAAATTGGGGCATGTTACTTTTATACAAAAGGATTATCCCCAATTGAGATATCCACAAATTTTAATGCCACAAAATCTAAATATGGGTTATAATAATATTTATAATTAAATAATTTTAAAATGACAATTAATTTTCCAACTGGTGCAACAGTCAATCAAATATATAGTTACAATGGATTAAATTGGATTTATACTGGAACTTATTGGAAAGTTTATCCTCAATTCACTGATATACTCCCATTAACTGGTGGAACGTTTGATAAAAATGCTGAAACACTCACATTGAGTAATGCTATTAATGGTAGTATTAGTGTATCAGGATTTAGTGATTATTTTGTTACTGGTGGAACTTATGATAGTAATACTGGTATAGTTACATTCTCAAATACAAGTGGAGGGTCTTTTAATATATCAGGATTTACAAGTGGTGGTGGAACTTTTACAGGTGGAACTGTAAGTGGGGAGACAAATTTCACTAATGGTTTAACGGCTAATACTATTTCTGCAACAACATATCAAAATTTACCAACTGATATATTTGTAACAGGTGGTACATATTCTAATGGTACAGCGACATTCACTAATAATACTGGTGGAACATTTAACGTGAGTGGTTTTACCACAGGTGGAACTTCTGGATTTGATGTATTTGTAACAGGTGGAACTTATAATAACTCAAATGGTACTGCAACATTCACTAATAATACTGGTGGAACATTTAGTGTTACAGGATTTACTACAGGTGGTACATCATCGTCAACAGATGTTTTTGTAACTGGGGCAAGTTATAATAATAATACATTTACATTTACAAATAATACTGGAGGAACATTTTCAACTTTATTTAATACTGTAACTGGATTAACTATCAATGGTAATTTATCTGTTACTGGTAATACAACTTTAAGAGGTTTTACAGGTACGTCGGGTTTGATTTCAGGTTCAGCACAAAATATACTTACTATAATTGGTTCAGGTTCAACCTCTCCATTATTTACAGTTCAAGGTTCAAGTGGAGAATTGTTTTCAGTAACTGATAGTTTAATTGGTTCATTATTTAGTGTTAATGATATTTCAGGTTTACCGATATTAGAAGTTTTTTCAGATAACACAATTGTACTTGGTAGTTATTTATCTCCTGCTTTATTTACGACTAAAAGAACATCATTAACCATAGGTCAAAATCAAATTTATTCAATTCCAACTAGTGCATATACTGGAGTGTTTGTTGATTATACTTTAGCAACTACGGATAATGTAAATGCGAGAGCTGGTACTTTTACAAGTATTTGGGTCGGTAGTAATGTTCAATACACTGATACAAGTACACTTGATGTTGGCACAACAACAGGTGTATCATTCAATGTGACACTTTCAGGTGGTAATGCAATTTTGAGAAGTTCCGCAACAACTACGGGATGGATAGTTAAAACAATAATTAGAAGTATTTAATATGGCATTTAATTTTAGTCCTCGTGTGGTTACCAATGGTTTAGTATTGTATTTAGATGCTGGAAATACTCGTTCATATCCAACAACAGGATTAAGTTGGAATGATTTAACAATTAATCAATACAATGGGGCTTTAACAAACGGACCGACATTTAATAGTTCAAGATTGGGTTCAATTGTATTTGATGGTATTGATGATTATGTAAATTACGGAACAGCTGGGGAACAATTATTTAGAACTGCAACAACAGTAACGATGAGTTTTGCTTGTTTTTGTACTGGTTTTAGTAATCCAAGTGGTGGTTTTTCATGGGCACCATTAGTTGCAATAGATAGATACCAGTTGGGAAATGGGTATAGAAAATTAGCATTTTATCTTGGGAGAAATGGTGTTATTGAAAGTGTGTATTGTGAGTTTTTTAATGGTCTTGGTGGAACAACATCGGTAATAAATTCAAGAACAATATTAAATACTTTTAATGTTTTTACAGCAACAGTAAATTCTACAAATGCTAGACTTTATGTTAATGGAGTTATGGTAGATGAAAAGGCCGGTATTACTTTAAACTCTAATCCTTTAACATCTGATTTTACAGTTGGGGCTAGAATTAATACGGGATATAATGGATGGTTTAAAGGTAATATGTTTAATGTTATGTTTTATAATAGAGCGTTAACAGCCACAGAAGTTCTTCAGAACTATAATGCAATTAAATCGAGATTAAGTTTATTATGAGTGCTAGAATTACTTATTATGGAAATATTGTAACTAATGGATTAGCTTTATTTGTTGATGCCGCAAAAAAAGATTCTTATTCAGGTACAGGAACAATATGGAGAGATCTTAGTTATAATCGTTATAGTGGGACTTTAATTAATGGACCAATATTTAATTCTAATGATGGGGGTAGTATTGTATTTGATGGTACGAATGACTCTTCAAGTTTTGGTAATATTCTTAATTTAAGAACTAGTAGTTGTACTATAAATCAATGGATTTATATTAATTCTTCAGCTTCTTTATCTTCCACTCTTTCAAAAACAATATTTGATGTACAAAATTATAGATATGCAATTTTAGTAGATACTTTAAGTAGAGTTGGTTTTTTTATCCAAGGTAATGGTGGTGCTGATGTAAATCCATATACCACTTTATCATTAACAAATGGGGTATGGTATATGATTACTTTTTTAGTTGATAGGGCATCAGCAATAAAAATATACGTAAATGGAGTAGACCAAACTTTAACAACCACCGCAACAATCTCTCAATGGAATGGTTTAGATTTTTTATCAACAAACAATTTTAGAATTGGGAGTTATCAAGAAGCGGATAATGTAACACCAAATTTAGTTTTTAATGGAAGAATAAGTATGACTCAAATGTATTTTAGATTACTTTCAGACCAAGAAATTCTTCAAAACTATAATGCAACAAAATCAAGATACGGATTATGAGTACAACAGAAGGTGGTGGTAATGTAATAACAGATAATTTAGTACTTTATTTAGATGCTGCTAATATAAAGTCATATCCTACAACTGGGACTACTTGGACTGATTTAAGTAAAAGTGGATATATTGGAACTTTAACAAATGGACCAACATTTAGTACATTAAATAGTGGAAATATTGTATTTGATGGTATTAATGATTTTGTATTAACTACTTTAGAAACTGACTCAACTACTATGACGTTTGAGTATTGGGTGAGTTATAGGAATATTTCATCTACATTTGTTGTTGTTGGTAAAATTCAAAGTGGTGATTATTGGAGTGGAATTTGGAGTGACCAAACAATTGTTTTTAGTATGAATGGTAATATTATGAGTTCAGGTGTTATTCCAACACTAAATACATACTATCATATAGTGTGTCAGTTTACATCAACTGATAGACTAATATATGTAAATGGTGAACTTAAAAATTCTACGCCATTGGTAGGTACTACATTACCTGGAGGTTTTTTAACTTTAGCTAATTTTAATAATATTTTTTATGCCCCTATAAATTTATCACTATTTAGATTTTATAGTAGAGCATTAACACAAACAGAAATCTTACAAAATTATAATACAAATAAAAACAGATATATATAAAATATGGGACTACAAATTTACGAAAATAGAGAATTTATGATATTCAATGTTTCTGAAATAAATGTTATTGATTTTTCTCAAGTTTTAGAAACTTCACCAAATACTCTTAGATTATCAACAGATGAAACAAAAACATTTGTTAAATGGGAAGGAGACATACCATCAAGTGTTCAATTATTAACAACAGCCGAAGGACCTTATACTTATAATGAAATGTTGACAATTTTAGAAACACCTGAATGGACACCTCAAAATCCTATGGGCTTGAATTTTTAAAATTAGATGTATTTATTTTATATAATATCTTACAATGGCAAATGAATTAATAATTAGAAATGGTTTTGTATCAAATGATAGTTCTCGTATTATTGGTACACTCTCAGCATCAACAATATCTGCGGGAACATTTAATGGTAATATTGTTGCACTAAGTGGAACATCAGTTACAAATCCAACATATAGAACGTCATTAGGTGGTACTAATATAAGTCCAAGGGCAACATTTGGTAGTGAAGCCACTGGTGCAAATTTACATAGATATATTTTTGACCCAGTTAATCAAAATGGATTAATATTTTCTATAACAAATAATGGTGGTGTTTATATTGCACGAGGTGCAATTGTTGCTGGTGGTTCAGGTTCTGTTGCACAAGAAATTGGTGATTTAAGATTTTTTACTTTAAATACACCTAATGCTACTTTTCTCTCAGAAAGAATGAGATTAGACCATTTAGGTAATCTTGGTATTGGTACAACATCTCCATCTGAAAAATTAGATGTTGTTGGAAAAACAAAAACAACAAGTATTCAAATAACATCAGGAGCAACAAATGGATATGTTTTAACTTCAGATGTTAGTGGTAATAGTACTTGGCAACAAATACCTTCATTTACTGGTGGAACTGTAAGTGGGGAAACAAATTTCACAAATGGATTAACTGCTAATACAATATCAGCAACGACATATCAAAATTTACCAAATGATGTATTTATAACTGGTGGAACTTTTAGTAGTGAAACGATTACATTTACAAATAATACTGGAGGTACATTTAGTGTGAGTGGAATTAGTCAAACACCAATTTATCAACAATCAGTGTGGACATCATTTCAAACTTCAACAAGGAGTGTATCGTCAACTAACTTTGGTTCTGGGTCAGGAATTGCAGTACCATTTTATGTAAATAAATCAGTAACAATTTTAAATAGTAAAATAGAATGTACTGGTATCTCTACAAACCCAACCAATTGTGAATTTGGTATTTATGATGTTATAACAGGAACAGTATCAAATAGATTGTTTCATCAAGTATTCCAAGTTTCAGGTACAGGATTATATACATTTACAACTAACTTAACATTACAACCAGGTATTTACGCTTATGCTTTAACTCAAGATATTATTCTTGGGTGGAGAAGTTTTACTGTATCAAATAATGGTCTTGGTGTTGATTCAAATATTGGAGCTAATGTTTTTATTTCTGGTAAGTCTAAAGCTTCTAATAATACACCAAATCCATATGGGACACAATCAAACTATAATAGTAATATGCCTTTAGCAATATTTGAAATTCAAATTTAATCTTATGAGTATTATATTTACACCAACAAATGGGTTAACACCTAAAGAAAAATTATATAGTGATATACAATTCGGTAATGAATTGGTTGAGGATTTTTTGATTGATAATAGATTAATTGTTCCACCTGTAACAGAACAAGAAAGTTTAAATTTATTAAATCAATTTGCTAATATTGAAAAATTAGCAAAACTTGGGGATATTAAATCAGTTAAATCATTATTAGAACAAATACAAACTGATAATCGTATTTTCACACAATCAAGAAAAGATAAATACTTAACATCAATTAATCTTCATTTATCAATATAAAATAAATGCCACATCAAATAAGTATAACAGGTGTAACAGGAACACCCCCATATTCAATCACAGTTTGTGATACCACATTAGTTTATTGTTATTTAATAATGGGTTCAACTACTATTCCACCAACTTTTACTTTTGATGTGCCACCACCATTAGATGTTGCTGATAGTGTTATAGTTAAAGTTATGGATAGTAATGGATGTGAAATATTTTATCCATATTCTTGTCCTCCAACACCCACACCAACTCCAAGTTATACACCAACTCCAACACCTACTCCAACTGGAACTTGTAGATGTATTCAAGTTACAAATACGGGAACAACAATTGGAACGTTTTATTATACCCAATGTGATGGAACTATAACAAGTGTATTGCCAATCAATTCTGGAACAACATTATATTATTGTGGAACTAATCCAATTGCATTAACTGAATGTGACATTTATATTGGAGATAATTGTGTTAGTAATAGTTGTGTAAGTATTACACCAACACCATCAGTAACACCAACAATTACTCCTTCACCAAGTAGTCCATAAAATTTATATTTAATATATCCTTTTATTTTGATTTTTTTATTTTTTAATTAAAAATAAGAATGTCAACAATATTTGTACAAATAGCATCATTTAGAGACCCCCAACTTAATCCAACATTAGAAGATTTAATATCCAAAGCAAAATACCCTAAAAAACTTAGAATTGGTATTTGTAATCAATATAATGAAAATGATGAATTTAATCTTGACCATTATAGAAAGGATAAAAGATTTAGAATTATTGATGTAAAAGATATTGATTCACCAGGTGTTTGTTGGGCAAGAAACCAAGTTCAACAATTATATTCAGGAGAAACATATACATTACAAATTGATTCCCATATGAGATTTGAACAAGATTGGGATGAAACTTTAATTAATATGTTAAAAGACCTCCAATCAAAAGGATACCCAAAACCTTTGTTAACTGGATATGTTTCATCATTTGACCCTGACAATGACCCACAAGGTAGAGTTACAGAACCTTGGAGGATGGTCTTTGATAGATTTATTCCTGAAGGTGCTGTATTCTTTTTACCTGAAGTTATTCCAAATTGGAGGGAATTAAGCGGACCAATTCCCGCAAGATTTTACTCAGCACATTTCTGTTTTACATTAGGTGAATTTAGTAATGAAGTTCAACACGACCCTGAGTATTATTTCCACGGAGAAGAGATATCTGTTGGTGTTAGAGCATTCACCCACGGATATGATTTATTTCATCCACACCGAGTTATTATTTGGCATGAGTACACAAGGAAGGGAAGAACAAAACAATGGGATGTTGACAAAGAATGGTTTAAGAAAAATGACAAATCACATTCAAGGAATAGAAGATTATTCTCAATGGATGGTGAAGTATTTAATCCTAATGAATTTGGTAAGTACGGATTTGGAACTGAAAGGACATTAGAGGATTATGAGAAATATGCTGGGATTAAGTTTAATAGGAGAGGAGTACAGAAATACACAACTGATAAAAACTATCCTCCCAATCCATATAACTTTGAAACTGAGGAAGAATACTTAAATAGTTTTGCTAGTGTATTCAAACATTGTATTGATGTTCATTTTGGTCAAGTACCTGAAAAGGATTATGATTTTTGGGTTGTCGCATTTCACGATAATAAAGATGAAACGATGTTTAGACAAGATGCTGACATCAATGAAATAAATAGAGTTATGCAAGACCCTGATGGTTATTGCAAAATATGGAGGGAATTTAATACCATAACAAAACCATCTTATTGGGTTGTGTGGCCACACTCAAAATCAAAAGGATGGTGTGATAGAATAACTGGAAATTTATGAAAACTTTAATTTACACCTCAATATATTCATATTTGTGGGGGACTGAATTTGGTGGTAGACCATCAAGAGAAAGACATTACAGACTTTCACTGAAAAAAATATTGGAACTCAATGCCAATAAATATATTTGTTTTGTACCTCAAAACGAGTTAGATGACTTAACAAACTTTTTTTATGTTAAAAATAATATTTCAAAAGACAAATTAGAATTTATTGTTTTCGAATTAACTCAAACAAAATACTTTGAGCAAATTAGAAATTTGAAAAATATCGAAGTGATGAAAACTATTGACAGGTGTTTTGAGATTCAATATAACAAATTCTTTTGGTATGATTTATTACCTAATAAAGAAAGTTATGACCGAGTCTATTGGTTCGATGCTGGTTTATCTCACGGTGGTTTGTTTCCTGAAGATTATAGAATAGATTCATCGTATGAAGGTTTTTTTGGTATAAATTTATTTGTCCCTAATTTTTTAGACTATATCAATAATCTTACTAATGAAAAATTTTTGTTGGTTGGGAAGAATAATACAGGTCAGTTTTTTTGGTCACAAACATTACCATCCAACTACTATACAAACTATGACAATTCCACACATGTAATTGGTGGTTTCTTTGGTGGAAAACCAAATATATTCAATGAGTTTAAACAAAATTTTGAAGGGAGATTAGTGGAGTTATTGAACAATGAAAATCAGTTATTTATGGAAGAATTAATATTATCCAACTTGTATGTCGAAAACAAAGATAAGATTACTTTATTAGAATTTGACGATTGGTATGAGAGGGAACACCACAAAAAAGAAGATAAAATCAAATATTTTTACAATTTATTTTTAATATGATTATAGACAATTTTTTTGATAAATCATTACATTACTTGGGTAAGAATCAAACCGAGGTGGTTGCATTGAACATAGGTGCAATGGATGGGGTTTTATTTGATGAAATGATTGGTTATACTAATATGTATGGATATAAAGTTTTATATGTTGAACCTATTCCTTACTTATTTGACAAACTTAAAAAAAATATTACATCAAACAAATCTATGTTTGAAAATTCTGCAATATCAGATTACAATGGTCAAATAGAAATGATAACTATTAACAAGGAAGTAATTGATAATGGTTTGGTACATAACTGTTTTTATGGTATGAGTGCTGTTTACCCACCAAAAAATGGTTTAGGAAGTGAATTTGACCGACCAACAGTTGAGAAATATGGGGAGAAAGTAAATGTAAATTGTATAACTTTTGATTCACTTGTTGAAAAGCATAATTTAACTAATTTTGATATTGTTAAGGTAGATGCTGAAGGACATGATTATATCATTTTCAAACAAATTGATTTATCTAAATATAAACCAAAAGTTATTAGACTTGAGTGGATTAATTTATTAGATGATGAAAAAAACAACATCAAAGAAATATTCAATAAAAACAATTACATATATGAAATAAATTCTCAAGATATTGTTGCGATTCCAAAAGAGTTTTATGATATTTTATCAAAACAAGAAATACCCAATAAAACAAACAACAAGACACTTGATAGTAAAATAACATTAGTAACAGGATTATGGAATATAGGAAGAGATAAACTTCAAGAGGGTTGGTCAAGGTCTTATCAACACTACTTGGATAAATTCTCCCAATTATTAGAAGTTGATTGTAATTTAATTATTTTTGGTGATAGTGAATTACAACAATTCGTTAATGATAGAAGAAATAATAACAATACCCAATTCATTCTAAGAAACTTGGATTGGTTCACCAATAATGAATTTTATCCAAAGATACAAGAAATCAGACAAAAACCTGAATGGTATAATCAAGTTGGTTGGTTAAAAGATTCAACCCAAGCAAAACTTGAAATGTATAATCCATTGGTTATGTCAAAAGTGTTTTTACTACACGATGCAAAACTTTTGGATAAATTCAATTCAGAGTATATGTTTTGGATTGATGCTGGTTTAACAAATACAATCCATCCAGGTTATTTCACCCACGATAAAGTATTGGATAAATTACCAAAACATATTGGTGATTTTAATTTTGTTTGTTTCCCTTATGAAACAACCACAGAAATACACGGATTCACTATTTCTGAGATGAATAGAATAACCAATTCAAAAGTTAATAAAGTTGCAAGAGGTGGATTCTTTGGTGGTAAAAAAGAAGTGATAACTGAAATAAACTCAATATATTATCAATTGTTATCAGATACATTGAATAGGGGATATATGGGAACTGAAGAAAGTATATTCAGTTTGATGGTTTATCTTTATCCAAATCTAATAACTTATTTTGATATTGAACCAAATGGATTGATGGGTAAATTTTTTGAGGATATTAAGGAAAATAGATTACAACCCAAGAAAGAAAAAAAATTCTTACAAGTTCAAAACAATACATCAATAGATAAGGTGGGATTATATGTAATTACATTTAATTCACCAAAACAATTTGAGACATTAATCCAATCAATGTTGGAGTATGATTCAGACTTTATAACTAAACCAAAGAAATTTCTTTTAGATAATTCAACAGATTTAGCCACAACACCAAGGTATAAAGAGTTATGTGAACAATATGGATTTGAACATATTAAAAAAGATAACCTTGGTATAATGGGTGGTCGAATTTTTATAGCTGAACACTTTAATGATACCAACTTAGACTTGTATTTTTTTCTAGAAGATGATATGTTCTTCTATCCAAAGAATGAAACTTGTAAAAATGGATTCAATAGATATGTTAAAAATTTATATAGGAAAAGTTTGGAGATTATTCAAAAAGAAAACTTTGATTTCCTCAAATTGAACTTCACAGAATTTTATGGTGATAATAATACACAATGGGCTTGGTATAATGTCCCACAAGATTTCAGACAGAAACATTGGCCTAATAATCCAAAACTTCCACAGATGGGATTAGACCCCAACTCACCAAAAACGGAGTTCAAGCACATTAAAATTCATAAGGGTATTCCATATATAAGTGGGGAAATATATTTGTGTAATTGGCCGATAATAATGAATAAGGAGGGGAATTATAAATGTTATTTGGAAACAAGATGGACACATCCTTTTGAACAAACTTTGATGAGTTATTGTTATCAAGAAACAATTAAAGATAATATTAAACCAGGATTATTATTACTTACACCAACAGAACATAATAGATTTGACCATTACGATGGCAAACTTAGAAAAGAAAATTAAAAAAGGGTGATTTCTCATCCTTTTATTTTGTTACCTTAAACGATTTTGTATATTGTTCAGTTTGTATTATCACGGTATAAAATCCAGTTGTTAAACTCTTCGTATCTATTTCTAATTTATTGGAGATTCCAAATTGTAATGTTTGTTCCAATTTCTTTTGTCCTGTCATATCATAAATTGATACTTGACAATTTCCGTAGTAATCACCAAAACTTTTCACATTTATAAAATCATTAAAAGGGTTTGGTTGAACAATAATTTTATTTGTTGGGTCATCTACTGCAATTGCGGTTACATCCGAGTAAGTTTGAACATCTTGTTGTTCCCATCTTAATCTATAATAAGTGAATCCGTTATATTCTGGATTGGGGTCAACAAATGAATAATCAAATCTTCCAGTACCACCAGCACTAGTTATTCCAATTGAATCAAATTCTACACCATCTAAAGACTTTTCAACTACGAAGAACTCTGATTCATAATCCGAGTTAGCACCCCAAGTTATTAAAGCTTCCTTTGATTCATTTTGATATTCAGCACCAAAATATAATAATTCTATTGGTAGTAATCCACAATCCAATCTAGCTGTTCCACCAAACAATAATTGATAACCATTACCAGTGTTAGATAACCATTCATCAACTACCATAATATAGGTTTCACCAGCTAAGACATTCATTTGAGATAGGAAACCATCACCAGTAACACTTTCAATATTATCGACCGCAGTTGTGTTAAGTCCAGTATTTCCAGTATTTCCTGAATCAGTACATCTAATTGGAGTGCCAAGTGTTCCACAAGTTGTGTTAGGACCCCATATTGAAAAGTCATAGTCATCGGTGTTTGTTTGTGGGTCGATTGTAAATGTAAGTGTTCCACTAGTTAGTACAGTAAACCTATACCAATTAGAATGATTTTCTCCACCAGCTGGACAAGAAGCTCCAGTACATCCTTCAGCTACAAGACCAGGACCTCTTGCATTTGCATTGAATGTAATGTCAGAGCAAATGTTGGTCGCTCTTGAACAATCGTTATTATCAGTTAAATTAGGTCCATTACCAGCCGTTGCACAAGGTACACAAGATAATGTTGCACTCCAACCAATGTCATTGATACTTCCATCCGAGGTGAATCTAAAGGTTAAACAACCACTTGGGTTGTTTGCTGTGAAAGTGAATGGAACTACAGGAGCACCTGATATTCTACCATTAGGTACTGTAGCTGGGACTGTGGTAAATACGGGTGAGTTTTGTGTTGCACCATTACCAATGGTCAAATAGTCAAAACCAGATTCAGTTCTAAATGATGTAAATCTTGCTCTAACACAACTTCCAACAGTAGATGGACAAAATACACGATAAAGTCCACCAGTAATATTATTGGAATAATTACCTGCTGAACCACCATTGTCAAGGTAAGTTCCACCACAAGTAGAAACCAAACAATGAGTTACACGTTCACCTTGAATCCCCGTTGTACCATGAAGATAAGTCTGAGACCAAATGAAAGAAGGAAGAAAAATAAGAATTAGTAAAATGTTTTTCATAGGGGGTTTAATTTAAAAATTTATTTAATATAAATATAAAATATAAGTCTATAAGTAATAATAATCAATGTGATTGATATCACAAAGAATATTAACAAAATTTACCAATAAAAATGATTGTGATTATTTTTTTAAAAAAAAATCCCAAACTCTTTGAATATTTATAAAGAACTACTATCTTTGTAGGACAATAAATGGTTGATGACTTACCAATAAAAGTTAGGGGTGTATAAACATCATTAGGATGGACTACCATAAGTGTCAACAGGTGCTGGTTGAGTATATACCAGATTGGTTGTAAGATAACCACCCGCCTTGTGAGGGGTTCAAAAAACTTATAATTAATGTCCTCATATTTATATTGAGGACATTTTTTTATATATGAAATTATTAGATACATTAAAACAAATAATTTGCGAATCAGACGATTTTGTAAATTACAAACTTGAAACAATCAAAAACGATAATAATATCTTTTTGGTGTTTGATACATATCACCAAAGATTTGAGAGGGGTGGTGAAAAAAAATTTGATGATGTTATTGAAAAACTTTTGATAAATAATCAATATAAATCTGGTGTAGATACTAATATAATTCTAAATTCAATTAGAAATAAATTCTACGAAATTTTAGATATATTAGAGAATGAAGATGATACTGAACCAATAATTTTAGTTGATAGTTTTGATAGAGGTAGCGATTATATTGAATATTTAATTGATTTTAAAAAAATAAAACCTAGGTTCGACCCAAATGATAAAATTTACAAAATTAAAATAATAACATCAGCTTTCTCAAATGATGGTTTGTGGTTAAAAAAATTTGGTGGACAAAAAAGTGCGGATAGATTTATTATAGAAAATATTAAAAATTATAATTTCAAAATTTTCTATTTGTAATTTTATTGACTTGTTAATAAAATCTTCATCCTTTTTTTATTTTATTTTTCATAGTATTTATATATAAAAACTGGATGGAATTTTTTATAAAGAAGAACGCAACGTTACCTCTTCTTAAATTACAAGTGGTTAAGAATGGTAGATTGGACTACAACAACTTTATGAGTTTGATAGAACAATCTGCTTTATTTTTTTCTATGGTTGATACAGAAACTGGTGTTGAGAAGATTGTTTCAAGACCTGCAGGATTTGTTGAGAAGACAAATGTTGACCCAAATGCTGAAAAGGAATATTATCTATATTATCAATTCCAAAATAGAGATACAAATAGAGTTGGTAGATACGAAGGACAATTTATGTTAAGAAGTAATGATGGTGTTTTGATATTACCCATTAGAGAAAAATTATATATAAATGTCCAAGAATCATTTATTGCTGATGATTTGGAATATAATTCTTGTTATGTGTCAGATTTCCCTTGTTGTGTTAACGGACCTTACACAGGTACAACTTTTTAATTATAAAAATTGACTAGTTCTAACGACATCATTATACTTATAAGGACAAGGTAAATGTCATCACTTTAGTATGACAGCTAATACACCATCTAAAATTAAGTATAATGATATCACAAGAACAAATTGAAATGTTCCTTAATGGGAACGACCCCGAACAATTTATCGTAGCTGTAGAATACGATTACGCAACAGATTCCGTTTTTAAAATTAAAGAAATTCCTGGTAAAGGAAAAGAAATAAGAAAAGACACATTCACAGCCTTTGCTTGGGTTGGTGATTTACATGGTCTTAATTTCTATAAGTCATCCAAAGGTCTCCAAAAAGAAGCGATGACAAAACACGGAATTATAATAGAAAAATTACAAACTGGTGACAATGAAAGATTGGAGAATGGACTTAAATTTATGGTTAAGTCCCTTAAAGGTTATAGAAACCTAATCCAATTCTTTAAAGAAGGTGGAGTTGACCCTTGGGGTGAAAAAACCAAGGATTTAATATTAGTTCTACCCCCAGTTGAACAATACCTTATTCAAAAAGAAAAAAGATTGTTTAAAGGTTATGAAGAATACAATGATGTAACAAGATTTGGATTCGACTTAGAAACTACCTCTTTAGAACCTAAAGATGGTAGAATCTTTATGATTGGAATCAAAACAAATAAAGGATTACAAAAAGTAATCGAATGTTCTAATGAAGACCAAGAAAGAGCAGGTATTGTTGAATTCTTTAGACTAATTGATGAAATTAAACCAAGTATTATTGGCGGATACAATTCATTCAACTTTGACTGGTATTGGATTATGGAAAGATGTAAAGCTCTACATTTAGATATTAAAAAGATTTGTAAGACTCTACATCCTGAATATAAATTTAAACAATCTAATGGGATGTTAAAGTTGGCCAATGAAGTTGAATCCTTTAATCAAGTTAGTATGTGGGGATACAATATTATAGATGTCCTACACTCAGTTAGACGAGCTCAAGCAATCAATTCAAGTATCAAATCAGCAGGTCTTAAATATATTACCCAATATATCAATGCTGAGGCTAAAGACCGAGTTTATATTGACCACTTGGACATTGCACCATTCTATTCAAAAAAAGAAGAGTATTGGTTGAATATTGAGAATGGTAAATATAGAAAAGTGGGAGTTGACCCCAAGATTGATGCCGTTTGTGAAAAACATTCAAATGTTTATATCAAAACAACTGGTGACAATCTTGTTGAGAGATATTTGGATGATGACTTGGAAGAAACCCTTAAAGTGGATGAAGAATTTAACCAGGGAACATTTATGTTGGCCTCAATGATTCCAACCACTTATGAGAGGGTTTCAACTATGGGAACGGCAACGATTTGGAAAATGTTGATGTTGGCTTGGTCTTATAAATACAAATTGGCAATTCCACAAAAAGAACAAAAGAAAGATTTTGTTGGGGGTTTATCAAGATTGTTTAAAGTTGGTTATTCAAAGAATGTGTTAAAGCTTGACTTTTCTTCTCTATATCCATCAATACAATTGGTTCATGATGTATTCCCAACTTGTGATATAATGGGGGCAATGAAAGGCAAGTTAGGTTATTTTAGAAATGCCCGTATTAACTATAAGAACTTGGCGGCAGAGTGGTATGAAAAAGATAAGAAAAAATCTCTCTCTTATGATAGAAAGCAACTCCCTATAAAGATTTTTATAAACTCGCTATTTGGTGCGTTATCAGCTCCACAAGTATTCCCTTGGGGTGACATGTTTATGGGTGAACAAATTACTTGTACTGGAAGACAATATCTTCGTCAGATGTCAAAGTTCTTTATTAAGAAGGGTTATACCCCACTTGTGTGTGATACGGATGGTCAGAACTTCTCCTTACCTGAAGGTGGTGTTGATGACAGAGTTTATATAGGTAAAGGTCTTAATTGGAAAGTTAAGAAAGATAAAGAATATCGAGGTTATGATGCAGATGTTGCGGAGTATAATGATATATTTATGAGGGGAGCAATGGCTCTTGATTGCGATGGTACTTGGAAATCTTGTATTAACTTGGCAAGGAAGAATTATGCCACAATGGAGCATAATGGTAAAGTTAAACTTACAGGTAACTCAATCAAATCCAAAAAACTTCCATTGTACATTGAGGACTTCTTGGATAAGGCAATCAAACTTTTATTAGAGGGTGAATGTCAACAATTTGTTGAGTGGTATTATGAATATCTAACAAAGATTTATAATAAAGAAATCCCACTTCTTAAAATTGCACAAAGAGCTAAAGTTAAGTTGAGTATCAAAGATTATATTGAGAGGTCAAAACAAACAACTAAATCAGGTGGTGCTATGTCTAGAATGGCTCATATGGAATTGGCAATTAAACACAATCTAAAAGTTAATCTTGGTGAAGTAATTTATTATGTTAATAATGGAACTAAAGCAAGTCACGGAGATGTACAAAAGAAAAAGGATGAAATATTATTGAATTGTTATATGTTAAATTCAAATGACATTGAAAATAATCCTAATATGACTGGGGATTACAATGTACCAAGAGCAATAACAACATTCAATAATCGTATTGAACCTCTGTTAATTGTATTCAAACAAGATGTTAGAGATAACTTAATTGTTGATAATCCTGAGAAAAGAACTTTCTTCACAAGTCAACAATGTGAATTGATTAATGGTGTTCCATTTGAAGAAAAAGACCAAGATAGAATCCAAGAAGACTTATTAGATTTAGAACCAAAGGAATTGGAGTATTGGGAAAAGAGGGGAATTGACCCCAACTATATCTACGACTTAGCAGAAGAAGGATGGGAAAAATATATTGATTAAAATAAAAAACCCCACTCAAAAGGTGGGGTTAAATTTTTATTCTAATTTCATTCCATCTGAGGAGATTATATACCAACCACCTTCAACATATTCAAGTTCAACACAAGCACCATTATCAATTTCAATTTCATCATATTGTTCATCAATCAAAGAATATTTTGGAATAATACTTGTTTTGGTTAAGACTTTAATTTTAACAGATTCTGTAGTATAACCATCCAAATTGATTGTACATTTATCAACATCTTTAACAATTAAAAGATATTCACCATTTGTTTCATAAGTTGGTGTATTGACAATCTTTTTAATTTTGGTGGATGGTGATTGACCATATCTTAATGTTTTGGTTACTTCACCTATTTTTTTCTTTTCCATATTTTTTTATTAAAAATAAAACAATTATATATTAATATCAATAGAATTATATTACATATATTTGTCTTGGCATAGCTTGGAATTTCTTTACCTTGTTTAAATTTTCAGCAATTAACGCCTCCCTTTCCATAACTTTTTCAGGTCTTAATCTTGTTAATTTACCTTCAGCACCAGTTAATTCTTCAATTAATTTTAATTTTTCATCTTTACCTTCGGTTGCCAATGTTTGATAATCCATTGTAAGTTCACTATCTGGTGTTTTGATGTTTCCACTAAACTTACCTCTTACTTTAGATAAAGTTTCTTTAGCTGTGGCAAAGAACCATCTACGTACCCATATTTGGGCTGGATTATTTAAATCAGTCCAACCAATTTTACTAAGTGGAACATCGGATGGTAATTTAATTATATCAGGATTTTTTTTCAAACAATCATCTCTATCAGGACCATCAACTTCATAATACCAATACCAAACTTTACCACCCATTAACGACCTATTCCCAAAGTCAAATTTACCACCAGGTGTTTGCATTAAATGAACAGCTTTTTTACCATCAGGGAGAGCTGTAATACGATAAGTTAAATCACCAGCAATAATTCTTCTCTGAATATTAACTTGTTGTAGTCTCAATAAAATATCAAAGGCTGGCATCATAAAATATGAACCCCCATAACCCAATTGTGCAAAACCACCAGGTCCACCAATACCTGTTCCACCAAAAGATCCAAACGCAAAGTTATCAAAAAATATGTTATTAAAAGCATTAGGTGTAAACCATAAAAGTTCGTTTATTTCTCTACCTGCGGGTATTTCATATACTTGTTGATTTGGTACAAGTTGTATATAATCTTTTTTCATTACACTATCACCACCTGCTTGTAATCCAACTATTTTTGAATATGCGTAAGAATAACGTTCTTCAAAATCAAAACTTTTGGTGATGAATGCTTTTGTTAATGATTCGGTATCTAAATTTAAACCATATAGTGATGACCATTGAGACTCAATTAACCAATCCTGTATATATTGGGAATAATCTTCAATAGATAAAGCTAATAATGAATCTAATTGTTCATCTTCCAATTCAATACTTCTGAGAGGAGCACCTAGTAGGTGTCTTAATCTTGTGTATAATTGACTTCTTTCTGGTTCTGGAATTATTGACATAGTTAGTTTTTATCTATAAATATCAAATTAACTATAAAGTAGTTTATTTATTTTATTTTTATAAAACCTAATAGCTTCAGAGATATTTTCATCATTTATTCCCAATTCTTTTAATTTGTTCTTATAATAAGACATTCTTTCTTGATAGAGTTTAATTAATTGGTCTTTATCTTTTTCTAATCTTGGGTTTGTCTTAGCTTTTAATTGTGGTTCTATTAACTCAATATTAGTCATATTTGTTTTAAAAGGTTCTTCATAATAATAAATGTACTTAGGTATAGTTACATCGCCTTCAAGATTACTTCTTTTATAATTAGGATTTGGTATTGTTATTATTTTTGAATAATCATTGTCAAAAATGATATATTCTTTATTTTCTTGATTAACGTAAACTATTAAATCGACATTTTCTTCTTTATATTTTGTGTGTTCATGCCAAGATGCCACCCTATAATACTTACCCCTATCAGAATTGAAAAGTTTAACATACCCTTCTTTTATAGATTTTATTTGGAAATGTATTGGTTCTTCATTTTCAAATTTTAAAACAATGTCTTGTCCTTTTATGGTGTCCGCTTTTGAACCCCCACAATTAAAATTAATTTTATATTGAATGTCTTGTTTATATTTATCTAACCCAAAAGCTAAATTAATTATATCTCTACCATATTCTTCATTTTTTAAACCTTCTTTAAAATTTTGAATTGAGATTTTTGCCAATCTATCAATCCATTTTCCATCATTTGAAAATAATTCAACTCTATTTTCATCAATCCATTGATTCAATGATATGGAGTATTTTTTTACTTTATTTTCAATTTTAAATTTTTCAGCTTCTTCTTTATATATTCTTTCAATTTCACTATGGACATTACTATTAGCATCCCATCTATTTACTAATGACCAATTACCTTTTCCACCATATCTTTCTTCAGTATATTTACCTCCAATAATACCAATATTAGTTTCACCACATTCTGGTATATTTAAATCACCTTTACAACCATTAACCCAACCATCAATTGGATTATTACTATCACATTTATTATAAACACTTTGAATTATACTACGCATAGTTCTAAAATTCGGAAAATCAGATTTAACTTCATTTAATAATTCTTTTTTTGTTATAGATTCAGTTAAATTAATTTTTGATAGGTATAGTCTATCCGATTTAAACTTAATGTTTTCAGATTTAAAAATATAAGAATATCTTTCCTTTGATTCAGTACCATCATCCTTTACCTCAACATTTTTAGAATCAAAAAATACATAGTTTTTAATATTATCAATGAATGCAAATATGTTAATATTATTAGGTGTATATTTGTTTTTACTTTTGAATACATATTTTACTTGACCATTAATATTAGTTTCATATAAATCTCTTGTTGGTTTAACTTGAATATATTCTGAAATATCCTCTATGGTTAATTTCATATCTTGACCTTTATATTTGTCTCTTACATCACCATCACAAAATCTAGTAATATTTGAGTTACCATATTCTTTATTCAAGATTTCAATAGCCAAACTTTCACGAGATGAACCATAATCTAAAGTACCCTTTTTAGTTTGGGGATTCATTATAAAATCAGCCAATTCACCAGTAAACATACCATCATCACTTAGTAAGGTTTTTTTCAATTTGAAAAACCAACTAATAAAATCTAATCCCTCCTTATTGTATTTTTCAAAATATTCTAATATTTTATCACTAACTTTGGTGTTCGCATCAAACCAATTTATAACTGACCATTCACCAATTCCACCTCTTTGACTTACAGCATATTTACCACCTATTACACCATAGTTTGTTTCACAATCATTGGTTTTAATTTTTCCAAAACAAGGTTCTGTTATATGTGTGTCTTTATTATAGTCATTAATAATTTCAGGTGAACATTTTGGATATACTTTAGGTAACATCACATCAAATACCTTTGGATTAATTCTACCATTTTCCTTTATAAATTCAGTAACCTTACCAAAATCTTTTTTTGGATTATATTTGAAATTTTTGTATGAACCTTCTTCATTAATAACTTTATTAGATTTTATAGATTCCTTTAATTTTGTTTTTAATTTTGATAAATAAACATCATTAACAAATTCCCAATTCACAACATCCCAAAACCTTTTAATGTATTCATCTCTTTTACTTTGATATTTCAAATAATACGCGTGTTCCCATAAATCCAATCCCAATAAAGGATAACCACCATCAATGTCATTCATTTGTGGATTGTCTTGATTTGGAGTTGTCATAATTTTCAATCTGTTGTTTTTGGTTAAAACTAACCAAGCCCAACCTGACCCAAATCTTCCAATAGATTCTTCTTCAAATTTCTTCTTAAATTCTTTGTAAGACCCAAATTCTTTATTAATTTTGGTTAATATTTCTCCTTTGATTGTTTGTTTCTTAGGGGATAACATTTTCCAAAATAATGAATGGTTGTAAGCACCACCACCATTATTTCTAATTACTTTTGGATATCTTGTTATTGATTTGATTATATCTTCCAATTCAACATTACCATAATTCTTTTTTGATAAGGCATCGTTAAGTTTCTTAACATATCCTTTATAGTGGTTGTTGTAATGAACATTCATTGTTTTTACATCAATGAATCTGGTTAATGAGTCATAACCATATGGTAATTTATCAATACCAATTTTTTTAGCTTCAGTTATTAAACTTTCACCTAATAATATAGTTTCTTTTAATAGTTCTAATTTCTTTTCCATAAAATATAAATATCTTCTAAAAGATTACTTTAATCATTTATATTTATAAATAAATTTAGTTAAAATGAATCTTAACGAACAAATAGATAGAATGAAGTCAATGATGGGTGTGATAAATGAAATCCAAGACCCTGAAGTAATCAGACATATATATGTTACTGAAAAACAAATTTTAACTGATGAAGAATTCGGTGTGATTAAGGATTTATTTCCAAAATGGAATCATTTTATTTGGATAATAAAAAAAATTGAACAAAATTGTATTAGTCAAGACGAAATTTTAGATTTTGTAGATTATCTAAATTTTTTTGATAAACACAAAAAAAATTTTCCTATAAAAGATATTGGACAAATTAAAAGTTGTGATGACGTTAAAAATATGATTAATATAGTATATGATAATTCTGAAAAAATAGAAGAAAATATTAATTATGTTATTAAAAATGATGATATTAATAAATTAGAAGAATATGGAATTTTATATTATGGAATTTTTGATGACTTCCAAGTTTTTATTGTCCCTGATTTTGATACAATAGGGGAATTAAATATTGGTACGAGTGAATTGTATAAAGTATATAAGAACATATTAGGTGTTTGTGACGATAGAAAAAAAGGAGGTAAAATTAAGTTATGTACTGTAGCTAACCCATCAAAATTTTTTGAATATATTCTAAATGGGTATTTGTATGTTTTTCATAGTAATAAAAATATAAATGCACCATTTCAGGTTTCAATTAATAAAAGATTTAATACTTTTGAGTGTAAAAATAAAAATAATGATATAGATGAAAAAATTTGTGAGAAATTAAATAATTTTATATCCAATAATATTTCAAATATTGAAAATAAAATGACTTCTTTTATTTTAAATAAAAAAAATTAATCAACATTATTAATCTTATTCATAATTTGTTCAATGAATTCAGCCTTATCCAAATTGTCACCCATAACAGTATCAATTATATTCTTTTTGTTAATCAACATATCATAGATAACTCCTTCAATTGTGTTTTCAAATATTGGATAATAAACTGAAACACAATTTTTTTGACCATATCTATAAGCTCTATCTTCCGCTTGTTGGTGATGTGCGGGAACAAAAGATAAGTCATTAAACAATACAACCTCACCCGCAGTTAATGTGATACCCACACCTGCTGCTTGAACATTCCCAACAAATACTTTTATTTTATCATTTTCTTGAAATTGGTCAACAGAATATTGTCTTTGAGCTTTACTACAAGTCCCATCCAAATAAACTGATTGTTTCCCAAAATGGGAATGTATTTTTTGTAAACTATCTGTAAAGTTAGTAAATACAATTACTTTTTTACCTTGTTCCAATATATTCTCAATTAAACCAATTGTCTCTTGAACTTTCTCATCTGCAATAACTTGTCTTACTTTCATAAGTTTGTTGAATTGAACGGTCAATGACTTTGATTCTTCTGGATGTTTATTATACCACTCATAATATTCCCCCATCAATTCTTCATACATTTTTGATTTTAATCTCAAATAGATTGGGGTAATAATTTTTTCAGGTAAATCTAATACATCAGTTTTTAATCTCCTCAATACTTGTCTTGATGTTCTATCTCTTAACTCTTCCAAGTTGGATGCACCATTAACATTCCACACTTTTCTATTCCCAGCTTTAAATTGATAACCTTGACAATAACGTATAACATAAGCCATCCAATTTTGAGCAACAGGACTTTCAATTAGATTCAATAAATTGTAATAATTGATTGGTCTATTTGTCATTGGTGTACCTGTTAACAACCAAAGATATTTTGATTTTTTTACAAAGTCATTTATTAGTTTTGTTCTTGCTGCTTGGGGATTAGAAATATAATGAGCCTCATCAATTATAACCAAATCAAAATTAGCTTTTACTATTGGTGAATTCTCTTTATTCTTTAAATCATAAAAGTTTTTAAGAATATCATAATTCACAATAACAAAGTCGTGGTCAGTAGAGAAATTCTTTCCCTCCGATATATAAACACTTCTATCTGTATAATTCCTAATTTCTCTTTCCCAATTTATTTTAAGTGACGCTGGACAGATAATTAATATTTTTTTGATATCAGTTTCAAGTGCCGCGATGATTGTGCTCGTGGTCTTCCCCAATCCCATATCGTCAGCTAAAATAAATCTTTTACTACCAACCAATTTTTCTATTGCAATCTTTTGGTGTTCAAGTGGGGGTCTATGACCATACTTTGAATAATCAATCTTAACTTCCTCTGTGTTGTGAGTTTTTAATAATGCGGCCTTGGGTAACCAAATATCAGTTAAAGTGTCACCTGAGTTAAATCTGCCCCAAATATGATATGATTTATCTTTATCCACCAATAACTTTTCAACCCAAATATCAGTTGGGATTGTTAACATATTTTTTTCATCTGCAATTTTATTTGCAAAATAGGGTTCAATGTTAACCCACTTCTTGGCAACCTTTGGTTCAACTGAATGATAGTTAATTATATATTCAGCTTGTGAACGTGTTGGATAGAATTTCTTATTGGTTTCTTTATGATGTTTTAGTTTTAAAATAAAGTTATTTCCACCTGAATATGTGTCCAAAATATCAAGTGCTTTAGATTCAATAAGATTAGATGTTTTACCTGTTAAACTCAAAGTAAATTTTTAACATAAAAATAGTTGATATCTTAATATTTATCAATATGACAAATAAAATACCTATAACAAGAATTGGTAAATTCTTTGACGCGAGTGATTATCAATTGGATATATCAATGGGTGAGGAATGGTTATATGGGGATATGAACTTCACCATAGTATTATATCGTATAGACAGAATGAAAACAAAGACTGACGATGTATATGGTGAAGCATTAAAGGATGGAATTAAATTTCTACCTCCAATTGAATTAAAAGGATATGTTCAAATATCAGCACCTGAGAATAAAATGATTGCGGGTAATAAACCTGGTATTAACCAAACCGAACCTGGTAATATGAGATTTTCAATTTATCAAAAACAATTGGATGAATTGGGAATTGACATTAATTATGGGGATTATTTGGGTTATAATGAAACTGAGGATAGAATTAGATATTATGTTGTTAATAATGATGGAAGGGTTGTATCTGACAATAAACATAACTATGCGGGGTATAAACCATATTATAGAACAATAACAGCTTCGGCAGTTGTTGATAATGAATTTAGAGGATTGTAATTATGCCACTACCAAAGAAAATAAAAAAAGATATACCATTAACTGAGTCAAAGATTCTTTTAGAAAGGAGAAAAGAATTGGTTGATAAGATTAACAAAGATGGTACATATTTACCCAAGTCTTTATTACACGCAGATTTGGATGGCGGTTTTTTGGATTTTGTTAAGAATGAATTAAAGACTATTGTTGATGGTAAAGTTATACCAACAATTGATATATTAATAACAACACAAAATTGGGCACAATTTACTGAAACTTGGAATTTACAAAATTTGGATAAAAATGTTGAACCGCCATTTATTTCAATTGTTAGAATTCCTGAAGTAAAATATGGTACAAACCCAGCTACTTTATATACAATACCAAATAGAAGACAATATTTTTATGCTCAAGTTCCAACTTGGGATGGTAATAGAGTTGGAGTTGATGTGTATAAAATACCACAACCAGTTCCAGTGGATATTACATTCCAAGTAAAAATTGTATGTAATAGAATGAGAGAACTAAACCAATTCAATAAAGTTGTTATTGAAAAGTTTTCATCACTACAATCATATCAAATTATTAAAGGACATTACATACCAATTAAAATGACAAATATAACTGATGAATCAGTAATGGATATGGAAAAAAGAAAATATTACATTCAAAGTTATGATTTTGTTATGATGGGATTTTTAATAGATGAAAATGAATTTGAAGTTTCTCCAGCAGTAAATAGAGTTCTACAAATATTGGAAGTGGATGAAAAGAAAGTTAAGAGACAAAAGAAAGTTGATTACGTCCCATCTAAATATAATTTGGATTTAATTGTTAAAACAGGTTCTACTATGGTTATGCAAAAAATAGAGTATACCGCAGATATTGTTGTTGAAGATACAGAAAATATTATAACATATGATGTGTATATCAATAACGATTTTTATGGTACTGATTTAACATCTATTCAAATAAACACAAATGATACTTTAAAATTTATTGTTGAGAAAGATAATCCATCTTTAGAATCAAAGATTGTTTTAAATAGTGTTTTAATTTAAACATCACCATATATATCTTTTTTTTCCTTACACTTCTCAACTATCAGTCTTTCCAAAAAACGATACATTTTAATACCATTTTTATCACAATAGTTTTTTAAAAGGTTATGAACCTCAATTGATATCTTTAAATTTTTTATTTTTTTAACCTCTTTATCCATAGTAGAAAAAAGGTAGAATTTATTCTACTCAATTTATATATACATATACCAAAGTAAAGAATTTTGTTGTTTTGCTTAATATTTATCTAAAAATAAATTATTTAAACTAAAAAAAATGGCAACAAGCAATAAAGTTTTTGTTTCTCCTGGTGTTTACACTTCCGAGGTTGATTTAAGTTTTGTTTCTCAAAGTGTTGGTGTTACAACGTTAGGTATTGTTGGTGAGACTATTAAAGGTCCTGCCTTCGAACCAATCTTTATTACCAACTTTGATGAATTTTCAACTTATTTTGGAGGGACATCAGCAGAGAAATTCGTTAACACACAAATCCCTAAGTATGAGGCAGCATATATCGCAAAAGCATACTTACAACAATCTAACCAATTGTTTGTAACAAGAGTATTGGGTCTTTCAGGTTATGATGCGGGACCTTCTTGGTCAATTTTGACAATAGCAAATGTTGACCAGTCTACTGTTGGTTTTGAATGTTTAAGTTCAACTACATTAAGTTGTGTAACTCAATGTATTGAATTCAACGTAATACCTTATTCAATTGATTTTACAGGTTGTACTAGTGGTATAAATTCAATTTCATTTGTAGGTGGTTCTTATAATATATTATCAAACGATTTGAATAATGTTTATGAGAAATTTAATGGTTCTACATCAACCATAGCAACCGATTTAAAGAATCAAATATTAGGTGTAATTAACACACCATCAAGTTCTGCTTATTCAATAAATTATTTTGGTGTAATTTCTGGTGGTACTTATGATACTTTAACTGGTTATACTGCAAGTACAAATGTTTTTGGAGTTGATAACGTAAGTTCAGATTTATCTAATTACTCAGCCCCAGTAAACGATACTTGGTATTATGCAACATTTGATAACATTGGTAATAATGATTACACGGGTTATTCATTCTACAATGTAGTTGACACTATTGTAGAAACATCATCAAAATCTAATTGTGCATCATTCTATTCTTACCAAGTTAGTTCAAGTACAATTAGTACTGTAGTTGGTGGTATAAACTATAACACTAACACAATTAATCTTTGTTTACCATTAACTGCAACTACTGCGGATATTACAGCAATGACTGTTACGTTTAGTGCTTGTACGACTGGTGTTACAAGTGAGAGTGTTATTCAGGCTTCAGTAGAAAATAATGTTGATTTTAGTGCTCTAACTAAATCTTATACTTTAACATCTGAAGATGGAACAGCAATATCCGCTTGGACTGTAAATATAGTATTACCTGGTACTTGTGGTACTTGTACAACAGGAAATACTGGAACTTTCCCAACACCAACAATAACAACTTGTTATAGTGGAACTGTTACTGGTTTGACTTATGTTTATACTGGTACATCTTTCATTGAATATGATAATTTGGTTTTAGCAACATTACGTTCAAGAGGTTTAGCTACTTATGGTTCAGATAATGGTGCTGTTTATGATGTAGATGATTTAAGTAATGTAACTATGAATTGTTCTGGGACATATTCAGCTGTAACTAAAAACCCTTTTTCAACATTTGGTATAAATGTAACTAACAAAGATAATGAAAGTTTCTTTTTTGAGACATCTTTCACGAATTCCGATACAAATTATATTAGTAAAGTTTTTGGTAAAACAAACTTTGGTAAACCAAGAAATTTAGTTCCACTTTTTGTTGAGGAAGAATATTATACATTGTTAAATTATGCTTATAGAAAAGGTTATATTAGAGGTTTAAATTGTAACTTAACCGCACTACCAAATGCAAGACAAGGTATTGACACTACAACTATTGGTTGGTATTTAGACAGATATCAATCACCATCATCTCCTTGGGTTGTTTCAGAATTAAGAGGTAATAAAGTATTCAGACTTTTCAAATTTGTTACAATTTCAGATGGGGATGCCGCAAATACTGAAGTTAAGATTTCAATCAGGAATATTTCATTTAACAATGGAACATTTGATGTAATTGTTAGAAATTTCTTTGATACTGATGCTAATCCAGTTGTTTTAGAATCATTTACTAATCTTGCTATGAATCCAAATGAAAATAATTATATAGCAACTAGAATTGGTACTGTTGATGGAGAATATCAATTAAATTCAAAATACATAATGGTTGAGATGAATTTGGATGCACCAGAAGATGCTTTACCTTGTGGTTTTGAGGGTTACACTATCAGAGAGTATGGTGGCGCAACACCCCCATTCCCAATATATAAAGAGAAATATGATTATCCAGGTGAAGTTGTCTACAATCCACCATTTGGCTCTGGTTTGGGTGTTGATGATGCTGTACTTAGTAATGGTGATAATTTTAGAAGAACTTATTTAGGTATTTCTGATACTGTTGGTATTGATGTAGATATGTTCAAATATAAAGGTAAACAATTACCATTAAATATTGCTTGTGATACTACTGCCGATAATTGGGCATATAAAACAAGAGGTTATCATATGGATATCAATGCAAGTGGCATAACTATTCAAGGTGCGTATACAACAAGTGGAACACCTGAGTTCTTTGTTGGTGCATCGCCTTTCACTTCTGATCCATCTGACGAAACTAATCAATACTATAGATTATTTGCTCGTAAATTTACATTACTATGTGCTGGTGGTTTTGATGGTTGGGATATATACAGAGAATATAGAACTAATGGAGATAGATTTGTAATAGGTAAGGCGGGATATTTGAAAGGGGCAAGTAATAGTTGTTCAACTAAATATCCTTCAGCTTCAGGATGGGGAGCGTTTAAACAAATAACAGTTGGTGATAATACTCAAGATTATGCTAATACTGATTATTATGCTTATCTATTAGGACAACAAACATTCGCTAATCCAGAAGCTGTGAATATCAATGTATTTGTTACACCAGGTGTTGATTATTATAACAATAGTAACTTGGTTGAATCTGCAATTGAAATGATTGAATTTAGTAGAGCCGACTCAATATATATTGTAACAACACCTGACTATAATATGTTTACACCAACATTAGGTGATTCACAAGATTTGGTATTACCACAAGAAGCTGTAGATAGATTAGAAGATTTGGTTTTAGACTCTAACTACACCGCAACATATTATCCTTGGGTATTAACGAGAGATAGTGTTAATAACACTCAAATATACTTACCACCAACAGCTGAGGTTTGTAAAAATCTTGCCCTTACAGACAACATTGCTTTCCCTTGGTTTGCTGCGGCTGGTTATACAAGAGGTATTGTTAATGCTGTTAAAGCTAGAAAGAAATTAACACAAGAGGATAGAGATGTACTTTACAAAGGTAGAATTAATCCAATTGCAACTTTCTCTGATATTGGAACTGTAATTTGGGGTAACAAAACAATGCAAATAAGAGAATCTGCTTTAGATAGAATTAATGTAAGAAGATTGTTACTACAAGCTCGTAAATTAATTTCAGCAGTTTCAGTAAGATTGTTATTTGAACAAAATGATGAAAAAGTTAGACAGGACTTCCTAGACGCTGTTAATCCTATTCTTGATGCAATTAGAAGAGATAGAGGTTTATACGATTTCCGTGTAACAGTTTCTTCTGAACCAGCTGATTTGGATAGAAATCAACTTACTGGTAAGATTTATGTTAAACCAACAAAAGCCCTTGAATTTATAGATATTACATTCTATATAACTCCAACAGGTGCTTCGTTTGAAAACATTTAAAAGTTATCTGATATTTATGGGGGAGAATTAATTCTCCCCCATTTTTTTATAATCACAATATTTATTAATATGAGAAATTTAATACGAAGAATTTTAAGAGAACAATCAAAAGTAAAAGAAATTCCAATAAAATTTTATATGTTTGATTGGGACGATAATCTATTGTATATGCCAACACAGATTTACGTTACTACTGACAAAAATAAAGAAATTGGTATGGGCACTGAAGATTTCGCTCATTTAAGGTCTAAATTAACTAGTGGTGAACCTTTTGTTTATAAAGGGAAAACTGTTAAAGGTATGGGTGAAAATCCGTTTAGAAAATTTAGAGGAGGTAAAGAAGAATTTTATAAAGATGTTAAAAAATCTAAACAAGCACCATCTTGGCCTGATTTAGTTGAGGCAATTAATTCAGGTTCTTATTTGGCTATAATAACCGCTAGAGGACATAAACCACAAGTAATAAAAGAATCTTTAAGAGATTTAATTGATAACAACGAAAATGGTATTTCAAAAGAATCATTATTTCGTAGTTTAGTTGATCGTAAAGAATTAGTAGGCCAAGAACCTTTATCAATGGAAGAAGAGGTTGATGATTATTTAGATAGTTGTTTATTTTATACTGTAGGGTATTATTATCCGACTGGTTCATCAAAACCAGAAGAAATCAAAGCTAAGGCTATGAATTTCTTTCAAACAAGTGGAAATGAATTGGTTGAAGCTATGAATTCAAAATTAGCTGCTGATGGTATCTATGATTTTAAATTTAAAGCATATTTTGGTTTTTCAGACGATGATTTAAAAAATATTGCGTATGCTATTACAAACACAACAGGTATTGATATATATTCAACACATGGTGATGAAAAAAAATTAGTTAAAAAAGGAGAAAAAGGAATAAAACCTGAATTCGAAGATGATTTAGAAATACAATTCGAAAATAAATTAAGAAATATAATTAAAAAAATAATCATATATAATTAAAATTATATATAATAACTAATATATAATGTGATTTATTAATGAATAATTTTTTTCAAGTAAAAGTAAATAGAAAAATTTTCAATAACACAATATTTATTATAAAATAAATGAATAAAATTAAAACGATATAAAATGGCTGATTTATTAATGAAAATGCCGGTTCCCTATGAACCGAAAAGACAGAATAGGTTTATTATGCGATTCCCTAGTGATTTAGGAATAAACGAATGGTTTGTTGAAACCGCATCTAGACCAAGTATTACAATTGGATCTCAAGAAATTCCTTTCTTAAACACATCGACTTATGTTGCTGGTCGTTTTAAATGGAATCCTATAAATGTTAAATTTAGAGACCCAATCGGTCCTTCTGCATCTCAAGCATTAATGGAATGGGTTCGTTTGAGTGCAGAATCAGTTACAGGTCGTATGGGTTACGCTGCAGGTTATAAAAAGGATGTTGATTTAGAAATGTTAGACCCAACTGGGGTTGTTGTTGAAAAATGGATTATTCAAGATTGTTTCTTAACTAGTGTTAACTTTGATTCATTAGGTTATGCGTCTGATACACTAGCATCAATTTCAGCAACTCTTCAAATGGATAGATGTATTTTAGTTTACTAAAAAAATAAAATTCATAAAAACCCACAATATATGTGGGTTTTTTTATTTATAATATTTATTTATACTTTATTTTTAAAATAAAAAAAATGGACAAAGATTTAATACAATCAGCTCACACAAATTTACCTTTAGCTCACGATGTAGTACAACTACCAACAAAGGGTATTTTTTACAAAAACAAAAAAAAATCAATTAAAGTTGGATATTTGACAGCTAACGATGAAAATTTTTTAATAAATGCAGCGTCTAATGCAAATAATAATATAGTTTTACAACTATTAAGGTCAAAAATTTATGAACCAGATATAAAACCTGAAGAACTTGTTGATAGTGATGTTGAGGCAATTTTAATATTTTTAAGAAATACATCATTTGGTTCTGAATATACAATCACACTTAACGATCCAAAAACTGGTAAAAATTTTGATGAGACAATAGTTTTAGACGAATTAAATATTAAAAAAGTTGAAGTTATGCCAAATGATGATGGTACTTATTTGGTAACTTTACCTATGACTGGTGCTGTAGTTAAATTAAAACCTTTGACTTATTCAGACCAATTAGAACTTGATAAAATGGCTGATAATTATCCAGCTAATTTAGTACCACCAAGAATAACTTGGAGATTAAATAAACAAATCTTGGAGGTAAATGAAAATAACGATAGAAGTTACATATCTAAATTTATAGACACTTTACCAATTGGGGACTCAAAATATATTAGAAAATTTTTAAAGGATAATATACCATCATTAGATTTAAAAAAAACAACAACAGCCCCATCAGGAGAAACGGTGAAATATGAAATCACCTTTGGGGTTGAATTTTTTCGTCCTTTCTTCTAGTTATTCAAAATATTTGTTGGATGAATATTATTTAATGGCAAGATTTCTGAGAACATCTTATTCGGAATTCTTGAACATCCCAACTTATGTTAGAAAATACCTAATAAATAAAATAGTAGAAACTAATACACCTAAAGAAAATTAAAAATTTCATATTTATAGTAAATAATAATTTATGGCAGGTGGTTTAGATGGTTTAGGTAGATATGTACGTTCACTTAGTGGTCCTATTGGTGAAAGTATTGGTTCTTTATTTGACCAAAAAGCAATGAGAGATGTTTTTTTTGATGTTGATGAAAAGGCGACATCAATAGCCAAGTCATTTGGACAAGGTAGAGAACAAATTGGTATTATCAAACAAAGTATGACTGACGCTTATCAAAGTGTTGCTAAGATGGGAGGTACTTTTGATGATATTAATACAATTCAAACTGAAATAGCATCAAAACTTAATCGAAATGTGGTTCTAAGTTCTGAATCATATGATAAATTATTTGCTATGACAAAAGTAACCAATGAATCAATTGGTAGTATTGTTGAAAATTTTAAAAATGCTGGATATTCTGTATATCAGACAACTGAACAAATGCAAAAGGTTGTTGACACAGCAAGAACTTTAGGTTTAAATGTTGAATCCGTTAGTGAGAATGTTATACAGAATATGGATGCCCTTAACAAATATACCTTCCAAGGTGGTGTTGAAGGTTTAGCAAAAATGGCAGCACAAGCATCTTCTTTAAGAATTAATATGAAGGAAACTTTACAATTTGCAGATAAAGTTTTCAATCCTGAAGGTGCAATAGAAACTGCTGCGGCATTACAAAGATTAGGTGTAACTCAATCACAATTGTTAGACCCACTTAGATTAATGAATCTATCACGTAATGACCCTGCTGAATTACAAAACCAAATTGTACAAATGACAAAAAGTTTTGTAACAATGGGTAAAGAGGGTAACTTTGAAATTATGCCTGGAGCTAAGGGTAGATTGATGGAAATAAGTAAGGCTATGAGTATGAGTTATTCTGAATTAACTAAGATGGCCTTAGGTAGTGCTGAGTTAGAAGATAAAATGAAAAAAATTAAATTTCCTGATGTTGACCAATTTGCATCAAAGGAAACGAGACAACTAATTGCCAATATGGCAGAAAAAGGAAAGGATGGTGAATATAGGATTAAAGTCACGGATGAAAAAGGTCAAACAAAAGAAAAACTAATATCTCAATTAAGTCCTGATGATATTGAGAAATTAAAATTACCACCTAAGAAAATGGAAGAATTGGCAGTAGACCAACTATCTGTATTGGGGAGTATTGATGCAAGTTTAATGGCAATGAAAAACGCTACTGGTTATGCTTTTGCTGGGACAAAATCTGGTGAAGATATTATGCAAGCCGAAGTTCAAATGTATAAATCAATAAGTGAAACATTTACTAATACCTTCAATACTAAAGAAATTAGAGAAAGTATGGATAGTGGAATACAACAAATGTTTGATAGTATTTTAGATGGTAAAACATTGGATGGATTTAAACAAGCGGGTGAAAATATGTATAATTTTTTCAATAAAATATCAACCAAATTTACAGATGAAGCCGCAGCAAATTGGAATCAGTTTATTAATAGTGAAAATAAAATGATTCAAGTTTTTTCTAGACTTGGAGAACAAGTTAAAAATTTAGCTGAAGACACATTAGGACCTGTAATTACGAATCTTAAGACTGTGTTGAGTGGTGGAACAATTATAAGAACAGAAGCTCCAAATCCTGCTAAGGACTTAGTATCATTTCCAGGTACTAATGGTAGAGTATTAACTGGAGAATTTGGTGCATTTTCATTAGACCAACGAGATATGATTATTGCTGGTGATCCTAATAAAATGTTAAGTAGTGGAGAAAAACAAGATTCTTTTAGTACAAATTTAAATACAAATACAAGTACAAATGTTAATTTAACATTAAATATAAATGTAATGGGTAATACCATTAACAAGTCAGAAATGGAAAATGTTTTACGAGATGTTGGATTAATCAATACAATTAAAAATGAAATACATAAATTAAATGCACCTAATGGTACAATCTCACCAACTGAAATAAGATATAAAAAGAATAGAGAAAAATTTGGGTAATAATCTATTTATAAATAAAATAGATAATGTCATTAAGTAACTTAACATTAGATATAACAGAACAATGGAGAGGGGTTTTGTTAGCAAAAAACCTCCCCCCATATTTAATACAAGGTGAATTTACTCCAAATACTTCATCTTATAACCAATCTATAACTTTATCTGACTTTTCAGTTATAGACTCACCAAATCAATTAATTAATAGACCACCTTATTTAACTGAATTATATCCTTTAAATCAATTTGGTCCTTTTGGTGGGTTTAATAATAGAGTAACATTAAATTATCGTCAACGTAATTCTAATAGTGGTGAATATAGTCCAACTGATACTAATATGGATTTATTAAATGAAAGTTGGATTGATGTTAGTTATAATGAAAATAGATATGGACCCGAAGGTGGATTTACTTCTATGTATTTTGTTTCTAATGAAGGAATAACCGATAAAATACACTTACCATATTGGGAACCGCCTACATTTATACCATCTAGTTATTCACCACAACAAGTATTATTATCTAGTAACCCAAGTGGTGATGCTGGATTTTTATCTCAGGACTCAACATTAGCAATGATGTCTGCTAGAAAATTGAAAACATTATTTGAAGATAGGATTAATGTAGAAACTATTAGAAATCTTAGATATGTTGTTAATAACAATTATACTATAACAACACCTGAAGCCCCAACAACTGTTACAAATAATTTCATTTCTAGAATATCTAATTCATTTTTCCCTGCGTCAACTATTCCTGGAGATTATTTCAATGATGTTCTTAATAATAGTCAAACAAATCAGACTGCCATTGCTTTAGGTTCATTAAATAATTTAGGAAGTGGTTCTTTAGGACCTATCTTAAGTCTAAGAGGAAACCCATCATTATTATTTTTAGGAAATACTGGTAATGGACAAAGGTTTGAATTATTTAAAAATATTAACTTAAATAGATTTCAACCGAATTATTCAAATTATACCAAAGGTATTAAAGGATTATCAAATAATTCAGGAGCAACTGAAAATGGATATTATGTTGGGTCTTCTAAAAAAGAACCTGGAGATATAAATTCACCAAGTAATCAAATACCCGTTAATGAATTTGGAAAACAAGTTAAGTCTCCAGTTTATGGACCTACGGATTTAAGTATTTTGTATGAAGGTAATGAGAGTGCTTTAAACTTTGGTTTGGTAGGATTTCCAGTTATTGAAGGTGGTAGTTTAAATGGTGGATTTACTTGGATTTCCCCTAAGACTAGAAATAGTGCTGGTAAAAAAGCAACAATTGGTGGTGGATTAGGAAAAACAGATAAAGATGCCTACCAAATTGCTTCACAATATCAAAAAAGTATTTCAACTAATGTAAAATTAAAGCCTGGGTCTATTTTAGATGAAACTCAAAGATTAATTGATTCTGCCGATAAAGTTACAGGTAAAAGTAAATTAAAACACGTTGGTAATGCAATTAATCAAGTTAGTAAAGTTTTTAATGATGGGTATAAAGAAATAACTAAAGGTTCAAAAGTATTGAGTTATGTTGATAATGCTAGAGGTACTGAAGAAGGTATTGAGTATGGTAGAGTTTTTACTAAAGATACTCCTTATTACACTTATAATGATTTACAAAAGAAAGCTGGTATAACAACAGAAAATAGAAGATTCCCAAGTTCTATTTTAGACAAAACATTTAATTTAAATATTGTTCCTTTAAGAGGGAGTGATTCAACCAATATTCAAAGAAATAATCAAGGTAATTTTTATGCTAAAAAATATATGTTCTCAATAGAGAATCTAGCTTGGAGAACTTCAAGTAGACCTGGTTTCACTGTAGATGACTTACCTAATTGTGAAAAAGGACCTAATGGGGGTAGAATTATGTGGTTTCCACCATATGATTTAAAATTTTCAGATTCTAGTACAGCATCCTTCCAAGGAACAAGTTTTTTAGGTAGACCAGAACCTATGTATACTTATAAAGAGACATCAAGAAGTGGAACATTAAGTTGGAAAATAGTTGTTGACCACCCATCAATATTAAATGTTATTGTTAGAAAACAATTAAAGGGTGCGAGAAAAGAAAAAGTTGATTCAATAATTGAATCTTTTTTTGCTGGATGTGTAAAATACGATATATATGAATTAGCTAGAAGATTCCCAAATTTAGAACCATCAACAATTAAACAAATTACTAGAGCTTTAAATAACACATCAAATCCAGATGACGCGACTAAGTTATTTAATGAAATTTATAAAGACCCAAGTGGTAACCCAGATTATGGTACATTACCAAGTAATATTGGAGTTGATGAACAAATACAAGAAACTGGAAATAAACCAACAGACAATCGTGATATCTTGGACAGATTAAAACAAAGTTTCACAAAAAAAATATTAAGAAATTTTTTAACTGAATGTGATTATTTTGATATGATAAAGGAAGACACTCCAATGATATATGATTCAATAAGAGAAAAACTAAAATATTTTAGTCCTACTTTTCATTCGACAACACCTGAAGGTTTAAATTCTAGACTTGTTTTTTTAAATCAATGCGTAAGACCTGGTGAAACTATACCTACTGTTGGAATTGATAATCAATTAACACAAACTAATGCTTTAAATACGTCATTTGGAGCTCCTCCTATTTTAGTTTTAAGAATTGGTGATTTTTTTCATACTAAGATTGTACCAGATGGTGTTAGTTTTACTTATGAACCTTTATTAGACCAAAACCCCGAAGGAATTGGTGTACAACCAATGATTGTTAATGTAAGTATGAATTTCAAAATTATAGGTGGTATGGGTATCGCAAAACCAGTGGAAGAGTTACAAAACGCATTATCATTTAATTTTTATGCTAACACTGAAATTTATGACGAAAGAGCAACCCCAACTGAAGACTTGTCTAAAGTGTCTAAAGATTTCTTTGATAAATTGAAATTGTCAGTAAACACTTCAGGTAATCAAAGATTTAGAATTAATGATGGTGGTGACACAATTGGAACTATAGTATTAACATTACCTGATGAACAAGGTGGCGAAGGTGGTGAAATTGGTGATATTAACTATAAATCAATTATGGATAAACTATTATCATCAACGTCTAACTATTTTTCAGGTCTTGTTAATATATTAGAAAGTGTTCAAAGAGAAAATAATATAGGATTTGTACAGATACTTAATGCTAAAAGAAATTACAGTGAGGGGAATGTGGGTAATGATAAAACAATTAAAATTTTTGGTAAATCTGAAAATTGGGAAGAACTTTTAAATAGTACTTTAGAAAGAGTATATGATTCCATTGATAATGATACCGACCCAATTTTATCAAAAATTAAAGAATCTTATACAACTGACGAATATAATAACTTAACGAGTGTTATGAGGTATATTAGGGCAAATATGAAACAATATATCTCTGATTATTCCGAACAATTAATTACTTCACTTGGTACTAATGCACAAGAAATTGTTACCTTACAAGAAAAATATGTTCAAACAATTAGAAAAATAAATGTAGTTACAACTGAAATTGATGGGAAGATAAATAGTAGAGGTTCTGCTCAAATATATAATATATCTGGTGATACTTTAGAAACTTTGAAAACTGATTTCGGAAAATTGGAAGATGCTATGAATCAATATGTAGAACTACTTAGTGAAGATAACACCAAGATAGCTTTTTACGAACCAGAAAATCCTGAAAAACCTTTTGATTTAGTTGCTGATAATATCTTTGAAGACGATACTGAAAAAGATTTTTTTGTTATAATGGCAAGAATATTAAATAATAAAACAAAACGACAAGAATTCTTAAAATACGTTTTAAGAGAGGATGAGTTACTTAGAATCACTAATAGACGAACATATACACTTTTATTAAAAAGATTTAATATTCGTATACTTCAATTGGACTTTCAATATTCTAGAGAATTAATACGTGAAAATCAAATTTTTAATAAATTAAAACGAAAACAAAATTATAGAAAGTTAACAAGAGGATTAAGTACTATTATGTATAAACCAGGAGTAGAGAGAGTGTGTCAATATATTACTTCACCAACTTTAGGAACTGCGGAACAAAAAGAACAAATTCAATCACTATACGCAACAGAAAATGCAAATGATGATAAATCAACATATAATGGTAAAATAACATTCAACTAATGGCGATAAGATTCTACGGACGATACGATCAATTTTTAATTGAAGGACAACAAACAGTTGTCCCTTATGTTAATTTACCACAAAAGGTAACTGATAAATCTTATATATATAAGATTAATTCATCAAGATTGGATAAAATTTCACAAGAATATTATGGTAGTCCAACTTTTGGATGGCTAATATTATTAGCTAACCCAAGTTTTGGTGGTGAAGAATGGAATATACCTGATGGTTCAGTATTGACAATTCCATTTCCTTTAATAGCTTCTTTACAAGATTATAAAAATCAATTAGAAAATCTGTTCTTTTTTTATGGTAGATAGTTTAGAAAATATATTTGTGGCATTTGATTATAACAACATTACAATAGTAGACCCTAATAAGGTAATTGATGGTAATGGTAAAGTTAAAGAGAGATATGTCAAACAAGAAGATTTGGTTATGTATGCCAATTTGGAATGTAGTGTACTACCACGAACAAAATTAGCTGTTGGAACACCCCAAAATTTAGACTCAATACAAACAATTTCTATAGCTGAAATTAATTTTTTAAATCCAGGAAAAAAACGTTTTTTGGATAATGAATATACAAATGAAATAACAGGTCAAAATTCACTTAAGGGTAATGCTCAAAATCAAATAAGTTTAGAAAAAATTCCAGAAACAAAAGAAAACTCATCTTACATAAGACAAACAAGTTTAAACCAAACAGATAACGGATTGTTGGGTATAACTAGTATTCAGATTAGACAAGGATTAGATTTTACACCAATTATTACAATACAATTAGAAGATATTAGAGGTAGGGCTCTATTTGAATCTGGAGCTAATTCACCTTATGGTTCTTTTTTTCATTTACCTTACCCACCATTTTATCTTACATTAAAAGGTTATTATGGAAAAGCTGTAAAATTAACTTTAATGTTATCTAAATTTAATGCTAGATATGATAGTATTTCAGGTAATTTTAAATTACAATTAGATTTTTATACTTACAAATATTCTGTTTTGGTTGAAACCCCTATGGGACACGCGTTATCTGTACCTTATATGTACCCTACAACCTATACTAGAGATAATACAAAAGGTACAACATTAACTAAAACTCAAACAATAAAAAGTGAATTAGGAAGACAAAAAGTAGTTGAAGTTTATCAAGAATATATTAGTAAAAATTTAATTCCAGCTAATTTTCCACCACTTACAATAAAAGATTTACATGAAACTTTATCTAGATTTATTAAAAATGATTTAAATAATTTTATTGAAACTAATTTAGAACCACTAACTGATATTGATATATATCAGAAAGATTTAGATTTATATGCTAAAGAAGTTTATTGGAATGCAATAGACCCAACAAAAAAAATTGGGTCTTGGTTTGAATTATATATTGATAAAACAAATTTTTATATATTAAATAATGGTGCTAAAATATATACTATAAAAAAAGGATATAATCCAATTTCAGTAACTAGTCAATTAAATGCTTTAGTTACTGAATTTAATAGAAGATTAAATGATAACAAAACAGTTGGACAAAATAGTGGTTCATATAAAAGAATAAGTAAAGTTCCTTTAGGTAAAACACAAATAATTGAAACAAAAGTTACGAATAAAATAGATTTAAATACTTTTTTATATCTGTTTGATGTAACTGAGGATGATATTGATACAGAACAAACCTATAAACAAAGAAGAGGTGGTAGTGAATCAGTAGCTCAAGAATTACAAGATTTTATAATAAATCAGTTTAGAAACGATATAAAAGATAAAGGTTTTTATCCCATAAATCCAATCACAGGAAAACAAGATGGGACTGAAAAAAAAATTACTTTTTTTATATTTGATGGTGATATAAGGTTTTTATCATTAATTTCTAAAATGAAAAAACAAGTTGATGGATTTAAACAAGAAATAGAAGATGACCTTACAGAATCACTATCACTATTATTACAAAATCAACAACCAATAGGATTTACACCAAATATCAGAAATATTTTGGCAGTATTTTTTGCTAATACTGAAGCTTTTCTTAGACTTATGGATGATGTTCATACAAAAGCTTGGAAACAAAATAAAAACCCAAAAAGAATTAATGCAATTCTTGGTAGCAAAGAACCAACCGCGGATAAAAATGATGAAGAAATTATTTATCCTTGGCCACAATTTATAGTTAGTAATCAAACGGAAGATAAAACAACTTATGAGTTAAGATATCCTGGTGACCAAAAATTAAAAGATTATGTTGGGGCTGAAGATTATACAGTTTGGCCTGAAGTGCAATTTGTTGAAGAATACATTCAAGCGTTAACTGAAAGAGTTTCTAGGGATACATCAGCTAAAATAGTTGATAATGAAACTAAAGATGTTAAGAGAGTTTCGTTCAATGCCATTGAATTCCCAATTAAAAATTCAGTGTATTTTAATCAAGAGATTGTAAAATTTATTTATGAAATCTTTGAAAGATTAAAATATGTTATTTATTATAGTAAAATTAATAAGGGTAATCCTCAATTCGTTGTTAATGCCGTTTCAGAAGTTGAAATTACAAATATAAATCAAAGTTTTAGTGATAGTAATCCAATAAATTTATTGGAAAATTTACAACTATTACAAATTAATTCTACAAATTATGAAAGTGTTTTAAAAGAAATATCAAATAATGGTTTAAGTACAAGTTGGCAAGGTTGGATAAGAGGTGTTTTTAATACTAGTTATATTAATAATCAAGCTAAAAATTCATTCACAATTAAATCATTAGCTGAAATGAGTGATTTAGAAACTACACCAAAAGTTTCACTAACAGAAAAAACAAGAAATGATTTAATTAATTGGTTAACAGGTACAACAAAAAATAATATGCCTGATTTTACCGATACCTATCCTTTCACTAACGAAAAATGGATTAAAGAAAATTTGGCGAATGGAAATGCGACATCATTTGATAGAGCGTATAGAACTAGAAATACAATATCTTTTAGTCCTGAATACAAGACATTAACTAATTTTAAATCTATTAATAGTCAAAATATTAATAGACCTATCACCCATTTTATTTTTAAAAATACTTTACCTACTACTATCCCTACAAATGGAGACCTTAAAAATTATTATAACGACAGAGTTGATGAATTTAATAAACAATTAGTAACTGAGGGTAATATATATTACTCACCATCATATAATGGTGAAGTATCATTTAAACAAACAACATCTATATTTAATACCCCATATTTTGTTAATGCTATCCAAAATGGAGTTGAATTACAAAAAACAAAAAATACTTATCCATATACTCAAGCAGCATATTTATTTTTGAATAGTCTACCATTAATTACTGGTAAAGAAAAATTGAATTCTTATAATAATACAACTCAAACTGAGTTTGATTATATATTTGCATCACTAAAAAAATATGGAGCTTTACATAAATTACCATATGCTTGGATTTTAAAAATAGGTTCTATATGGTATAGATATCAAAAATTCATTGATGAAGGTATTGATATTTTAGATGATGTTTGGAAGAATTTTGATTCTGTTAAAAATTACGATCCACTAACCACAAATAAAGAAAAAGAATACAAATTTTCAGCATCAACTACTACAGGAAGAATAGATTATACGATTGTTTTAGAGAAAAATGAAGCAAGTGGAACAATAATGAACTTAGGGTTTTATCCTAAAGTAATTAATGATTTTGGTTATTTCTATTTGGATAGACAGAATATTATTGCAAATACTTATACAAATAATGACATCCAACAAGTGATAGATAAAAAAGAATTAAATTTTTTACTTACAAATCTTGCGGATATAAAGTATGGAAAAGGAGTTGATAATAACCAACCAAATAGGACTATAAATGTTACTAGTTGGTCATTATATATTTCAGCCGATACGAATACATTTATATTATTACCATCTATGGGTGGTAATAATCAAAGTAAGAGTGAATGTTTTACAAATTCAGAAATATCAACATCAGCAAGATTAAAAATAGAAATAACAGGTAATACTTCAGTATATAATGGTTCTGTTAGAAATTTTTGGTCAGCACCGAACTTTGGTTATTTTGATAATGGAAATGTTATTAAACCTAGTTATGATAGTTATCTTAAAGAAATCTTACCGAAAACAGAAAAACAACAAAATTTTTCAATCAATAATAATGTTATAAATTATTCTAAAATTGAAGAATTATTTTCTATTTTTGATACAGAAATATTAAACTCATTTAGGGATGAATTTTTGAATTTTTCAAAACCAATAACAAATTTTACAACTAAACTTACTGACACTAAATCAGTAACAATTAAGTATTACAATTTCCAATTGTTAATGAGGAGTTTAATGACAATAGGTAGTGGTAATGCAATACCGGAAGGTAATGCAATACCAGAAGGTAATGTAATACCGGAAGGTAATGTAATACCGGAAAATAGTGTAAACAAATTATTCGACCTAGCTAAAAAACAAATTAAACAAATTAATAGTGTAATTAATAATTTTTTAGAAGAGGACATATATTTTCTTTATGGTAATCCTAGTAATTATAATCAAAGATTATTCTACTCATTTTCTAATTTACCTTTGACTGATAAGTTTCAATGGCAAAAATACACAACAACAACTCCTGATGTATTTCCTCTAACACCTACTAGTACAATTCAATATAAAAATGAATTAGATGTTTTAAAAACTTATGTAGGATTTTCTACAATAAATGAATTAGGTTACACTACAAATTCATACATATTTGATTTTTTTATTGATTTCAATGTTGCTTTTACTGAACAAAATATAAAAAATTTTGCACCAATAATAAAATTATATGCAACTCAGAAATTAAATCAAAATCAATCTAATATAATTAATACAAGTCAACCACTAAATGAAGATTTATTAATTTATAGCGCAAATTTAAGTGATGGAAAAACATTTGATATTATTCAAAATATATCAAATAAAATTGCTAGAGTAAAAGAATCAAATATTTTAGTATTAGAAAAAATATATTCTAATGATAAAGATTTAGATTTTATAAAAAATGATATATTACAAACATTACCAGGTAATTTAACAATCACTACCGTAATCCCATTAACAAATCCTGGTGGGTTTGAGTTTTTTAAAAACAAAATGGATTTTTATTTATTAAATAATCAAAGTATAATTGAACAAATTATAAATGATTTTTGGCCTAGATTAATTAGTAGTATTGGGAAAATTGAAAAAACAGAAAAAAAAGTTAATCCAAATCAATTAGATGGTGACCCACAGACTAAATTGGAACTATGGGAAACGTTTAAGGCTATGAATGATAAATGGATTGCGGGTAATGATTATAAAAACAAAACATTATTTGAAGATGTTATGTTAGTTGACCGAGCTAGTAGGAATATTGGGGATAAAGTTTTAGTTGATATTTTTGGTTTAAAAGATATGATTGACCCAACTAAAATAATGTTAAATGTTGATGTTTTATCTTTTATACAAACAATCATTGAAACAAATGGTTTTGTTGTTATGACATTACCATCATATATTAATTTTTATGGGTTACAAAATGTTTCAGCTGATGCGAGACCAAAACCAGAAGGGACTTTGGAATTTGCTAATAATTTATTTGGTACATTTTTAAATGTGGATTATAGAGATTCTTCATCTAAGTTAGTTTGTCAATTTATTGATAGACCAAGTCAATATGTTGATTTAAAAGATAATGTGGATTACAAATTCAGAGATGATGCTTTTGATATATTAAAAGAATCTGAAAATCCTATGAACGAATCACTTTTAAATAAAAAAGACTATGATAAATCAAATAAAGTGGTTGGTTTTAATGTTGACATTGGAGTACAAAACCAACAAATATTTAAAAGTTTTTCAGTTGGTCAAAATTCTGGACTTGCAACATCTGAAGCTTTGGAAATATTAAACCAAATGGCGAATCAAGGTGGACATAGAAATATTGCAACACAAAATATGTCACTTTATTCTGTTTATAAAAATAGAAGTTATACTTGTAACTTATCTATGATGGGTAACGCTTTAATACAACCGACAATGTATTTTAATTTGAGGTATGTACCAATGTTTAGTGGTCCTTATATGATTACTGAAGTTAACCACTCAATATCACCAGGTGATTTTAACACTGAAATTGTTGGTGTTAGACAACCAATTACTTCTTTACCTATTTTGGAAAATTTTTTACAAGGATTAAGAACTAATTTAGTTAAAAAAATTGAAGAAACAATTGTAAAAAATGCGCAACCGATATCACCAACAAATATAATCAATGAAAAAACTAGGTTAGGTAGCCAAGATAAAAATTCAACAGCAACAACACAAACACCGAATTGTAAACCAAATGTAAGTCAGTACAGTCAATTTACCGAAACCCTATCACCAACAAGTGAAAATGTTGTTAAATTTGAACAAATGAAATCAGCAATATTATCAAGTATTACTAATGCTAGTAAGTCACCTAATGAAAAACTAGCAATAGTAATATTTAGTTATTTATATTTTCAAAATGGTACATCAACAGGATTTGCAGCAAATTATAATAACTTTGGTGGAATTGATTTATTACAATATTGGGGACCAAAATCACAATATTTTGAAACTAAATTAGAATATTTTTGTAAAAACGTATCTGGTAATGCAATACCGGAAGGTAATACAATACCGGAAGGTAATACAAATGCAATACCGGAAGGTAATACAATACCGGAAGGTAATACAAAACCGGAAGGTAATAATACCCCAAATAGAAATAATCAACCAACACCAAATGTTAATCAAGTTAAACCAATGGCGGTATTTGGGAGTTTAGCATTACACACACGATTTTTTGTTGAGTGGTGGGGTAATAATCAAAGATTACAAATTGTTGATATAACAAATTCAGATGAAAATATTGTAATTGAGAGTATTGCTAAATTTATAATTTATAACAGAGACCCATCTAAAATTATTAATGACAATGGGGCATTTTTTGAAAGTTTTAAAACTTCAAATAAAGATGATTATGATAAGTTAAAAAAAGAAATAAAAATAGCTTTGAATAAATATCGAAATATTTGATGAACAATTAACAGAATTGTAATATTTATAATAAAAAAAATATGGAAGTTAAAAATATACTAGAAAACTACTTAGGTAGAAAAACTCAAACGACTGAAAAGGATATGGGTGATGGAACAAAACAAGTTTGTGACTTACAAACTGGTGAATGTTATACTGTAAGAATGAAAGATGGTTTAATTGAAAGGGTAGATAATACAATTAAAACTAATAAAAAAATTCAGGTTGAAACAACCAATGGAATAAAACAACTTTTAAACGGATAACAAAATGAACATAGATAAAAAAATTTTAAAAGAAATTTTTAGATACAAAGAAATTAATAATTATTTATTTGAACAAGATGTTCCACCACCTCCTCCAGGCGGTGATATGGGGGCTACACCACCTCCTCCTCCTGGTACTGACATAGGGGCTGCTCCACCACCACCTCCTAGTGGTACTGACATAGGGGCTGTTCCACCACCACCTCCTAGTGGTACTGAGGGTGCGTCAACAACAGAAGCTAAACCAATTGATATTGAAAGTGATCCAGAAGTTCAAAAGATTGATGATGAAAACAAAAAAGAAATTGAGGTAACTGATTTAGTTAAAAGTCAAAAATCTGTTGAGGAGAAACAAGAACAATATTTTGATTCGTTATTTAATCATTTAACAGATTTGGAAAACAAACTATCAGCAATGGATAACATTATGGATAGACTAAATTCAATTGAAACAAAAATAGAAAAATATAGAGTTAAAACACCTGAAGAAAAATTAGAATTAAGGACTTTAGATTCTGGACCTTTCAATCAAAAGTTATCACAATTTTTTGATGAAAAAGAAGATGAAATGGAAAAATCAGGAAAAAATGAATATGTATTAACATCTGACGAAATTGAAAGTTATTCACCAAACGAAATTAAAAGAAGTTTTAGAGATTTTGGTGATGATGAAATGACTCCAGAAAATGATGTATTAGGATTCAAAAAAATATAATAGAACTTTATTTGACAAACTCACGACTGACACTTATTATTGTGTATAATATTTTCTAATTTAAAAATTTAAAAAACATGGCGACAAATCCTTTAGATGCGATTTTGGCTCAGTACGAGCAATCACAAAAATCAAGTACAAACACTAACAAAATGTCTCAAGATGAGAGAATGAAGAAATACTTCGCAGCTCTTCTTAAAGACAATGAAAAACAAGGACAAAAAAGACTAAGAATTTTACCAACAAACGATGGTACTTCTCCTTTTAAAGAAGTGTGGTTTCACGAAATCCAAGTTGATGGTAAATGGCAAAAGTTCTATGACCCAGGAAAGAACGACAATGAACGTTCACCACTCTCTGAGGTATATGAAGAACTTATGGCAACTGGTAAAGATGCTGACAAAGAACTTGCCAAACAATATAAACCTCGTAAATTTTACATCGTTAAATTAATTGATCGTGACAACGAACAAGATGGTGTAAAATTTTGGAGATTTAAACATAACTACAAAAACGAAGGTATATTAGACAAACTAATTCCTATCTTCCGTGCTAAAGGTGATGTAACTGACCCTGAAAAAGGTAGAGACATTATCCTTGAAATGACCAAAGCCAAAACACCAAAAGGTGCTACATACACAGTTATACAAACAATTATGTATGATGACCCAGCACCAATTCATTCTGATAAGTCTAAGGCTGACTCTTGGGTAAATGATGAATTAACTTGGGCTGATGTTTATTCTAAAAAACCAGTTGAATACTTGGAAGCTATTGCAAAAGGTGAAACACCAAAATGGGATAGTGAAAAGGGTGGTTATGTGTATGGAAACTCTGAGGTGGGTGAAGTATCATTTGGTGGTAAATCTTCTTCTTATGAAGACCCACAAGCTGACTTTGATGTTGATGGTGATTTACCATTTTAAAATTATTTATTAATCAAACCCCATTAATCAATGGGGTTTTTTAACACTTTTATGAATAATTCGGAAAAATTGTATTCAGCTCTTATGGAAAAATATGAGCTTGAACTTTTAGAAACTGAAAAAACATTATTGATGTTTTTCAGAAAACAAACAGATGAAATACAAGAAGATTATTTAAATGAAATTGATGTTTATTTAAATACATTTTCTAATACTATTCTAAAAGTTGAAAAATTAAAAGAATTTATTAAATATAATAATATTGAATATGGCAATTAAGAAAAAAGAGATAAGCTTGGACTCAATAAAGTCCAAGTTTTCAACTAAAACAAAATACAAACCAGAAAGTTATTATAATTGTGGTGATGCTTTTATGGATGCTTGTGGATTACCAGGTCCTATTATGGGAGGGATTAATATGTTTTTGGGGCACTCAAATAGTAGTAAAACCACTGCAATGATTCTTAGTGGAGTTGATGCACAAAAAAAAGGACATTTACCCGTTTTTATAATCACTGAAAAGAAATGGAGTTGGAGTCACGCAGTTGAATTAGGATTAAACGCAGTACAAAACGATGAAGGTGAATGGGATGGTGATTTTATTTTTAATGATAGTTTTGATTATATTGAGCAAGCTACTGATTACGTTAATGATTTAATAGATGCTCAAGAAAAAGGAGAATTACCATATAATTTATTATTCCTATGGGACTCTGTGGGCTCAATTCCTTGTAAAATGACTTTTGAAGGTAAAGGTGGTAAAATGCACAACGCATCAGTTTTAGCCGATAAAATTGGTATGGGTATCCACTCAAGGATTGCCAAATCAAAAAAAGAAGATTATCCTTATTACAATACTATGGTAGTAGTTAACCAACCTTGGGTTGATTTACCTGATAATCCTTTTGGACAACCAGAAATTAAAGCAAAAGGTGGTGAGGCGTTATGGTTAGCATCATCTTTAGTTTTCTTATTTGGTAATCAAAAAAAGGCTGGTATTAATCACATTACAGCAACGAAAAATGGTAGAACTATTCGATACGCAATTAGAACAAAAATATCAATCATAAAGAATCACGTAAATGGACTTGGTTATAATGATGGTAAAATAATTGCAGTCCCTCAAGGATATATCTCGGATACTAAAGAAGCTTTGGAGAAATATAAAAAAGAATATTCACAATATTGGAATGCAATTCTAAGTGGTACTGGTGAAATTACATTAGATGAAAGTATTTCTGAAATAAATGATATTTCTTACGAAGATTAAAAAAATATGAATAAGTTAAAAGTAATATCACTATTTTCGGGTTATGGGACACAAGAATTGGCACTAAAATATATTGGTGTTGATTTTGAGAATGTTGCAAATTGTGACATCCTCAAAACCGCGAATATTGCTTACGATTCATTACATACAACAACATTGGGTAACTTGGGGGACATTTCTACGGTAAACGAGGACAATTACCCCCAATGTGACCTAATGACTTACTCATTCCCTTGTCAAGATATATCAATATCAGGAGTTCAAAAAGGAATTCAAAAAGGCACAAGAAGTGGTTTATTATATGAAGTTGAGAGAATTTTAACAAAGAATCAACCAAAGTATCTTTTGATGGAGAATGTTAAAAACTTGGTATCTCACAACCATATAGATAACTTTAAAGCTCATATATCATTCTTAAATGAGTTGGGATATGGATGTTCTTGGAGGGTTTTAAATGGTGCTGACTATGGTTGTCCCCAAAATAGGGAGAGAGTCTTTATGATGTCAGTTTTTGGAATGACAAATGAAGATGTTGAATCAATAATGAACGGAGTTGAGAAACATAGGAAAGAAAGAGTACCAATGAAACCATTCATTGAAAATGACATTGTGGAGGACTTATTTATTGAATGTGAAGTTACACCTAACGAACCTAAAAAAAATAGTGTGTGTAGACTTGTGGGACGTAGAAACGATGTTAAATATGACCAAGCAAGACGTATCTATTCCATTGATGGTTGTTCACCTTGTTTAACGACAACTGGTTCACCACAAATTATGACAGAGGATGGTAGAATTAGAACAATTACTGGTAGAGAAGGTTATCGATTTATGGGTGTTAGAGAAGAAGACATTGATAAATTATTATCAACAAGTCTAACAACAAACAATCACGTTGCCTTGGCTGGTAATTCAATATGTGTGCCTGTGATGGAAGCAATATTTACAGAATTTTTGGGTGAATACATCACATCCGAATTCAAAAAAGAAGAAAACAATTTTGTTAACCCTTAAAAAAAATTAATGACAAAAACATTATTAATTGATGGTAATAACCTAATGAAGATTGGATTTCATGGGGTTAAAGAATATTACCACAATGGTAATCATATTGGGGGTATTTGGCACTTTTTAAATACAACCAAAAGGTTTATTGAAGAATACAATTTTGATAAAGTAATTGCTTTTTGGGATGGTGAAGGTAATTCAAGTAAAAGAAAGATTATATATCCCCAATATAAAGAAAATAGGGTAGTTGATTCCAATGTGTTTAAAGAAGAATCTTTCTCATATCAAAAGGAAAGGGTTAAACAATATTTGGAAGAAATGTTTATTAGACAAGTTAATATTGAGAATAATGAAGCTGATGATTTAATTGCTTATTATTGTCAGATTGCAACAGATGAATCAATTACAATATTCTCATCTGATAAGGATTTAACACAACTTATATCCCCAAATGTATCAATTTATTCACCATCTGCAAAACAATTATATAAAAATGGGGATAAGATTAAATTAAAAGAACATTCAATTCCACATAATAATATTTTGACATACAAGGTATTATGTGGTGATAAATCAGATAATATTGATGGGATATATTATTTGGGTGATAAAACTTTATTTAAATTTTTTCCTGAACTACTTGAACAAGACGTAACAATTGACGATATTTTAACCAAGGCTGAAAACCTTTTGAAAGAAGACAAAGAAAACAATACCATTAAAAACCTTTTAACAGGAAAAACAAAGACAGGAATATATGGTGATGAATTCTTTCAAATCAATAAAAAGATTGTAGATTTGTCCCAACCATTAATTGACGATGAAGGAAAAGAGATGGTTGAACTTTATTATAAGGAGACATTAGACCCTGATGGTAGAGGACATAGAAATCTAATAAAGATGATGATGGAAGATGGGTTCTTTAAATTTCTTCCAAAAGGTGATGATGCTTGGGTAAATTTTTTAAAACCATTTTTGAAACTTACAAGAAAAGAAAAACACAATTTTAAAACAAAAAAATGATTAACAATGAGAGAACAAAATGATGTAACCAAACTGGAATTCTTGATGATGGTAAACGATAATATTATCGTACAAAGATTTTTCAATGTAAGAGATTACAATCCAAAAGCCAAGAATTCAATTGAATTTTTAGAATATATGAATGGGTTGGTTGAAAATCTTAATTATTCGTTAAAAATGAAATCAGTGAGTTATCTATTGGAAAACCAATATGACATCACAAACAACCCAACAATTCTTAATACTTCCTTTGTAGAAGGACCTGAGTATTTTAACATTTTTATAAAACAAAATGATAGAATAATCTGTCATAGAAAAATTGATGCTAAGATATATCCCCCAAAAATCAGATATACTGTGGATATTCGTCAACAAATCAAAGGTGTTTTATATGATTTAACGGATATTTTGTCCGAAAAAGATTTAACATTTAATTATTTGGGATATACCACACTAGTCTAATATTTATTCATACAACAATTCAAACATATGTCATCTAACAAAAATTTCGATTATTTAGGGAGCTCATTTCAGATACAACTTCTTAATCAAATTGTACTAGATAAAGAATTTTCTAGGTCTATTGTAGATGTAATAGAACCAAATTATTTTGATAACAAGTACTTCAAAATCATCATTCAGATGATTAAAGAGTATAGTCAAAAATGGGATGGTGTACCTTCTTTTGAAACTTTAGAACAAATAACAAAATCGGAGTTCCAACAAGAAAATGTTGCCAAAGTTGTTATTGACACAATTAGAAAAATCAAAGAAGCACCAATATCTGGTGGAGAGTTTGTTCAAGAAAAAGCATTAAAGTTTTGCAAACAACAAGAACTACAAAAAGCGATTACTAAAGCACAAAAAGTAATTGATGGTGGTGAGTTTGAGAATTACGATACTCTTGAAGAAATGATACGTGAAGCTCTTCAGGTCGGAATTGTTGAAAGCGGAATGTTGAATGTATTTTCCAATTTGGATGATGTTTTAAATGAAGATTATAGACATCCAATTCCAATGGGAATACCAGGAATTGATAGACTTTTAAAAGGTGGTTTGGCAAAAGGTGAAATTGGGGTTATATTAGCCCCAACTGGTGTAGGTAAATCAACTATCCTAACCAAGATTGCCAACCACGCTTTTAATTTGGGTTATAATGTACTTCAAATATTTTTTGAGGATAATCGCAAGGTTATTCAAAGAAAACATTTTACATTGTGGACTAAAATCCATCCTGATGATTTGTCTAATAAAAAGGAAGAAGTTTTATCTAAAGTTAAGGAGATTGAAAATAAAATGACAAATCAACTTATCTTGGAGAAACTTCCATCTGATACAATGACAATGTCACAAATCAAGAATCTTATTAGAAAGAAGATAGCCGATGGTATAAAAGTGGATATGGTTTTATTAGATTATATCGATTGTGTTGTCCCTGAGAAAAACTTGGGTGATGAATGGAAATCAGAGGGTTCGGTAATGAGAGGATTTGAAGCAATGTGTCACGAACTTAATTTGGTTGGTTGGACTGCAACACAGGGTAATAGAAGTTCAATATCATCTGAGGTTGTAACAACAGACCAAATGGGTGGTTCAATTAAAAAAGCTCAGGTTGGTCACGTAATTATATCTATAGCAAAAACACTTCAACAAAAAGAAATGAAGTTGGCCACAATGGCTATTACCAAATCAAGGATTGGGGATGATGGTATTATCTTTGAAAATTGTAAATTTGATAATAGTATGTTGGAAATTGATACAGAATCTTCAGTAACATTCTTAGGTCACGAAGAACAAAAAGAAGAAAACAATAGACAAAGAATTAAAGATTTATTAGAAAAAAGAAAACAAAGAGAACAAAATAACTAAAGGAAATGTAAGTAAATTAGTAATATTAAAAATACAAAACACTCTATTTATTTAAAAAATAGAGTCATATGGAAAAAATTTTTATTTATGGTATTTACGATTCTGAAGAACCCCAATTAATTAGGTATGTTGGTAAAACAAAGAAAAAAATTCAAGAAAGATTAAATCAACACATTTATTTGAGTAAAAGAAAAGTTAAACGGCCTTTGTATTTATGGATAAAAAAATTATTAGATGATGGTAAAAAACCTAAAGTAGTTTTGATTGAAGAAACTGATGATAAAGAATGGGTAGAAAAAGAAATTTTTTGGATAAGATTTTATAGAAAAAATGAAAAATTACTAAATTTGTCAGATGGTGGTGAATCCAATTTAAATTATGTACCTTCTTTAGAAACTAGAAAAAAAATTTCTGAAAGTAACTTAGGTAAACATAATTTTTGGAAAGGTAAGAAACTTAGTGATGAACATAAAAAGAAAATTGGTATTTCAGGTCTTGGAAAAAAAAGGAGTGAAAATACTAAAAAAAATATTAGTGAATCACTTAAAGGTAAAAAACTTTCAGATGAACATAAAATGAAAATAAGTCAAAATAGTCCGTATAAAAATAAAATTGCCAAAAATGTTAGGCGTGTAGCAAAAATTGATATTATAACTGATAATGTAATTGAAATTTACGAATCTCTTGAGATTGCATCAAAAGAAAATAATATTAAAAATAAAGGAAATATTACAATGGTTTGTAGGGGTATTAGAAACTATTGTGGTGGATTTAAATGGAAATATTTATAAAATTAATTTAAAAAATGAAAGAAAGAATTTTAACAATTAACCCAAATCGTTTTGTGATATTCCCCATTCAATACAATGATATTTGGGAATTCTATAAACAACACCAAGCGGCATTTTGGACTGCAGAAGAGGTTGACTTGACTGGTGATATCAGAGAGTGGCAGAACTTGTCAGAGAACGAACAATATTTCATTAAGAACATATTGTCATTCTTTGCAGCATCTGATGGAATTGTCAATGAGAACTTGGCTGAGAACTTTTATAGGGAAGTTCAATACCCTGAAGCAAAATTCTTTTACGGATTTCAATTAATGATGGAAAATATCCATTCTTTAATGTATTCTTTATTAATTGATACTTACATATCAAATCCAAAAGAAAAAGACGAGTGTTTCAATGCTATTGATAGATTACCCGCAGTTCAAAAGAAAGCCAAATGGGCGTTGGATTGGATTGAGAAAGCATCTTTTCAAGAAAGATTGGTTGCTTTTGCTGCTGTTGAAGGTATATTTTTCTCAGGTTCATTTTGTTCAATTTTTTGGTTGAAATCAAGAGGTGTGATGCAAGGACTTTGTAATGCTAATTCATTGATTTTTAAAGATGAAAACTTACATTGTGATTTCGCAATTCATTTATTGAATAATCACGTTGAAAATAAACCAAGTGAAAAAAGAATTAAAGAAATTCTATTGTCAGCTTTGGAAATTGAAAAGGAATTTATCACAGAATCTTTACCAGTTTCTCTAATCGGAATGAACTCAAATCTAATGAAACAATATTTAGAATTTGTAGTTGATGGGTTACTAATAAAGATGGGATGTAGTAAACATTTCAATGTTGAACAACCATTCAAGTTTATGGAACAAATTGCGGTTGAAACAAAGGGTAATTTCTTTGAATCAAGAACAATGGAATACCAAAAAGCTAAATTGAACGAAACGATTTCATTTACAGACGATTTTTAAAATTATAACTATGTCATTAAGAATTCAAAAAAGAAATGGGGAAGTGGTATCATTTAACCCCACAAAAATACAAACAAGAATTAAACGAGCAAGTAAAAACCTAAATGTTAATTCTGACCAAATATTCATTAAAGTTATCACCTCAGTACCAACTGAGGGGGTAATTTCAACCAAACAACTTGATAAGTTGATTTATGAAATTGCGGCATCGTATACTGGAAGTCATCACGATTATTCGAGGTTGGCTTCCTCTGTTGCTATATCATCATATCATAAAGAAACTAGTGAAAGTTTCTCTAACACAATGCACTACTTACATATTGAAGGTGTAATTAATGATAAGTTAATGGAAACTATTGAAAGTTATGGTGCTTCTAATATTGATAGTGTAATCAATCACGAGAATGATTATAACTTTGATTATTTTGCTTGGAGGTCATTATATGAAATGTATCTTCTTAAAACACCACATGGAGTTACAATTGAAAGACCTCAACATATGTATATGAGGGTTGCTTTATGGGTTACAAAATCATTTGAAGAAGCTGTAGAATACTACAAGTCATTATCAAATCAACTTATTTCTCCAGCAACACCAATTATGATTAATTCTGGTACAAAGATACCTCAATTGGCATCTTGTGTGTTACATTATAATGATGAAGATTCAAGAGAAGGATTATTGAATACAATGACTGATATTTCCACTTATTCAGCTGATGCTGCTGGTATTGGACTTTGTATGTCTAATATCAGAAGTAAAGAAAGTAGATTATCAACATCAGGTGGTTTTGCTGGTGGATTATTAAAATATCTAAAGATTGTTAACGAGTCATTAAGATTCTTTAATCAACAAGGTAGAAGACCAGGTTCTGCAGCTATATATCTTGAACCTTGGCATAAGGACATCATTGATTTATTGGAAATCAAAAAGAACACAGGTGCTGAAGAACTAAGAGCAAGAGATTTGTTCACTGCTTTATGGATACCTGATAACTTTATGAAGGCTGTAAGAGAAAATGGTGATTGGTATTTATTTTGTCCTAATGACATTAAAAAGGCTGGATTACCCGCACTACAAGAAGTTTATGGTGATGAGTATGAGAATGTTTATAATGAGGCTGTACGTATGGGATTGGGTAAAAAGATAAAAGCTCAAGATGTTTGGACTAAAGTTATTGAATCTCAGATTGAGACAGGTGTTCCATATCTATGTTCTAAAGATAATGCTAATAAAAAGACAAATCATCAAAACATTGGTGTAATTAAACAATCAAATCTTTGTAATGAGATTTATCAATATACTGATGAAAAAACTACAGCAATCTGTACCCTATCTTCAATGGTATTAAAGAACTTTGTACACGATGGACAATTTGATTTTGAAGAACTTTATAACGAAACTTGTAAAGTAGTGAGAGCTTTGAACAAAGTTGTTGATATTAACAATTATTCAACGAATAAGGGTGAAAAAGGTGGTAGAGAACAAAGAGCAATCGCCATAGGAACTCAAGGTTTAGCCGATGTATTCTATCTAATGGATTATGAGTTTACATCAGAAGAAGCTAAGAAATTGAATAAAGAAATATTTGAAACAATTTATTACGCTGCAATTAGTGAGAGTAATAAATTGGCTTATGATGAAGAATATCAAAAGTATGAATATTTTAAAGGTTCACCAATGTCAAAAGGTATATTCCAATTTGATATGTGGGGATTAACAGAATCAGATTTATCTGGAAGATGGAATTGGAATGATTTGAAAGAAAATGTTAAAAATTATGGTATATGTAATTCATTATTTACAGCACAGATGCCAGTTGCAAGTTCGGCCAAGATAACAGGTTCTTATGAAATGACTGAACCAGCACATTCAGCAATCTTTAATCGAAGAGTAGTCGGTGGTGAGATTATGATTGTTAACAAATATCTAATTGCTGACTTTGAGAAACTTGGAATTTGGGGTGAAGATTTGAAAAATGAAATCATTCTAAATGAGGGTTCAATTCAAAATATAAACTTCAACAATTATTTAGACCCAGAAGATAAAAAATACAACTTCAAAGTTAAAAGGATTGAACATTTGATGAAGAAGTATAAAACAATATGGGAAATATCACAAAGAGAATTGATTGATATGGCGGCAGATAGAGGTCCTTTTATTGACCAATCACAATCAATGAATATCTACATGGGTAACCCAACATTGTCAAAGATTACTTCATCACATTTCCACGCTTGGCAAAAAGGATTAAAAACATTGTGCTATTATGTGAGAACTAAGGCAATATCAACTGGAGCAAAACATTTAGCTGTAGATATATCAAAAATAGATAAACCAAAAGTAACACCAACATTACCGCACGTTGATGTAATTAGCAAACCAACAGATTCACCTTTTGAATGTTTTGGTTGTTCATCTTAAAATAATAAATCACGACAAAATGTCGTGATTTTTTGTTTTATGGTATTTATTGAAAAATATTAGGTTGTATATTTATTATTATGGCTAATGGAAAAACATATGGAATAAATTTCCCATTTAGGGATTCATTTAAGGGAACATATTTTGATTTATCAGATACTTCAGATGAAGAAATTAGAAGTAATTTAGTTCATTTATTACTCACTAGAAAAGGTACACGTTATTTTTTACCTAATTTTGGAACTAGATTATTAGAATATATATTTGAACCTTTGGATGGGCCTACTTTTTCAGATTTAGAAGCTGAAATTAGAGACTCAGTTTCTGAATATATTCCAAATCTTTTAATCAATCAAATTAACATAACTCCAGCATCAGAAGGATTAGAGGATAAAGGTTTTTATATTGATAATAATGACCAAAGAGTATTTAGAGTTAACAACATAAGTGAATTAGAACATACTGCAAAAATAAAAATTGATTACATAATCACGGATTCCGTTTTTGAAGAAAGTGATTTTATAATTATAAATGTATAATTTATGGCAAACAAAAAAATATCCTATACAACAAGAGATTTTCAATCAATTCGTAATGAGTTAATTAGTTTTACTAAGACATATTATCCTGATGTGATTGACAACTTTAATGACGCTTCCGTTTTTTCAGCATTATTAGATTTAAATGCTGCGGTCAGTGATAATTTACAATTCAATATAGATAGGAGTATCCAAGAAACCGTGTTACAATATGCCCAACAAAGGTCATCAATATATAATATAGCTAGAACTTATGGTTTGAAAATTCCTGGACAAAGACCATCTGTTGCGGTAGTAAAACTATCTATAACTGTTCCAAATTTAGGTGACGCTCCAGATATTAGATATTGTGGTATATTAAGAAAAGGTTCACAAGTTAATGGTGCGGGACAAATATTTGAAACATTATTTGATGTAGATTTTGCTTCACCTATAGGAGGAGATGGAACTTCAAATAGATTAGTAATACCTAATTTTAATTCTTCAGGAGATTTAAGAAATTATACTATTGTCAAACAAGAACCATGTATTAATGGTTCAACTAGAGTTTTTAAAAAAGTTATAACGCCAAATAATGTCAGACCTTTTTATGAAGTTTTTTTACCTGAAAAAAATGTTTTAGGTGTTACTTCAGTTTTATTAAAAGATGGGACTTCTTATGCTAATGTACCTAGTGTACAAGAATTTTTAGGTGACCAAAATCGATGGTATGAAGTTAGAGCTTTGGTTGAAAATAGAGTGTTTGTTGAAGACCCAACTAAAGTTTCAGACCAAGCTGGAATTAAAGTCGGTAAATATATAACAACCAACACTAAATTTATAACTGAGTATACACCAGAAGGATTTACAAAATTAACATTTGGTGGGGGAAACCAATCAATAGACGAACAATTAAGAGAATTTGCTAGAAATGGATATAAATTAGATTTATATAAATATTCAAATAATTTTTCATTAGGTTCTACTTTAAAAGAAAACAGTACTCTTTTCATACAATATAGAGTAGGTGGTGGACTAGTAAGTAATGTGGGTGTTAATGTTATAACTCAAATTGGAACTGTTGATTTCGCGGTAAATGGACCATTACAAACTGAAAATGTTAATGTTATAAATTCACTTAGTTGTACAAACGAATTTGCTGCAATAGGAGGGGCTCCACCACCATCAGTTGAAGAAGTAAGAAATTATGTAACATATAATTTTGCGGCACAACAAAGAGCTGTTACTGTTAATGATTATTATTCACTGATAAACACAATGCCTAGTCAATTTGGTGCACCAGCCAAAGTTCAAATTACTGAGGAAAATAATAAAATTTTCATAAAATTATTAAATTACGATAGTACAGGTAGATTATCTGAAACATTATCTAATACCATTAGAAGTAATGTTGCTAATTATATATCTAATTATCGTATGATAAATGATTATATTGTTATTACAAATGGTAGTGTTATAGATTTAGCTTTTGAAGTTTGGGTTGTCTTTGATAATTCTCAAAACCAAGGGACATTAATAAGTAATATTGTTAATCTTATTAGTACATATATGAGTCCAACTATTAGAGAAATGGGTCAAAATGTATATTTATCAGAAATAAAAAGACTTATTCAATCTGAAAATGGGGTTGTAACAATATCAAATTTACGTGTATTTGGAAAAGTTGGTGGACAATACTCATCATCACAAACTTCTCAAAGTTATTTAGACAATGAAACAAAAGAAATAAAATTAATCCAAGATACAATTTTTGCAACACCAACACAAATTTATCAAGTTAGATTTCCAGAGGTAGACATTACAGTTAGAGTTCAAAATTTCTCAAATATCAACATAAGTTGATAATTTATTTTATTGTTTATTGTATTATACTTTTTTGAAAGTGGTTCATAAACTATTTATCAAAAAAAATATTAAATGTCAAATTCTTATAGAATAAGAACTCAAGTCGGTATTGATAAGGCAATACAAGTTAAGCTGGAACAAGAATATGAATTTTTAGAAATACTTTCATTAAAATTTTTACAAAGTGAAGTTTATACCAGACAATGTTCGGATTATGGTGTCGTAGTTGGTAGAGTAACTGTAAATAATGGTTTTGGTGTACCAAATGTAAAGGTATCCGTTTTCATACCTTTATCTACTCAAGATGAAGAAAATCCTACAATTTTAGATTTATATCCATATAAATCACCAACAGATATTAATGAAGATGGTTATAGGTATAATTTACTACCATATATTAAATCATATAGTACCCATGTACCAACTGGAACATTCTTTGAAAAGGAGGATGTTCTAGTTAACCCAGCATATATTGAAGTTTTTGATAAATATTATAAGTTCACAGCAAGAACTAATGATAGTGGTGATTTTATGATTTTTGGTGTCCCAATTGGAACACAAACATTACATTTTGATGTTGATTTATCTGATATTGGGGAATTTTCGTTATCACCACAAGATTTAATTAGGATGGGAAGAGCAACTGAAGCTCAAGTAGCTGGAACATCTTTTAGGTCATCAACAAATCTTAATGAATTACCGCAAATTATTTCAATTAATCGAAAAGTTGAAGTTGAACCATTATGGGGTCAAGAAGGAGTATGTGTTGTGGGTATTACAAGGACAGATATAGATTTAACGGCTGAAGCAACAATTAATATTACCCCAACCGCAATTTTTATGGGGTCAATATTTTCATCAACAGATACGCAATTCTTGGCTAGAAATTGTAAACCTAAAACAAGACAAGGTGAATTATGTAATTTGGTAACAAGTCCTGGTGAAATATTAGCAATTAGACAAACAATTTTTAATGACGAATTAGGTAGACCTATATTAGAATTATTTGATTTAGACCAAGGTGGCCAAGTTATTGATGATAATGGTACATGGTTGGTTGATGTCCCAATGAATTTAGATTATGTAGTAACAAATGAATTTGGTGAAAGAATTTTATCTGATGACCCCAAAAAAGGAATACCTACTAAAGGGAAATATAGATTTAAAATTAAATGGAATCAATCTCCAAAATTATCAGAAACACTCAAACGAGGTTATTTTTTAGTACCAAATATTAAGGAATACGGATGGACTAATAATGATGATGACCCATTGATTGACCCTGTGTCTTCTTTACAAAATTTATATGCTATAAATTCATATAGTTTTAGTTTAGATTGGAATGATTATGGTTATAGTGGTACGAGTCAAGGTTTAACAATGATTCAAGAAGCTATTGATTGTCAAGATAGGTTCTATTTGATGTCGTTTAATAAAGTTTACACAGTATCTCAATTAATTGACCAATTTAGAGGAGGTTATTTACCAAACAGAACAATATCAATCAAAAATATATTGGATGAAAGTTGTGAAAGTGATAATAATAAATTCCCAACGAATGATTCCATTCAAAGATTTGATATAGTTTATCTATTGTTTGTGTTAATGATGGTAGTATTTAATCCAACAATTAATATATTATTAATTGTTGTTCATATTTTAGCCTTTGTTATTTTTTTAATCGGTCCCATTTTAGCTTTAATTTATTCTATAATATTTGGAATATTCATTTTACTTTGTAGATTTGCTCGTTCTATTGGTTTTAGAGTTAATTGTCCAACTGGAGAGGATTATGGTAATACCATTAAAACACTTTTGACGTTGTACAAATATTTTACAAGTTTAAAAATACCAAATTTAACATATCCAGATTGTGAACTTTGTAATTGCGGTGAACCTGAATCAATACCAGCGTCAGACCAATCTGAAGTCACACAAGAAGTTACAGGTGATAATCTAAATGAAGCGATTGAAGACGCTAATCTAAATGCTTATTTATCACCATATACCACATCAGTTTTATATTCAGGTATTACAAATGCTGATTCTGATTTAACTAATAACTTACAACAATTAATAAGTGGTATAGGTTTTAATGACCCCCCAAATGAATTAACACCAGTACCAAATTCTTTTGTATTTGATGGAGATACTTTTGGGACTTCAAGCTTAACATTGGGTGAAAGATTAAATTTATTTAATGTTAAAGCAAAATATTTTGATAATGTAATTACTGATCCTATAAATAATCCACAAGGTAATAATCCTGGGGGTGGGTATAATCGTATTAGAACTAGTTTTAGACCTACTCAAAATAGTAATAAATTTCATTATGATAATGTTTTAGCAATATCTTGTTTACCTAGTAAATTGTCTGAATTAGTACCAGGTCAAATCGTTTCATTCCAAGACCCGTTACTTTCAGGTGACCCTAATTTAACAGGTAATACTTCATTAAATGTTTATGGTACATCAAGTATAACTGGAACAACCATTAATAATGGTTTATCAACAATTACAGTCCAATTTGCACACCCTAATGGAAGTGGTACTTATACTGCGACAACATATAACATAACACAAGGAACTAATGATGTTGAATATGCCAAATTTCCAATTGATATTGAATATTATCAAGTTATTACTGCTATGACGTATAGTCAGTTTGTTACTCAATGTAATAATTCTGACCCATTGACATTTAATTCAAGGTATTTGAGTAACGTAATGTTTTTTTACAGAATTAATGCTAACGGAACTATAACTAATAGTGGTTATTATCCAGAAACCCCTATTACTAATTTTAATGATTATAGTAATCAAGTAATTTGTTTCTTGATTAGAGGAGTTGACCCGTATTCAACAAAGGGTGAAGTTAAATATGACTTAAGTAAATTATTTGGTAAGAGTTGGGGTCAAGTTGTTGTTACTGGCAATAATTATAAACTTAATATACCAATTCAAGGTGCATATAAACCAGTAAGACATAATAGTTTATCATCAAATTTAACAAATACAACTACATTAGGTCAATTATATTATAATTCATATCATTTTGAGCCAGGTGATGAATTTAGTGGATTTACAACTTCTTTACCATCATATTATAGTAGTTTAGACTTTTCTACACAAACATATAGACCATCATTATCTAGACCAACTCTTGATCAAGTTAGTGAAATAAACCCAACATTTGGTGTTAGAGTTAGAATTGCACCTATTACAACTGCACCACCTACGGGTCCTAGTATTACAGCAAACTATCAGAATGGTTTTTCTTGGCAGTTTGACCAATACAATATTACATGTATTTATTACTCACCAACACCAAATAAATCGTTAACATCAAATAATAACAGAGGGTATTTCCAAGGAGAAATAGTAGATGGTGGTTCATATATGTTCCAAGGTCCTTGGGGTCCTTTTCTTTATTGGCAACCAATAGGACTTTGTGGGGGTAGTAGGTCACCAAGATTTGTTGGTTATTATTATTCACCAAAATACAATATAACTTTTACATATCCAACAACACCAGGTTCATCTGGAAGACAGATTGTTATGCGAACTGATAGGTTACCAACATCAACATCACTTTCGTCATCATTAGATAATTATTTCCCATTACACACCAATGACAGATTTGCGGTATTTTTGTTTAGTGAAGATGGTGTTGTATCAACCTCACAAAATAATCAAACAATATCTAATGATGTTGGAGAAGACCCAGGGGATAGTAACACTCAAGCACCAATCGGTGATAATGTAATTAAAACATTTCAATGTCCAAATTTAATTCCGCTTGAATGTTATGATTCTAATAATGGTGAAATATCAGTATTACCAAATACGGATAATTGTTATTCTTTTGGTGGACGTAAAATAATGAAAAATGGATGTTATGTTTTAGTTTCAAAAATATTTTTATCACTCTTTAAAGATTTTAGATTGTTATCTGAATGGACATCTAGAACTAAAATAACTTTTGGGGCTTGTAGAAATGTATGGTCACATATTTTTACTAATAATTGGGTGAATGGTACTTTATACGCTTTTGCCTTTAAAAATGATAGATTTTTTACTTCACCATTAACAAATAATATCAATCAAGCAAATCAACCTTATAGTTTGTATTGTAAAAATACAATGATATTACATCCAACAAACAATTTCTATTATAGGTCAAGTCCTTATAAAATGGGTGTTGGTTTTATTGGTGCACCAAGACGTAGAGCACCATTAGAAGGACTTTTTGGTTCATATGGTGGAAATATTAGACATTTAAATTTCCCAACAACTATGATGGATTTAGGACCAAGGTCTGAATATATTCAAGAATTAGTTATGTCTGATGAATTTGATGGTTATGTTGTTAATCAATTAAAAGGAACGACTTATACTGATGTGTCTGATATTCTAAATCTTTTCATTATAAGTAGATTAGTAAATACGAGTTATTTAGCATTATTGTTTGGTACAAATGGGGCAAGTATTAATACTTTTTTCAATAAGAGAGGTAAAAGGTTTGTTGATGGTGATTACGCACAATTAATATCAATTACATCTGAGTTAGGTATTTCAGATTTTGAACCAGAAAATTATCCTGCAAGACCTAATCCATCTCAGGATCCAATTTACTTTAATAATGCGGAAAGTTCAGATGCAATAATAGGAATATTTTTTTCATCCGATACTCAAATTAGAGATTTTATTTCACCAAGGAGAACGATAATTAATGAAAATCTACCAATAACTAATAGTTGTTCTTTGAGTAGTATTAATGTTTTCACCCAAATAGTTCCATTCTACCAATGGAATATTGATTCAAATGATTTAAATACAGACGATAGTATTTTTGGTTCACAAAAGAATAATTGGTTTACGGATAAATTAGATGGTATATCTTTTTTCCAATACCCATACCAATCTTTAGATAGGATTAATTCTACATCAAGATATTTTAGGAGTAATAATTCACTGAATAGTATAAATTATAAAGGTTATATTTATCAAGAAAATAATGGGGAGTATTCAATTGATGTTACAACAATTAACTTGAACACTCCATTAGGTAGAACAATAACTGTTGGTGCACCATTTCATTTTTATTTTGGTCTAAAAAAGGGTAAAACTGCTTGGGATAGATTTGCAACTAAATGGATAAACTTTAATGTTATAACTGATTAAAATGGGTAATGTTAATAATGTTAGAATTGTATTAGGCTCTTTGAGGTATAAATCAGCTTCAGATACTGATTTATTACTACAAGTACCTTTAGTTGGTAATCTAAAATTATTAACTGAGTATGAAAGAAGTATTGATATTAATTTAAACCAACTCTTTCAAGATGAAAGAAATAGTTCAGACATATTCAAACCATCTTGTAAATTTTCAATTTTATTTAAAAACTCATTAGCAGGTAGAACCAATTACGTACCATTTGAAAATAATTTATATTATTTAAACGCTCAAGAAGCGGCAATAGACCAATGCCGTACTAATGCGACATTAGTTTCTTGGACAGGTTTACCTCAATATAATGAGTTTGATTTTATTAGAAATGATTATAATTTACGAGGATACACTCAACCAAATGGAAACCAACCACCACATGTACAATTTATACCTAAAAGTGCTAACACATATAATTGGAATTTCTTTTTAAGTTATGCCTACGATAGTGATTATGATAAACAATTACAAGCGATTGATTATGTTACAAATACAACTTTATCGTGGAAAGTTTCAGATGGTATACCATTTATTATTGAAAATGAAAGTCCAAATGGATTGGATGTAGTATCATTTAGATGTCCAATAAAACATGGGTTAAATGTTGGTGAATATGTAAAAATAAAATTTGATTTGTTACCATCTTATACTGGTTTAACGGGTATTGATGTTTTTGAAGTTTTTTCTTTGGGTTCAGAAACTTATGGTAGTGACGAATTTATATTCAACATTGTAAATGTTGGTTTCACTGGTAATACATTTAATAATGGCGTAACAGGTACAATAAAACGAGTAATTAGTAGTACTGAAGTTGAAGACACTATTTCAGAATATTATGTTAGGAAACATAAATTATTAACAAATGTTGATGACGCTGTTTTAACTAAAGCAGGATTCGAAGAAAATATATTTGGTACTAAGAAAAAATTTGAAAGTGGTAAATTCACACCAAATAATATTAGTAGAGTGTCAGTTAAAGAAGGGGCTCAATCTTATTCTTTATCATTCAACAATGATATAAAAATAGGAGAATTATTAGATAATAGAAGAAGACCTTTAAGCGAACTATTTTTTACCGTAGTATGGAAAGGATATTTTGGGTGGATGTTTAATACTTTAAATGGTGGGGGATTAAAACAAGGATGGGAATTTAATTTACCTCTTTTAAGTTCAGGAAGACCAACTAATTGGTGGAGTAGAATAAATTCACTATCAAATACAAATACAACTATACGTACATACACAACACCATATGGTAATGGTTTAGGACCTAATAGTACTAATTTAGTTTTTTGTTATATTGAATCGCTTAAAAGTGATGATGTTTTAGATGGGGATGTATGTGAATGGAATAATTATGAACAAAAAGAACGAGTAATTTCAAAAATTTATCATAAAATAAAGTTTAATCAATTTGCATTCTCTACTGAAGTGCAACAATATATAGATAACCCTTTGGGTTATTATTATCAACCTCATCATCAATTAACTATTCGACAATTCTCGGATTACATAGAAGAAGTTCCTAGTTCAGAAATTGATGCTGGACCTAATTATGCGTATTACTCAAAATTAACACAAACGTTCAGATGGAGAGATTTATATGATTATGGGTTTATTGATACATCAGGGATTGGTGTTAACTATCCTTTTTTAAATAATTCTCATTATCCATTTTCAAGTTATATTTTCAGAATTATACCTGAAGGAACTAATTATATTGAATCATCAATAATAACACAACCATTAATCGATAACTGTGAGTAACAAATTTTCATTCCCAATTGGAACATTTACAAGTTCAACTATCAATATACCAATTGAATTCAAATGGGATTTATATGGTAGAAGTGATAGTATTGATAAATATGAACAAGAAGTCACTAAGGACATTGTAGGTACGCCAACAGATTTTGAAATTTCAAGATATTCCCACAAACCATATTCAAGTAATGGATTTACGAGTATAAATTATAAATTTTATTTTTATAATGGAGTCCCAACTTTGGTTTCAACATCAACACCATCTGATTGGGTTAATTCTTATTTAGCGGAAGGATTCAATTCTGAAGAAATATATTACTATAGAAAACCATTCACAAATTCTTTTTTCAAACTTGATTTTTATGATACTAATAATACGACAACACAAACTAATTATATCACAGTAATTTTACCAGTTCAACAAGGATTAACTGAAACAAAAACAATTTCACCATTGATGCCACCAGTTAAAATAAAAAAACCAAATATGATTTTAGATTTTGTTGGTGATAAAGAGGGATTCTTTTTTTATTGGTTAAGAAATCCAAGTTTTTTGAATATTGATACTTTTTATATGTCAGTTAAATTTTTTGATGCAAGACTTGGTGTTTTTGTTAGGTTAATGACAAAAAGACAATGTGACTTACCGAATGTATATAATTTTAATAATGAAGATTTATTTTTTAGGAAAGTTGTTTTTGATTTTACAGATAGAACTTATCAAATTTTTGATGATTTAAATGTAAGAATTGGAACAGGAACACCAATAGAATGGTATGAATATGTAAATCCACCAGCATAATGGAAAGATACTATAGTTATAAAATTTCCCCTGAAGTAATTAAAAGTGATTTGTTTTTTGGGACATATCAGGCTGGGGTTATTGTACCACCAATTGTTGAAGACCCTTGTTGTGTTGTGACAAGTATAACACCATCAACAATAGTTACTGGTTATACATCTAGAATATTACCTATGAGTCAAATTGTTACGGGTGGGACTAATGGTAATTCATTAATGACTGGCTTAACTCTACCAATTTTATTAACCCAAAACAATGTTGATATAGGTTATTACTCAGTTTTTGATGGTACTATACAACAAAAAGATTTTTTCACAAATTTTATATTCTCAGGTTCAAATATAAATCAATATGAAATTTATTTAGCTAATACGTCTGAAAAAAATTCATATAGTTATTTAAATTTTTCTAATTATATATTAGATTGGGGTGATGGTACTACCCAAACAGTAAATGATATAAATCCTTTAATATATTCTCATATATATCCAACAACACCATCCGCTTATACAATTACAATGTCAGGTATAAGTCCGTGGAATATTAATATTGTTCAAAAAACAATTAATTTACCTTTTAGTGGTGCTACTATACCAAACCCAAACGGAATAGCTTTTTTCACCCCATTGGGTGGTAGTTGGTCTGGAACTCCAATATCATATGATTATTTATTTTCAGGGGATTCGATTTGTGATACAGAAGCTCAAGCAAGTTACAATTTCACAACAGTTCCATTTTTAATCACTGGTTATACTAATTCTAGATTAAACGATTTAAGAGTATATGGTAAAGAATCTGAATTATTAGGTGGAAAATATAAACCATATGAAGAAGTTAATGGTAGTTCTGGTGTTGTTGGTTATGTTTCAGGTTATGGTGAGAATTTTGTTTCTTATGTTATTAGTGGTGTAACATATATTGATTTTTTTGATGGGGATATAACATCAGTAATACCATTATTCACAATATTTTTTGTTGAATCATCGGGAATAACATCTAATTCAATAGTATGTTCAGCTTTAACTAAAAATGAAGTTTTATTAAATGTTATTAGTGAAACTGAAATACAATCAAATGTTTATGTGGAAAGAGGTAAAATTTCACCTCTTGAAAGTTTAATGAGATTGGGTGAGGTTGATAATTTTGGTGATTTACAGAAATATGGTTATAAATTTTTTAATATATTAAAGAGTACTTAAAAAATTAAATTCAATATTTATAAAAAGATAAAAAAAATATAAATGGCAATAGGAAGTTATGGTACAATAAGACCAGCAGATGTTTCACCTGAAGATGTTGATGTTATATTACATTATACTGAAAGTAGGGATGACACGACAAATTTTGTATTAACTAGATTAGATTCATCCGAGGTTTTGAGACCTTACTTTAATAACAACGACACAGGAGGTAGTTTAAATGAAGTTTTAGGTGGGTTATATAATTTGGTGTTACCAGCTGATAGATTCAATCAACTTGGTGTTTACACTATTTATATTAGACCTGCCGAAATTAGAACACTCATTACTGATTGTGGTGTTTTAGCTGCATTACCAAATATAAGAGGACTTGTAATTGATTTGAATAATGTCCCTGTTGAAAGTAGAAATAAATTTGTCAATCAAGGATTAGTTGGATTTAGGGTGGAATATCTTAATAGTGATGGTTCTAAAATACCAAATTTTTTTAGAATTATAACGTCATCATTTTTTTGTGAACCTATTATTCAGAATTTAACAAATACATCACAAAGAGCTATCAGATACAAATACTCTAAAACTAGTACAAATTTAATATTTTGTACATTATCACCATCTTCAGCACCAACAAATATACCAAGTGCTATACCATATATAGGACAACCAAATCAAGAAATTATTATATCAAATACATTTTTTAATCCAATTACTTTAGATGTTGAAATAGTTGAACATGATATTTCCACATTGGCTTTTGCTTTATATGGTAACCAAACTAAATCTATTGATGATGGTATTTATACCATTTATGATAGTAATAACAATATTTATAAACAATATAATCTATTTGAAATTCGTGATTCATTCAATGAATTATTATATGAAGTTAGACAAGATAGATTAGATAACATTGATTTTAGTAAAAACTTTTCAACAATAGTTAGTCAATAATGGCAAATTTTAAATGTCCTCCACAAAAAGCAACAGGTGCACAAACCTTTTCAGATTATTTAGTTGGTCTCCAATTGACAACTGGAGGGGGATTAACTTTGGGTAATTTCCAATTTGTATCAATTCCAAGTGAAAAAAATAATAGAAATTTCATTACAGGTGTTTTTTCAGAACCAATTAATTTACAATCACTTGGAATACAAAGTGTTAAAGAATCAATTTCAATAACACAAAATAATTTCAAAGTTTATCCTAATTTTGATTTATCACAAGTTTCAACTTTTACCCTTTATGGGTCAATGACTAAAAGAATTTCAGCCTCAATAAAAAACATAATTAGTTATTTTCCAGCTGGAATTGAATCATTATATTTAAAAGATGATGATACTACTGGTTATACTGTGAATAGTTTTACTTATAATCCAATAGCTAATGAAACTACAATAAATTTTGAAATAGAAGAACTTTATAATCCTTTTGGGATTGATTTTACAAATCAAGCAACTCTAAATCTAACATTAAAAGAAATACCAGTTTCTAATGTTAGAAATATGACCACAGGTTTTACTAATTATTCAATGTATTATAGTGGCAATGGATTTAATTTAACAAGTATTATACCAACAACATCTCTATCTAATGGTATTTTAACAATTTCAGTTAGAGGAAATCCTTTTTCAGGTCAATCATTTATTGTTGGTGATATCGTTATTAGACCTAACGATCAAATTGTTAGTCAAGTTTTTAAAGATAAATTAGATGAAATTGACAGATTTCTATTAAATAGGGATGAAACCCCAATATATACCTCAACATTTCAAGTTCCAAGTGAAACTGAAAATGGACAATATTATGTTGAAAATGTTAAAGTAACTTGGCCTTTAAATAGAATTTGGAATTTAGATATTGAAACTGATTTTTTTGTTGATTATGTAACTAAACTTAACAAAATTTCAGTTTCATTTGATGGGTATAAAACAAATCTTATTTCTAGGTTTTTAACAACGGAGTCATTCAAAGAATTTGATACTCCTGACCAAAAAATGGAAAAAATTTTACAAATATATGGACGTAGTTTTGATGAAACAAGAAAATTCATCAACGCTTTGGCGTATATGACATCTGTAAATTATAATGTTGGTAATGATATTCCTTCACAATTATTAAAGAACTTAGCACAAACATTAGGATGGTCAACGTATATTTCTCCAATAACAACGGATGAATTTCTTAATTCAGTATTTGGAACACAAAATCAATCACCTTCAGTTTATTCAGGAGTTGGTGTACAACCAACCCCAGAAGAACTTAATTATCAATATTTTAGGAATTTGATTCTTAATTCGGCTTATCTATTTAAATCTAAAGGTACTAGAAAATCTGTTGAGGTATTAATGCGTCTTATTGGTGCACCAGAAGCATTGGTTGATTTTAATGAATATGTTTATTTGGCTGATCAAAAAATAGATATAAATAGATTTAATACCCAATTTGCTCAAATTTCTGGGGGTACTTATTCTAGAATATTACCGATTTTAGAACCAGGGAATATATTCACAATATATGGAATACAATATACTGGATACACTACTAGTGCTCAACTTACTCCTATTGATGTATCAAGAGAAGATTACCCTATTGATGAGGAAGGATACCCAAGTATCAACAATGATAGTGATGAATTTTTCTTTCAAAAAGGCAGTGGTTGGTTTGAAAGAACACCCTCACATATTAGTCCAGAAATTATTGATGAAACTAATAGTGTTTTTACAGGTGAAAGTCCAAATGTCCAAACACTATTAAGTCCATTTACTTATGGACAAGATTATCTAAATGTCTTTAGAAAATTACCATTTACTGAATTAGGATATAGATTAACCCCAAGAATTGACAACAATAAAAGTTGGACTGATAGTGAAATTGGACTTAGGTCAAATTTGGATGGTGATTTGAATGCGTTATATTATGTGGATAATGAGAAACTAGTACTAAACGTTAAGAATGTGGATTTATTTTTGAATCCAGGACAAGGATTAGCTTATGACGTATGGTATATGTCAAGAGAATTCAATTACCCAATACCAGATGAAGGATTAAATTACATTCCACCAACTTATTGTAACCCAAATCCTACACCACAATATCCATCAACTGGTAGAGTAGATTGGACTGAGATTAATCCACAACCAAACAACAAAACATTTTTTGAATTCGCACAAACATTTTGGAAAAATACAATTAATGTAAGAAATAGATTATATGCTTTTGATGGTAAAACTGGAGGATATCCAACACTACAATCAATATTTTGGAAATACATTCAATCAAACGAAACTGTAAATATACCTAACAACAACTTCAATTATCAAAATATGATGGAGTATGTTAATGGCATGGGTGATTACTGGATTAGATTAGTTGAACAAATGATACCTGCAACAACTCTGTGGAACACTGGTACAAGAATTGAAAATTCAATATTCCATAGACAAAAATTCACATGGAAAAGACAGAAAGGTTGTCAGTTAATACCAATTCCAAGAACAACTGAAGGTAATCCAAAAAATAGACCACCACTTTGTAGGTCATGCGAATTTACAACTAATTTATTCACAAATGATTGTTTTATTGAATCAACAGAATGTCCAAAATATCCTTGGATTGATAATCCACTTTTAACCGATTTTAGTGGTGTTTTGGCTAATGTTATTAATTCATACATAAATGTTTCTGGGTATTCACTTAAAGATTGTAATTTAAATGGTTTATTAACTGAATGGTATGTTGATATTAGAGTAAATGATGTTGTTGTCGTATCATATCCATTTTTCAATGGAACTGGTTATTATATACCATTTTATAGTTCACCTTCAGTTAATGATTGGGATAATGCTTTATTGTTTGCGTTGGAGTCTTTAAAAGTTTATGGGTATGATTATTATTTAACAGAAGATACTGTAATTATTTATACACAAGGCTGTATTGTACCTGAAACCCCAATCAACATTAAAATTAATGTTGGTATAAATTTCCAAATTTATTGTAGTTAATGTCTTGTTTTATTGATATAAGTTTAATTGGGATAACTGGTGATTGTAGTAATACAAATACTGGGGCATTTTCAATTCAGATTGATGGTGAAGCTCCTGGATATTCAATCAATTGGATATCACCTTCACTTGGAACTTATGTTCTGACAGGTAATACCTATGATTATAGTGGTTTGTCAGGTGGTACATATGTTTTAAATGTCGTAGATAGTTGTGTCCCACCAAATGTACTTACTTATAATATATACATATCAACAGGTAGTTGTCTGAATATTTCAGAAATAACTAACACTACTTGTGGATTAGATAATGGTGTATTAACGGCATCAACATCCAATTTTTATGGATTTGGTAGTTTTTATTTATATGAAAATAGTACAGGTTATGTGACAAGCGGTGAATCATTTACCAATGATTTCGTATTTAATAATTTATCAGCTGGTACATATTATGTTATTGCGGATGATGGTGGTGGTTGTACTGGTAAAAGTGAAAGTTGTATAATCAAAAGTTCAACAACTATGGACTTTGGATTTTACGTTATTAATAATGCAGGATGTGGTGTAGATTCTGGGGCAATATACATTACAGGTTTAACTGGTGTTGGTCCGTATACTTATCTTTGGAGTAATGGTAGTAGTACGTCAAGTATTACTGGATTAACTTCAGATGGTTATAGTGTGACTATTTCAGACTCTTTGGGTTGTGTTTTAACAAAATCAACTAATGTTGGATTTGTGCCAAATGTTGGAATTGCAGCGATGTTAACAACAAACCCATCTTGTTTTTCCGCGGATGGAACTTGTGATGTATATGTAACTGGCGGTACTCCTCCATATTATTTTTCGGCAACAAATGGTACTGTTGCGATAACTTTTGCATCAAATTATACATTTACTGGTGTGTCAGCTGGAATCTTAGGTGTACAAGTAACTGATGCTGGATTATGTAATGATTATGAAGCAACATCATTATTAACTCCAAACTCATTTTCTATTCTATCTGTAACAACAACAAACTCAATTTGTAATAATAGTAGTGGAACTTTGTCTATTAATTTATTTGGTTCATCGGCACCATACAATGTTGCTTTAACAGATTCGTCAGGTAATACAAATTCCGTAGTTATAAATTCACCAAATTACACCTTTACTAACTTATCATCAGGTTCTTATACTTTAAATGTAACTGATGGTGGACCTTGTAATTTTACAAGTGCGTATACTATTTCTAATACAACTTTGTTTACAATTTCTACATTAACAACAGGAACAACTTGTAATAATTCAGATGGTATAATTTCAGTATTTGTTTCTAGTGGTGGTACTCCCCCATATACTTTTGAATTAAATGGTTATTCAATTGGAGGTATAACTTCAAGTGCTTATACCTTCAATAATTTGTCATCAGGTAGTTATACTATTTCCGTAATTGATTCCAATTTCTGTCAACAAATACTACCAACACAAGTTTTATCCTCATCTAATGTTGATTTTGTATTGGCGTCAAATAGTCCAATAACAGGTACAACTGGAGAAATAACTGCATTAATTTTAGATGGAGAACCGCCATTTAACTTAACTTGGAGTTCAAATGTAAATGGACAGACAGGGACTACGATTACTGGTTTAACTGCTGGAACATATAGCTTAACAATTACTGATGACAATGGTTGTGTTCAAAACAGAACGATTGATTTAATTGGAACTGTTTTATTTAGTTCATATGAAGTGTTTAACATTTGCAATAGTGATTTGGTAAATAGTGGTGAAATAATAAAGAAAGGACCCCAACAAATGTTATTTGAAGGATTTTTTGATTTAACTTCAGGTGATACAGGGTGTGTACTTAATACAGCAAATTGGGAAATACTAACAGATGTTAGCGGAATAACAAATTCACAATTGTTTTTTGTTAGTAGTTCATTAACCCAATTTCCTAGTGATAATTTAGTTTTTGAAACTATAAAAACTTTACTTGAAAGTTATTATGGAATTGATAGTGTTGAAATTGATCCATTATTAAATAAAGTAACGATTAAAACAATATGTAACCCTCCAGAATATTTAGTTGGAGGTGAAATAAACGTTCAAATCAAAATAACATATAGCATAAATTGTATAACTTGTTCATAATATGAGTGTTTCGGCTTTTGTAACAATAAATCAAACAAATTGTGGGTGTGATGGTGGTGTTTCCATCTTTGCATATGGTGGAACACCACCATACACTTATTCAATAAATTCTGGATTAACATTTAAAAAAATGCCATATTTTAGTAATTTGTGTAGTGGACAATATTTTTTATTAGTTAAAGATTCTAATGATTTTTTATTTACAAAACCATTTACGTTAAACAATCCAAATAAACCAACAACATATAGAGTGAAGTTATTAACATCAAATAAAAAAACAATAGATAATGGTATAAATACAACAATTGAATATACTACAAATATACAAGTACTTCCAACATTACCAAATGGCGTTTATATTACTTTTGATTTAAATCATTATAATTTTACAACAACTAGTCCAATATCATCAGCGACTACTTTTACAACAAACTCAATACTTACAATAGGTTCTGGAACAACACCAGTTACTTTAACATTATCATCAGAAACAATTTCAAATAATACTATTCCTGGGTGTCAAAATGAAAATTTAATTCAAATCTCAACTGCTGAAACTTGGCAAAATTTAACATATTACAATGATTATAATTTTGAGTTGATAACAACCACATCTAGTCAAAAAAATGGGGATTATTTGTGTTATGTTAACACAACAAGTGATACTTATACAATTGAAAATTTGAAAATATTTGGATGTTCTTGTTGTAACGTAATACCAGAATAAAAAACAAAATATGATATTTATATAACATGGGATATATATTAAAAAATACATCAGGTTTAGTTAATACAAGACTTACTGACACAGGTAGACAAAAACTATCTCAAGGTAATTTTAACATTTCTTACTTTCAAATAGGTGATAGTGAAGTTTCTTATAATGTGTTACCTTCAGCAACGTATAATCAATTTAATTCATTAGTTTTAGAACCAAGTTTTAACGCTCAGAATTCAACTGGAGTACCACAATCAAATAAAGAAAATATAAAATATCCATTTTATGTTGATGGTACATCAGGTAATACTTATGGCATCCCATTTATGGATTCAATCGTTAGTCCTATATTTAATACAGCAGCACCAAGAGGTTTTTTTAGTGGTACTTCTAATGAGGGTATTATTACAAGTTGGAGTGCATTAACAAATAATGAGTATGTAATTAATGCTAACTATTTGATACAAATGAATACTCTATCAGGTTCTAATGTAATTGATATTATATCATCAGGGTGTAGTGTAAATCCAAATAGGAATGTGCAAGTAGGTGATATTATTACTATATTTTTTGATGGTGTTAATGAAAATGATTGTATTTGTTACAATTTACCAACACCAACACCAACTCCAACAAATACGGTTACTCCATCAACAACACCACCTTTCCCTGTATCACAGACACCAACACCAACTAGTACAAACCCATTTCCGTGTGAAAGTCCAACACCAACTCCAACTCCATCGGCAACTTGTTGTGTTACACCAACACCATCAAGAGCGTGTCCACCAATACCTGAACCAGATTGTTTAATTAACATATCTAGTTGTTATAGTATTTTAACATTTAAAGTGGTTGATGTTTGTTTAAATTTAAATAGAATAACTTTAGATAGACCAACACCAGATTTTAGTTATTTAAATACTAATTGTTACGCAAAAGCTATTGTTTACCCACCGAATTTAACATCTCTCTATGATTCAGTAACACCTGCTAATCATTGGAGTGATAATGTTATTAATTTCGAATCAACTTGTTATATTGACGAACTTAATGTTAAGATATGGAATATGAATATTCCTTGGTCAGAAAATCCAGCAGGTTTAAATCCTAATACAAATGTTGGATATACTAATTTCGGTTCGATTAATTATTTGGGAACTAAAGAATATCTTGGGTACGCAACAAGTAGTGGTCAAAGTGATACTAGTTTTACATATTATTACGATTCTTTAGATAACATTGTAATTTTAGAACCTAAAGACCAAAAAGCGATATCAATTGTACATTTTACAAATCAAACTGTTGATTTATTTTATGGTGAAAAATTTGCTTTAGAACCTTTGGATGAAACTACCGATGATACCACGGGACAAGCTAGAAATTTCAGAGTTCATTTACCTTGGTTAATGTGGCATAAAAATCCAAATTGTTGTTTAGGACAAACATTTTGGGTTGACCCTCCTGGATATGATAATCTTAAATTGTTTGAAAATGGACCATATTATTTAAAATCTACCAAAAATCCTGATATGAATGACCCAGGTATTAGGTATTATCACTTATATGACAATAATACAAATTTTGATGGATTTCCAAGTAGAGTTGGAAAAGTTTTCCCTGATAGTAAATTAATTATTTTTGATGATGAAGAAATTATCGCAGCAATGTCATATAAATCAAATAGAAATTGGACATTACCAGCACCTCAAATATCATTAATAACACCAAATACTTGTGGTTTTGAGAGTGGAAGTAGTGTTGGTTTGTTAACTGGTGATACTGAATATCTTTATGTGACTTATAGATTTACAAATGACTTTGGATATACAAATTCACTTCATTGTAATTATTATAGAAAAATACAAGGACCAAATTTAAATTGTTCACCTAACGGAATATCTCAAAATGTTGCATTAAGGTTTGGACCTGAATTCGGCTGTTTAAACTCTTCAATTTCAGCTTGTACTAGTCCTTGTGATGTTACTTCAGGATTTTATGGTGAAAAGTTTGAGATAATTTGTCAAAAAGTAATTGGAGACAATAGACCAGATTCATCAGAATGGAGAGTGATTGATTTTACATCACAACTTACAGCCACATCAATAAATGGGTTAATTACATCATCAGGTTTAACAGGTACTACTTTTGTAATAACACAAAATGATTATGATAGTGCCTCTTTATATGATTTAGCGGATTATATTGATATTACTACTCTTGGGGATACTAACCCACAACTTAATTTTGGAGATGAGTATTATTTTTATGGTAATATTGAAACGGATATTCAAGCAACAATTTATGAAATGAGGTATAAAATAAATCTTAGTCAAGTAGAATTTCAAACATCATCTAATCCGACTTGGAATAGTAGTTTAAAACCATATGTTACTGAAATTGGACTTTATGATAATGATAGAGATTTATTAATAATATCAAAAATGCAATCACCAGTGCTTAGACAAGGTGTACAACAATTTTTGGTTAAATTTGATATATAGTTGTATATATTTACTATTAAAACTATTTAGTTAATTTTTTATTACAATTAATTATATCTAAATGAATAATAACATAAAAAAATCACCAAAAGTTTTGGGGTTAGATGTGTCAACTTCAACTATTGGTTGGGCATTATTTGATATTGAATCAAAAGACCTATTAGAATTAACTCACATTAGTCCTAGACCAAAGATTAGTGATAAGAATAAAATGAAAGAGTTAATTCTTAAAAGTGAGATGTTTAAAATAAAATTAAATGAATATCGTAATTTAGGTATAACCAAGGTTATTATAGAAGAACCATTATTGAATAGTAATAATATTCATACTGTACAAACATTAATGCGGTACAATACATTAATTTCAAAAGATATTTATGATACTCTTGGAATTATTCCTGAATATATATCAACATATAATTCAAGAAAATCAGCTTTCCCATTTTTAGTTAAAGATAATGGAAAAGGTAAACACGTACTTTTTGGTGGATTACCAAAAGATTGTGATAAAAAACAAATAATTTGGGAACAAGTGGCTAAAAAAGAACCACAAATAACTTGGACTTATACAAAAAATAATACTCTAAAAAAAGAAAATTTTGATATGAGTGATGCTTATTGTTGTGTATTAGGTTATATGAAACAAGAAAACATTTGGTAATTAATTAACCAATATTTTATCGTCATATCCCAATGGGTAATAATTTGGATTTTGCCAACAATTAGGATTACCATATAAGCTATAATTAGCACCAATTATGAATTCGTATTGTGCATAAATTCGTATTTCACCTTCATTATTTTCATATCTACAACCATCTGCAATTATAATAATTTTAACTGGTAATAAGAAAAAACCTGACTCATTAGATGAATTTCCACCATTACGATTAGTAGCATCAGACCAATTAGAATCAATAATAGGATTACTAGGATTTAAAATTGTTTTAAATTGAAAAGTATTAGAATACAATCTATAATCTGATGGTGATGGACATGATATTGTTGCAATACTAGGGTCTTGACTTGGAGAACACGGAGGTGTTGGGTAACCAGGTTCAGTTATTGTAGCTAAACCAGTACAATTTACAACTTGTAAAGGTGTACCAATAGTAGGTGTCATTTGGTCTATATGAATAATTTGAGGTTGATTTACTAATTTTCGATTCGTTAAATGGGGTTGAGTACCACCACCAGCAACAACTATAGTTCCATTACCTATAGTATTAAAAGGGAATGCGTAGAACTCTAAAAACATATCAAAATTAGTAACTGAAATATCGGATTCAACTTGTAAAATATGTAAGTTAAATAATCGATAACCATTTGGTGGTGTTATACCATTATTATAATGTGTTGTACCAAAAATATTTACTTTAAAATCTGCCATAATTAAAAACTAATTGATAATGTATTTGTTAATGTATCATTAGGAATTGTTAAAAAACCACTCCCTTTATGAACACAATAGTCTTCATCATATAGTGAAATTTCTATTGTAAGTATAGTACCCTCTTCAAATGGTGTTGGTTGTGTGTAACCTCCAAAACTAGGATAAGGTGTAATTGTTAAATTCCAAGGTGAATCTGAATTTGTTAGTGTTGGTGGTGTCAATTGATTAAAACCAATTTCTAAATAGTTTGATAGCTCAATTTGTGGTGCACCATCAGACCCTTTATAATAATTTTTACGATCTATTATTCCTAATTGGAAATCTTTTAAAAATGTATTAGGAAAATCAATATTACTTATTTTATAACTACCCCTAACTGATGTCGCATTTGGTGACGATAATTTAGATTCAAATATAACTGAAATATTTGTTGTAAGAGAAATAGTTGTAGCTGAAATATCAAAAACAAAAGTATTGCCATTAGGACAACTAGTTGTTGTGCAATTTAATGGTTCAGGAGTTGATGGACAACTTATTCTTTTTGAATAAACATTGGAAACACAACCATTATAGTCAGTAATTATTACATTTACAATATCACCATCATTTATTGGTTGTGGATTAGTTATTGTTGTAACTACTCCGTTCACATTACCAGAATAAGTATATGGTGGAGTACCACCATTAATAGTAAAATCTAAAAATCCTGTCCCTAAACCTTCATTACATTCTGTTTTTAAATTAGGTATAATAAAAACTCGTTCACAACTTATTGCTTCTGGTGGTATAGTACAAGTTGTTGTCGCACTAAAATCACCCCAATAATCTACAATATTAGCTGTGTAAGTTCCAGCTGATAAATTATTTATTGATTGTGGCGATATACCAGATGTAATACTACCATTACTCCAATTAATTGTATAAGGTGGTGTACCACCTGTTATATTAACAACCATACTTTTGGTTGAACCTGTTTTATTTGTAAGATTAACTATAGAACAAGTTGCACTCATTGACAACAATGTAATAGGTTCACACTCATTAACAAATACAAGAGGTAATGGTGTTGGTGTAGGTGTTGGTGTTATTGTAGGTGTTGGTGTTGGTGTTGGACTACCAAGGCAAGGTGTTTGTAATATTTGAGCACAATACGGAGGACCATCACAAACAACTAATGAATAACCTTCAGGACAGGAATAACCTGACTCACCATTATTACCTAAATCAAATGTTTGGCCAACTAAATCTATACTTGAAAAAATTGTCAAAGCACTTAATGCTGATGTTGTTGTTACCGCAGTTAGAGCTGATACACTACCAGAATATATCTCTACACCAAAACCTGCGGAATATAATTTGTTTAATCCTTCCATTTCAATAACATTAAATCCAGGATTAAATGTGTATGGAAATACTGACCAATATCTAAATGCGAATTCAGTATTTGGTTGAGCGGGAAGATTTGGTTTAAATCCACCAAACGATGTTACAATTTCTTGACCATTAATTTTAAATCTAAACTCATCGTCACCACCTAAACCAATATAATATGTTTCTGAATTTGGAATGTCAATACAATAACTAAAACCAATCCATTGGTTTAATGGTGGATAGTTACCATATGAATCAGGTGAAGTATTTGCCCAAACTGCAGTATTATTTAATCGGCCAAAAGAAAGATTACCATTACCACCCCAAATGTTATTTCTTAAAAATTGAGGACCATAACAATTATTACATATACAACCAACTGCACTATTAAACGTTCCTAAACTTGTACAAGTAATACCACTACTTGGTCCTCCGACAATTGGACTTAATACATTAGATGATTGGTCAACCCAAAACAATGTATTGAATAATTGTGTGTTATTTGTTGTATATACAACACCAGAAGAACCTGAAATTTTTATTGGAAAATTAAAATTAGTAATATCCTCATAAAAAACAGCCCCACCAGTACTCCAATATTGACTTGGTGTTGCTGAAACAATAGTAAACGAAGTTGGATTTGTTGTTACCGCAGTAACTAAAATTCTTTCACAAAAATTATTGGTAGTATTGGCACTATAACCTGCTGGACAAATACAAGACATATATAAATTTTACTATAAATACAATTATTTTTTTATTAAAAATATAGAGGATAATTTGACTTTATAAATAATACAAAATATCAGCAGTACCAAGAAAATATGCGTTAGCTCCTAATGGTGTTATACATAACCACATTTCATCCAAAGTACCATTAACATTTGAACCAACTCTGATTTGATTGTCATCAAGTTTTGTTGTAGTTAAAGCTGATGTACCAGCCTCACCAATCAAAGATGTCATAACGTGACCTGTTGATGTTACAGTATGTGTGTTACCAGTACCCAAACTATATTGGAATGGTGAATTTGGAATATCTACCCAAGTTGGGGTATAAGATAAAGTAGGATTAAATTCCATTGTTAATAAATAATTGTCATTAGATGTGTTTAATATACTAACTGAATTATATTGTGATGTAACTGACTTATAAGATTCTTTTAATCTATAACCAATATATGGAAATTTAGTCCCAGATGGATCTAATGTTGTTGTTGCTGTATATGGAACTGAAACTGTTGAATACAAACCATTTAATGCTCCTTCAGTTGAAACTTGAGAACAAATCATATCAAAATAACCTGAACCAACACCATCTTGTCTAATTTCATATCTTATTGGTTGGTTGGGTGAAGACATATAAACAGTTGATATATTATTTGCAGCTGTATAATCTACAAAATATATTGTTTGTCCTGATAATACCATACCAAATCTAACTCTACCAACACCTAACCATTGATAATCAATTGTCATTAAATTAACATCAGACCAATCAAAATTATTGGGGTCAAATTGAGTATTATTCCAAATAGAAGTATCTGCACTATATGTACAAGAACCACTTAAATAAATGTTAAAAGTTATTGCACTTGTAACACCATTACTTTCCAAAAATAATCCATCAAAGACTGAATTATATGGTGTTCCTGTTGTTGATTGAAAAACACCAACTCTTTTAATAACATTTGTTTCAATTGTAAAGTTACTAAAACTTGCTTCAAATAATTGACTTTTACCTGGTTGATAAATTGGGTGAGTTTTTGTCTGACGAATAACTAAATCGTTATTAGCCGAAGTTGACATTCTTACCCTTGCATATTGTTGGTTAAATACGGATGTGGCAGTACCTGCAGTAACTTCATTAACTTGAAGAGGATTTTTATCGTAAGTATGTTTTATATCCAAAAGATTTTGAACTGCAGCAGTTCTTAATCTACCAAACGCATCTAGGTTTGGACTATCTGAGTATTTTATTGAATTATTAAAAATGTATGCCATATTATATTAACCACCAATTATTATTTCTTGTCACCAATGTTAGTGACATATAGTTTATGTTCATGTCAACGTAAGAATTTCCATCAATTGTACCTGCTAATGGTGTTAATCTTATTCTATATGAACCTGAATATCCCCCCTCATCTTTTATTATTAATTTTAAACCATCAATACCCGTTGGGTCAGGAATTGATACATCAACATTTCCATTATAATTTATTCCCCAATATGTTATACCTGATGTTATAGTAAAAGCTGAAGTTGTAACACCAGTTGTTGAAATAAATTCACTAAGACCTGAAATATTACCATTTATAAACCCAGTAACATTTAAATCACCATATATATTGAATTCATCGTTTGCGGCAAAAACTAAATTACTTCTACTTACATTACTAGAACCATTACCAATAATGAATGCTGAAACCGTTGTTGAGGTTAAGTTGTATTTTCCTTGAGTATGTTGATAATCACCACTTGCAATTGTGTAAAGTCCTTCAGCGTGAGAATTTTTACCGATAGATATAGATGATAATCCTTCAGCATGAGAACCAAGTCCAATACTTTGGGTACTTTGTCCTTCTGCGTGAGAATAACCTCCAGTTGATTTTGTTAGATATCCTTCAGAGTGTGAAAAATCACCTTCTGTATTAGTTTCACGACCCTCTGAATGAGAACTAGCACCTAATGAAATTGTTTGTAATCCTTCTGCGTGTGAGTTACTACCAATTGAAATACTTTCTCGACCTTCAGCATGTGATGTATTACCACTAGCAATTGTTTCTCTACCTTCTGCATGAGAACCTAACCCAATTGAAGTACCACCACTAAAAGTTGTAACACCATCAAAATAACCACCTTCAGCGTGGGAATAACCCCCAATTGATTGTGAGTAATAACCCTCAGAGTGAGAACTTCTACCACTACTTATTGAGTATTCACCTTCAACGTGAGAATATAATCCAATTGAATCACTTTGATATCCTTCAGAATGAGAATAAACCCCTAATGAAATAGTTTCTCTACCTTCACTATGAGAATAGTTACCTTGTGATTGAGTACCAAGTCCTTCAGCGTGAGAATAATCACCAATTGATTTACTCTCATAACCTTGACTCATACTATAATCACCACTTGCTTGACTACCTTGACCTTGTGAAAAACTCAAAGTACCTGTTGCAAAGTTATTAAAAAATTTTGTTTCAGATTGTATTGTTATAGGAGAACAACCATATATGTTTGTAACATAAAAATCTGTTATACAATTACCACTTCCACCAGTAAATGGTTCAGTAAATCCACTAACATTAAAAGTACCACCAGAAGAATTAGTAAACACAGCAGTACCTACAGAATAAGTACCCCCAGTTACATATGTATCAGTATAACCTGTTACAAACCCATTAACAACAAAAGTACCACCAGAAGAATTGGTAAAAGTTATATCTCCAGTTATTGGATTATAAGTACCCCCAGTAATAACAATTGAATTAACTAAATCTGTAACTTGAGAAATTGTTGCTTTATATGAAGAACCAGCAGGATTTTGAGATGTATCACCAGTTATTACAATATGAATTAAATCATTTAATGTAACCCCTGTCGCTAAAGTTCTATCTGTAAGAAATGCCATTTATATTTTTATTAATAAATAGTTAGGACATAAAGAAATAACCAATACCATCCATAAAAAAGAAATCTTCCAAATCCATAAAATCTTTATTATCGTCACTACAATATAACACCTTAAATTTTTCACACCCATCACTTGTTATAACTTTCACACCAATTGCTGGTGCTGAATTAAATTGAGGTGGTAAAACAAAGGTATTAGTTGGTGGAACATTTGTTGCAAAATACCCAACTAAAATACAATTTAACCCATAAACATCACAAATGTAAATTGAGTATGGTTGGTTCAATCCAGTAATCGTATTAAATTGAATGGTTGTCATATTGATAAATATCTAAGTTTCAATTGGAGAACTTTGACCATTTGTTACAAAAATACAATCAGTACAAGTTGGGAAATATAATATACCACTAGTTGGGAAATAATTACCAGTCCAATAAGTATATGATGAACTTGGTGGTAATGAAGGATAACCTAAACTATAAGAAATATATTCAAAACATAGTCCAGTCGAACCTGATGCTGTTCTAAATATTGAACCAACGGATGTAGTAGGTCCTGGATTTGTTTGAATTATATAAGAGCTAGAACCACATTCTTTATATGTATAAAACCCAATTGCTGATGACGATGTTGGTGTTAATGTCAATGTTGGTGTTGGACTTAAAGTTGGTGATGGTGTTGGTGTTGGTGATACATCAGGAGTACAAGGAGAACAATCAGGAATAATATTTAAATCACCTAAAGGTCCATCAACCAAAGTTATTGAGTTTATCGGACTATTATCATAGTCCAAACCAGTATAAACAACACATTTTGAAACACCATCAACATCAGCTTTAAATAGTAATAATGGTGTTAATGTATCACCAGATGGTGTTGAAATTCCACTATTAGTGAAATAAATCTGACCATTTGAACAATCAACAAATCTTCTTGATACTGGACAAATTAACTGATTTTCAATTGTTGTATAATTAACATTACCTATTATATTACAAGGTCTATCAATAATTGGTGTTAAAGTAGGAGTTACAGTTGGTGTTGGAGTTGGTGTTGGAGTATAACCAGTAATTGTTACATCAACATTAATAAAAGGACACAATGGTGTTGTTGATGGTGTTGGTGTAACTGTTGGTGTTACTGTATTAGTCGGAGTAACACTTGGTGTTGGAGTTACCTCACAATCAAATATTGCACTAAAGTCCAATACGGAACAATTAATAGTAGGTGTTGGTGTAGGTGTTGGACAATTTCCACTAAAAACATAGTCATCACATAAATCAGGACAACTTGAAATACAAGGATAAGGTCCTTCTAATAAACAAACCCCATCCAATATGGTTGATAAACACCAAGTTCCACCAGTTGTAAAATAAATTAAATAACCATTTGTTACCCCTGACCAATACGTTTCGGAGTTATGAGTACCTGCGGATAAAAAAGTATCATCATATCCTAACCCAGTATTGTTTATACAATATATTGGAGAACAACCTGAACAAGAAATGAGTTCTGAACTTAGATTAATTGTTAAACCCGTTAAATCACTTAAACAATTTAAAGCATTATCTATCGTTGTTAAAGTAAATGAAGGACAATATCCTGTAGTTAAACTACCTGAACCCCTAGCAACTGAAGTGGTTATATTGTCCATATTCCATTCACCACCAGGACTCCAATACATAACAATTGTACCTCCAGTTATATTTGAGAAAGTATAAAATTGTCTACCATTTATAATACCTTCGTTGAATAAAGTCCTATAATAATAACCCCCACTATATTCAACACTAAGGAGTAAACAACATTCATCTATATTACATTGATTTGTGTTGGTACAATCAGTACAATTAACATAAGGGGTTAAATCGTCAAAAGATAATGCAGTAACATAAGAATATGATGGACCACCTGGAGTTATGTTATAACAACCATAACCAACATTTGAGCTACTAGAAAATGCCGCGTAATAAACATAATAATATGTGTTAGCAAGTCCAGATAATGAATTCGGTAAATCAATAGAGAAAAAATCAGCACTACAACACGTCTTAAAATCGTAGTTAATATCTAAAGTACCTATTAATGTTATGTCTAAATTGGTGTAAGTTGAACCTGTAATTACATCACTAGCACTAACATAAAATGTTTGACTTGGTGGTATATTAATTGTAACATTATTTCCTTGTGAGTCCAAGAATGTGAATCCACTATAAAGTGTACTACCTGTATTTGCTACGTAAAAGCCGTAATTAGCCATCTATTAAACTACTAAATTTGAGATTATTTCACAATCATTATCGTCAACAACTTTAAGATTATATGATAATTGACCATCCATAATTAATGGGACATCAAATGAATAAGTACCACCAGTTATGGTATCTACATAAACACAAGTTGTTAAGGGATCATCGCATAGATAAATGTCGAAAGGTGTTGAACCTGAAACTCCATTTATTGTTATTGTTGTTGGCATTTGACAAAATTGTTTTTAATAAATATATTAGGTAAGAAAACTTTGTGAATGGAAATTATATAATATTTCAAAAAAAAATGATACTTTTACACTAAATAATGTATTTATTATATATGGGACGAAAAAAAATTAAAACTGAAGAAAAAAAAATTAGATTGTCAATTACTGTTGACCCAAAAATTGAAAAAATAATTAGGGAAAAACATATTAATTTATCGTCACTAACAAATAAATTATTAAAAGAATACTTTGATAATGAAAATATGTAACATATGTAAAGTTGAAAAACAATTTACTGAATTCCACAAACATAAATTTCAAAAAGATGGGTACAATACTATCTGTAAGGAATGTAGGAAACCTATTGGTAAAAAATATGTTGAAGATAATCGTGAAGAAATATCTAAAAAACGAAGTCAAAAATATTATGAAAATCATCAAGAAAACTTGATGAAGGATAGGGAAAGGATTAAGAAAGAAAGGGAAAAACGAAAAGAGAGGACAAAAAGATGGATGAAAGAAAATCCAGAAAAAAGAAAAGAATATATAAAAAAATACAAAAACGAAAATAAAGAAAAATTATCAAAAAAAAGAAAAGAATATTATGAAAAAAACAAAGAAAAAATTTTAAAAAGAACTAAAGAACGATTTTTTCAAAGGAAAAAAGAAGATATATTCTTCAAATTGAAAACCAAATTAAGAACAGACATTTATATTTCATTAAAAAGGAAAAAACGAAATAAAAGGTTAGAAGAAATATTAGGTACTTCAATAAATGGATTAAAAGAATATATCGAAAGTCAATTTGAAAGTTGGATGACTTGGGAAAATTGGGGTAAGGCAACATGGCATATTGACCATATAGTTCCATTAAGTTCAGCAAAGGATGAACAAAGTTTATTTGAATTATGGCATTACACTAATTTGAGACCATTAAGTGCAATCGAAAACTTAAAAAAAGGAAAAAAAATAATTTTAGAAAATATAGATGAATAATATTTTATGGATGATGGTAATGAAGTTTTGTTGGATGTATTAACGGATATTTTGGGAGACCCAAAAAAATCATATGAAAGTAAAGGTCAATATGGGTTCAATTGTAAAGAATGTGATGAAGATAGAAACAAAGGAAACCTAGAAGTTAATATTTTTCAAGGAGTTTGGAAATGTTGGTCTTGTTCAGAAGTGAATGATACTCATGGTACTATTCATAAATTAGTAAAAAGATATGGTAATAAAAAACAATTAAAATTGTTAAGTACTTTTTTACCAGAAGAAAACAAACCAATACAAAAGAAAAAGGTAAACAAACTTGAACTACCGAGTTTTTATCGGAAGTTCAATGAGGTCTCATCAATATACCCAGTAAGAAGACAAGCATATAATTATTTAATGAATAGGGGTATTACCGATGAAATAATTGAAAGATATGGAATCGGTTTTTGTGATAATGGTAGTCACGCTGGTAGAATAATAATCCCATCTTATGATAAAAATAACAAATTAAATTACTATATTGCCAGAAGTTGGGATTTACATACAAAAGCAAAATATAAAAACCCTGAAAATCCAAAAGATGAAATCATATTCTTTGAGAGTTTGATTGATTGGAATAAAGATATTACCCTAGTTGAAGGTGCATTTGATTCAATATTCATTCCAAATAGTATTCCAATGTTGGGAAAACATATGAGTTCATTATTATTTGATACCTTATATGAAAAGTGTAATGGTAATATAACAATTGCCTTGGATGGTGATGCTTGGAATAATGCAATCAAATTGTATCACGAGTTAAATGGTGGGAATTTATATGGAAAAATTAAAATAGTTAAACTACCTTTGGACAAGGATATTGCCGATTTGAGGGGACAAATAAATGAATATTATATTGAAATAAAATAAAAAAAAATGTGAATATTCACACTTTTATAAATTTGATTATATTTATATTATATGGGAAGAAAAATCAAAAATGAAAACGAAAAGAAAACAAAAGTATCAGTTGCATTAGAACCTGAATTACTAAACTATTTTCGACAACAACATATTAATTTATCTTCTTTAGTAAATAAATTACTCAAAGACTATAAAAATGGAAACAAAAGTATGTAAAAAATGTGGGGTTGAAAAATCACTTTGTGAATTTAATAAGGATAAATATTCAAAAGATGGGTTGAGATATCGATGTCGTTTATGTACGTCAGGGGAATACAAAAATTTTTATTACAAAAATCAAAAAAAAGAAATTGAAAGACAAACCAATTATCAATTAAAAAATAAAGATATAACGAAAAAAAACAGAAATTTACGAGAAACAAAACGTAGAAATAATGACCTTATTTATAAGATTAAAATTTCTGTAAGAAATAGATTGAAACTTTTCTTAAAAAGTAAGAATTTTAATACTTCATTGAATAAAACTATAGATTTTGTTGGTTGTACCCCAAATGAATTGAAAATGTATTTAGAACAACAATTTAAAGATGGGATGAGTTGGGAAAACTTTGGATTTTATGGGTGGCATATTGACCACAAAATACCAATATCTCAAGCTCAAACAATTGAAGATGTTTATCGTTTATCACATTATACTAATTTACAACCCCTATGGGCTAACGAAAATTATAAAAAAAGTAATAAAATCATATGAATGAATTAATTGAATTAAGAGATGAAATTAAATGTTTTTTGGAAGATAAAAGGAAAGAATTAAAACTTTCGTTTGACGAAGAACATCACAAATACACTATGTTAGACCTTAATGGTAATTCTAGAGATGATTGGAAATCAGTATCAAAAGTAATTAAAAACTATTATGATGAATTCCCAGCTGAAGAAATTGCATTAAAGAAAGCTAAAGGTGATATTGAAGAACAACAAAAATTGTTAAAAGAATGGTCTGATGCCGGAACATATTCAACTAACTTAGGTAGTAGAACCCACTTTTTATTGGAACAAAAATCCCTTGATATGTTTGATATTAAGAAAGAGGTTAGACAACCAATCTTTGATTGTGATTTTGACCAAATATTAAAGAGTGATAGAATGGTCAGTGCTGGGATTAACTTTTTAAATCTTATGAAAGAAAGAAAAGCACTTTTATTTGATACGGAAACTGTTTTAGGTCATCCAGAATTAAAATATACAGGACAACCAGATAAATTATGGTTAATAAAAAATGAAGAAAAAAATAAAATAGGTTGGATAGTAACTGATTATAAAACAAATAAACCTAAAAACTTTGAATCCAACCATTTTACAAAACCGATGAAATACCCCTTCAATAAGTTACCCAATAATGCTTTGGGTCACTATTATGTTCAACTACCATTATATTTGAGATTATTGTTTAAAATGTTGGTTGGAAGTAAATATGAAAATATTGGACTTTTTGGGGCGATAATCGTATTATTGAAAGAGGATGGGACATTTGAAGAGTTTAGAATTCCTATGAATGTAATTGCGCAAGTTTTTAATTTAAAATTAGATTTATAATACCAATACAATTAAAAAATGAATTGTGAAAAGACAAAAATTGAAAAGTTATTAAATTACATTGGGATGAAATCAAAGAAATATCATTATGTTTATAATGGTGTTAAATTTGTATCAGATAAAGAAATAATTGGAATAAACCCAAAAACATATAAACTTATATATAAAAACGAAAATAATGGACAATTTAATTAACACGGAAAAGAGTTTACCAAAGATTGATTTGAGAGAACAACCCACCATTACTTGTGAAGAGTGTGGGTCAAAGTACTTCAAAGAAGTGGTTATGGTTAAAAAGGTATCAAAACTATTAACTGGTAGTTTGGAGGATACATTAGTACCATTCCCAACATATCGTTGTGATGATTGTGGTCACATAAATAAAGATTTTGAATTATTTTAATGAAAAAGATTCACATTAATAATGATGATAATTATGCAACTCCCCCAGAATTTTATGAGGAGTTAAACAAGAGGTTTAAATTTGATTTTGACCCTTGTCCATACAATGAGAAAGATGTTGATATTGATGGTTTAAATATTGAATGGGGGATGTCAAATTTCATAAATCCCCCATATAGTCAGAAGTTAAAGGAGGCCTTTATTAAGAAAGGGATTGAGGAGATGAAGAAGGGAAAAGTTTGTGTATTTTTGATACCAGTTTCCACCTCCACAAGGTTATTTCACGATTATATTAAACCAAATGCGACTGAAATTGAATTTGTAAGGGGAAGGATTAAATTTGGGAAAGTTGATAATGATGGTAATTTTTATTATCCTGTAAATTCAAAGGGTAAAGTACAAAGTGGTACAAAAGATAGTATGATTGTTGTATTTGATGGAAGAAAAAATTAGATAAAATGAGTAATATAGGTATGTATTAAAATTTGATATGGAAGAAAAAAGATTAAAAATAGAAATCGAACTTCACGTTGTTGGTGATGGTAGAACTTTTGTAAACTTTTGGAATTATATGAATGGCGATGACGTAGTAGCAGAATTAAAAGATGGCAAACTATATCAGGATGATGAAGAAATAAGTTTACAAAAGTTCGTAGATGATGTTAAAAGCAAATTTTAATATTACCTATAACTTCTGCAAATATATTGTCGTTTTAATGCAATATATTTGTTGTTATGTTTTAGTTTTAAAAATTTTATACAAATAAAAAATGAGAGAATATCAAAAAGAATATGAAACATATATGAAACAAGTAACTGATGGTTTTATAAATATGCAAAGCGAAACAACAACACAAGAACATTTAAAAGATGTAATGTCTCAAATGTTAATTGTTGAATGGAAAGGTGGTTTAGATTGGAAAGCAATTAAAACAGGTGAAATGTTTAGGGATGGTAATTTAATGGAAGAAAATAGACAATATAACGCTGAAATTGCTAAAAAGTATTTACAATCTAATACACTAACTTATGATGAGTGGATTGCGAAGCATAAAACAAATTCATAAAATTTTTAAAATTAAGCATAACGGTTACGGATATATGTAGTTTTTTCCTAAATTGAAATACAAAACTTAAATAATATGAATAAAGATAATAAGAACGAAAATGTTGATTACACGGCCCGTTCATCTTTTTTAGATAGAACTTGGATTGTTAATGAAGATGGTGAAATATCTTCTATTGAATGTGAAGACGAAGGAATTGTTTTATATAACTTTATGAGTTGGAATTGGGATAAACTACCAAAAGATATTTCACAGAAGATTGTAGATGTGTTGAATGGGTTATAACGTTTCGCAGGTTTGTGAAGTAAACATTTAACAATTAAAATATATGAAGAATAACAGAACATTCAAATCACTACCAACTTACGGAGAAATCGAAAGTGGTTTATTTCACAAACCTGCTGTTAGCGGAGAGTTACCGACATCGCAGATAAGTGAAAAAGAACATAAAAAGTTAATGAAAGCACTATACCCAAAGGATAGAAGTAAAAAGTTTAGGCGGTAATTTCTGCTAACGGTTGGGTGTATATGTAGTTTTTTATTTGGAAATACCAAAACTTATTCGTACCTTTGTAAAAAAATTACTTATACACCTTGTTATAAGTGAGTATTATTTTTGTTTTACCTATTAAAAAAATATAAATTATGGAAAAATTAGAACAATTAAAGAAAGAAATGTTGGATGCGAGAGAATCATATGAAACATTCAAAACAAACAATTCAAGAGAATTAACAGAAGACGAAAAACGTAACGAACCACAACATCCAACATTTGGAATGGGTGTCGAGCAATCTGAAATGAGAATATTTGAACTTACAAAAGAACATATTGATGAAATGAGAAAACTTGAACAGAATATGCGAGACACACATTCTGCTTATGTGAAAGAATATATGGACTCAAAACAAAAATAATATTACTTATAACGGTCGCAAATATATTGTCGTTTTAATGTAATATATTTGCTGTTATAAGTATGTAATTTAAAATTTATACCTATGAAAAAAACGAAAAGAAAAATACATATTGGAAATGACCTATGGTTTTATTGGGTTGGTTCTGGTAGATGGGGTGAGGTAACTCATGTAACAATATGCTCACCAGATGAACAATATTATAAAATAGATGCAAGTGATGTCGCAAGTAGTGAAATGTATGTTGGTGCTGAAGGGTCATTTCCAACACAAATATTACCATCAAAAGTTAAAGAGTATATTGAAAATAAAATAATAAATAAATTTTAAATTATTACTCATAACGGTTGGGTATATGTGAAGTACCTAACAACAAACTTAAAATTTAGTAAAAACTTTATAAGGTATTTCACATATACCTTGTTATAAAATCGTAAAATTATGTGGATAAGAACAGCAAACGGAATAGTATTTATTGAAGTAAAACAGACAATTCAAGGGTTTTGGATACCTAAATAATTTTATTAATTATAACGGTTGAGAATATGTGTTCGTTTTAATGGCACATATTCTTTGTTATATTTAGTATCAAAAATTTTATACAAATGAAAAATATGAATTTACCAGAAAAGATTAAACTGAATGGTTATGGAGAAATGATTGAATTTTCTTTGACCGACAAACGAGAAA